AGTTAGTTTTACTACACGATATACAAGGTTCTGGATGGATTTTATACATTGATAACGGTATATTTGATACCCAACTTTCCCTACTCCTTACTTTTACTACTTCATATTGTGTTTTGACTTCTTTATCATCTGTGTATAGTTGCCAGAAATCGCAAGGAGTATCTACCTGTAAGTCAGAACAAAAATCACCCCACACATTTTTCAACGCACACACAAAATATATTTTAGTTTTATCTGTACTCAACTTAACCTCCGAAGGGCAATAGCATTTACACAAAGGTCTATCTACAATTGTATCAATAGGAATAGATTCTACAGGATTCCTGGACATACAGATTCTACCCTCTTTTTCACTTGCCCATTTGTATTTAGCAACTGTTTCATCTAATGTTTCTCTTGTGTATTTTCCACCTCTCACCTTATACCATTCTAATCCGCCTCCATAACAATCATTCTCTCGTCTCTCATATAAAAATCTTTCTGTGATATGATTTTCTATCAAAAGATTATCTCCATCATTTTCCCAATCATCAAGAATAAATCTATTATATTCACCTGATTTGATTGTATTGTTATATCTTATAAAAGAATGATTTTCATTTACTTTGTATAACCCAATTAGTTTACGTGGTTTATGTTTAATTGTATTTGAACCCCCACGACTTCGCAGATGTTCGTTAAATCTTCTAAATAGCCTTGTTGTTTCACCAACATATAGATAATCATCTTCACACTCAAGAACATATACCCAATGGACCATTAAATACTATATAATGCTTTATATTTAAACTCTAAAAAGTGCCGGTTTGAAATGCCCATCGGTCTAAGTACCCCTCCTTTCAGTCGGTCTGCTTAATTCCAGTACTTCTAGCTACCGTGTACCAAATTTGCGTACTCCGTTTCACTGCGTACTTAAATTCGGTTTAACATGGTAGGGATGACAAGAGTTAAGGAAGTCGAGGTCCACGCAATAGAATCCGATGCCAATTTCGCCAAAAACGAGGGCAAGTTCTTTGAAGTACAGAAGGATATGACTATTTACGATACCGACGTCGATGTCTACGCTATCGCCCATCCCGATGATGTCAAAGAGGGTAAGCCCAAGCGTAAACTGCTAGCCAAGTTCCGCAAGGGCGCCTTCACGGCCGAACAGGTTCAGGTGGGCTGGGATGCATTCCGTCTTCTGGCAATTCCAAGTCGCAACCGCGGTGCGGCCGCTGGTCCGATCGATCTCAAGGGCACCTACTGGTCGCGTCGCAAGCCCGTAGAGGTGACCGGCTGGTCCACGCGTTACATGCAGGACGGTAAGGTCAGCAAGATGCGCGTCAACAACGTGGTGGCCAGCGGTGTCATCGGCAACTATGAGAAGACACCCTTTCTGGGTCAGCCCTGTCGCATGACGGGCTACACCCGCCGCGGGCTCAAACAGTATCTCCATGGTATTCCCTATATAGAGGCCATCGATCGCGTATTCAAATCGCTGGTACCCGAGGCCTGGCGCAAACAGCACGACGCAGTCTCCAAGAAAGCCATGTACCAGATTGCGGACACCGCATTCAGCACTCTGACGGTGAATATGAACTTTCGTACGGCCCTACATAAGGACGCCGGTGATTTCAAGGACGGTTTCGGTAATCTATCGGTGATTGAATGGGGACGCTATCATGGCGGAGAGACCTTGTTTCCCCAGTACGGAGTGGGCTTCAATCTCCGCACGGGCGACTTTGTGGCCATGGATGTCCATCAATGGCATTCGAACGCGCCCATTATGGAGACGACGGAGGATGCGGCCTTCAATCGGACACTGCCCGATATCCGTACCCGTGATGCAGAGACGGGCGTGGTCGGCAGCCAGGAGCGCTACCAGCGCATCAGCTTTGTCTGCTATTTCCGTGAGAAGCTGGCGGAGTGTATTGAGAAAGACACGCGGGACTATTATCGCAAGATCGATTTTGATCTCAGGAAGGAGACGGTCAAGGCGCGCAGGGCATCGCTTCCCATTCTGCCCATTCCAGAGGTCACGGGCAGTCTGGAGGATGCTCAGAACGCCATGGCTAAGAAGGGCCCATGTCAACGCGAAACGCGCAAGAAACGGCGGAGCAAGACGGAGAGGCAGCCCCGCCGCAAACATTTCTTATAGAGAAGAAAGGTAGATGTTACTGTTAGTCCTAGCCATTGTTGCATGGATATTCTACGAACTCTATGGTCGCCGTACTCTAGAATGGCTCAGCACCTACACCACCTATATACGGATTGCCGGCGGTATCATCGTAATACTCTATCTCTGGTGGCAGTTCCATACGAAACCCGAAGAGCTCAAGGACACATTCGATCTGGCCAAACAGCTGCTTACCGGTTCTGGTGCAAGCGCGGCGGCGGCGGCGGGAACCAGAGAAAAACGGAACGTCACCGGCCTGATGAAGAAGAAGGTCGCGGCCAGCCAATCATGGAAATGCGGCCACTGTAAGTCCACACTGGATGAAACCTACGAGGTCGATCATATTCTCGCTCTCTACAAGGGCGGATCCAATGATGAGGCGAATCTGGTCGCCCTCTGTCCTCACTGCCACCGCAAGAAAACAGTGGAAGAACGCCTAGCATAAGTTTTGCTCTGTCCAGAGTAAGGTATGTCAGGATTTGGAGGTGCCGTTGTTGCGACCACCCCCTCAGACTCAGGTCTCTTTGGTAAACTAAGTGAGCGCTTTGAGGGAGCCGCCACCATGGCCGGCCCCGCCATCTATGCCATCTGGGTGATCGTCATCGGCCTGGTCATCGCCCTAGTACTATTGATTATCGACTATTTCTACCCCTTTTTACCCTTTAATCCTGTGGGAGGGCCCTCTTCACTGGCCCGTGCCAGCAAGACCTTTTGGAAATCCGTGCAGTCTGACACGGAGAATCTGGTAGTCCCGGCCACTGACTCACCAACCGTCGATTCTGGAAGTTACACGGTCTCTGTGCAACTGGCCATCGCCGACAGTCGTGTCCTCTCAGACGGCAAGTACCGCCACATTCTCCATCGTGGATCCAATCCCGTCGGCCTGACAGTGACTACCGCGGGTCCCACCGGCCACTCTAATATCCAGCCGTCCGATCTGCCACAGCCAGGTGAACCTACCTACAATGCGCTCGGTCTCCCTCAGGTCATGAATCCAGGTGTCTTTTTGGACAAGTACAAGAACGACATTCACATCTTCATTCATACGCAGGGTAAGGAGGACGGTATGCAGGTCATGTGGCTCGAGTCTCTGACCATAGAGGATCTTCCCATGGCGAGTCCGCTGACACTGGGTATTGTCTGTACTGGTACGGCGCTAGAAGTCTACGTCAATTGTCGCCTCTATAGCACAATTATGCTACGCGGAACTCCCTATCTGGCCAAGGCGGATAATCAATGGTTCGGCCGGTATGGTGCCTTCCCTTTCACGGGTATCGTAAAGAATCTTACACTCTGGTCATCTCCTCTGGGCTCGAGCGACTATGTCCTCATGTGTCGGCAGGGGGGCGCCAGTATCGGTGATCTACCTGAGAGCTGCCCGACGAAAAGTTAGCCAGTAACGGTAGGGAATGTCAGAGAAGGTGAAGGGATTTCTACTGGGAGCCGTCTCAGAATCAGTCGGCGTACTGGGGAACGCAGGGTCCAGCACCTGGCTCATGCCCGCCATCGGCATAATCGTCACCATCATCTTCATCGTGATCATCGTCTTCGTGGTATTGCAGTACAAGACCACAGCGCCGAAATCCTCACTCAAAGGACCAGTTGATCTATGGGATCCCAAACCCGTGGTCTTGGTCAGCCGCACCGACACAAACAAATACATGAAGGGCAACTGGACACTGTCCTTCTATCTGCGTATTGATGCCGTACCCGATATGCGCTCGGCAGTCCCCTTCTTGATTTGGCCAGGATCATGGACATTGAGCTATAATCCAGCGCAGGAGAACATGGTATGGACACTGTATGCCACACCCGATGGAAATTTGGAGCAGGAAATGCAGACGTTGACCATTCCGTCTGTCCCTATGCAGAAATGGACGCAGGTGATGTTAGCGCAGGAGGGGCGTACCATGGATATGTATGTCAATGGCAGGCTCATCAAGACGGATCAGCTCACGAACCTGCCCAAGAATACATCTGGTTCAATCACCATAAGCCCCACATCCCTAATGGGTGAGGTGGCCTTTGTGCAGATGTGGTCACGGCGACTCACGGGTGGAGAGATCAGCAGTAACTATGCAGACAGTTCCGACTCACAGGGTCGCCCTTTGCTAGGCCCGGCATTATTCCAAGCATTCAAGGGACTCTCTCTTCCAAACATATTCTGCCCAGGAGGAGATTGTACGGGTAAAAGTCCTTCGGCGCAGCCCTCACAGATATGGGAGTTTCCATACGCCTGAAATCAAAACTCGCAGTCTGACTTAGAAGATGGATCAGGCCGCCGAGTATATTACGCAAAACAAGGGGATAATCGGTACACTGGCATTTCTGTTAGTAATCCTGGCCATCTTGTATACTGTCTATCAGTATCTCTACCCTGCGGATGATCCGACCTACACGCCCTTTCTCAAGGGCGAGGCCGATGCCCGCAAACCCGTACCTATAAAGGGAAAGGTGCCGGCGATCTTTACTGGCGGCGATTTCACCTTGAGTTTCTGGATCTACATAGATGACTTCAACTATCGCGCCGGCAGCTACAAACATCTCTTCAGTATTCAGCCAAAGACATTGGCACCCACGGCCATCTGTCCTATCGTTGGTGTTCTGACACCGCTCAAGAATGGTCTACTGATTCGCACCAACAGCAGGTCGACGACGGATGCACCCCCTCCCGGGACGGTATCGGCACCCAGCACGTCGTCAGGTGCCCCTGACATCACTGTCTGGCAGAATCTCCAACAACTGCTGACCAACCAGACCTCTATGTCTATGTTTTCGAGTCCCGTAGAGCAGCCCTGTGATATTAAGGATGTCCCTCTCCAGCGCTGGTGCAACGTGACCATTGTCAGCAGCGGACGCGTTCTAGATATATATATGGATGGTAAGTTGGCACGCAGCTGTGTTCTGGATAACATGGTGAACGTACCCTCTCAGGAACTTGAGATGCGATTCTGCGAGTCCGGTGGATTCGGCGGTCGTGTCAGCTCTGTACAGATGTGGAGTGCACAGGTCACTCCCGATCTCGTCTATGGAATCTATCAGATGGGACCGACGCAGGCGAGTCATAATATCTTTACCGATGTGGCCAAGTATCTGAATTTGAACGTGAGCTTTACGGGCTCATCGCCCGGTCAACCCGTCGCACCACAGGCGCCGACCAATCCGTTTGACTCGATTGAATCGAATGCGCAGGCACTGACACAGCGATATTAGTTGAACAGACTAGATCCTAGATGATGTTTCTATCTCAATACTCTTTGAGCTAGCAATATTATGCACAACTATTTTGGCGTCAAACCTTAGAGAATGGATACGATTAAGATGGTCTATAGCTGGATCGGCGGTACATCGGCCCTCGCACAGCTGATTCAGGTCGTGCTACTGGCCGTCATCTCCTATACGGTGCTAATGATCGGCAACGGTGTCATGAATGCGGTGACAGTCTATGCCCAAGCCACAACACCGCTGCTTCCAATATTGTATGACAGCACCATACCCCAGATGATCCCGCAGGATCCAAATCAGAAGGGTGCAATCACCATTTATCCCTCGGTAAACGCACCGACGGGTCTCGAGTTCTCCTACAGCTGTTTCCTTCTCATTGATAAGTCGACCTTTCAAACCGGTACCACCGGTCTGAAACACATTTTCCACAAGGGCAGTTCGGTCTACAAGCCGCTCATGGCCCCTGGTGTCTTTGTTCGCAGTAATGACAATGTACTTGTGGTCTACATGAATGAGGCAGAGAAATGGAATAGCTATTGTGAGATACCGAATCTGCCGATTGGCAAGTTCTTCCATTTGGCCATCATAGTGCGTAACATGGCGGTGGACATCTATATCAATGGTAATATCACACACCGTATGAAGCTGGACTCTGTGCCTCGCCAGAACTTTGGCAATGTCTACACCTTCAAGAATGAGTCGTTCAGCGATAAGGTCTCTTCTCCGGATGACCCTTTTATAGTATTGGGAGCAGCCTCGGGCAAGATCAGTACACTGAGCTACGCGGGCTATGCTCTGAACTATGAACAGATCGATCAGATGGTTAGAGCGGGGCCATCCACTAAGAGTGCGGCTGCCTCGCAGAATCTCCCGCCCTACCTGGCGGATAACTGGTGGGTGACCTACTACAAGGCTTAGAAGGCGCGGCAAAGCAGCACGGGCGGATATCACGAGCACTGAGTAGGGGATGCCAGGCGGTGGAAACATTGTACTGATATCAGTGGGAGCACAGAATCAAATATTTAATGGAAATCCTGATGAGACCTATTTCTACAAGGTCTTCAAGCGGCACACCCATTTTGCACAAGAGAATATCACCATCCCCATGGATGGTGCAAATGAACTATCCTTCGACAGTCAGCCCCGTCTGCGCGCAAAGATCCCACGCCACGCCGATCTTATGACGGATCTGACCTTCGTGTTTGACCTACCAGATATCTACAGCAAGTTCTATGAATCGGCCGGTAGGACACCGGCTTTCCGCTGGATTCACCAGATCGGTGCACACATGATCCAGAATGTGGCCATCTTTGTTGGCGGGTCGAAGGTGCAGGAGTTCCCTGGAGAGTGGTTGGCCGTACGTGCCACCGCTGATCTACCCGTCGACAAGTTTCTGAAATGGCGATCTATGGTGGGCGATGTACCGGAACTCCACACACCCGAATGGGGGCTCTACGGTAAGTCGCCCAACTATCCCTATGCGCGCGGCGAGTATCCGTCGGCCATACAGGATCCCAGTGGCTATAACCAGGCGCCGAGCATCTATGGACGCCAAATCCGTGTACCGCTACCGTTCTGGTTTGCGGAATCCTCGGGTCGTGCCCTACCACTGGTGGCACTCCAACTCCATGAGGTCGAGGTGCAGATCACCCTCCGCACTCTCCGCGAACTCTATCGCGTAGTGGAGGATGCATATGATACCGAGCCCTGTACGCCGAATAGACACATTGTACCTGATCTGCGCTATCCCACGCGCTTTGATCCCACACTTCCTACACCGCCCTATGAGAATCTGACACTCCAGAATGCCTACGCGAGTTGGGATGATCCCCTGAGTCTCTTGCGAAACTACTTTACACCGGCGGGGGGCACTGTACCCAATCAGGACTCATTCGCTCTGAATGCACATCTCGAGGGAACCTACATATACGTTACTGAAAAAGAGCAGGTCATGTTCGCGGAGCGGGCTCTGAACTTCCTGGTACACCAGGTACAGACATATAACTACTACTCTGTTCTAACACGTCAGCGCTTCGATCTCGAACTCCACGGACTCTTGACACGGATTATCTTCTTCGGTCGGCGGTCGGATGCCATCGAGAGTCGAAATGACTATATGAATCTCAGTAACTGGAAGAGTCTGGCGCAGGCGCCCTATGTACCGTTGCAGAGCTCGGTTGTGCAGCCGAATTCGGGACTGGCGATTCCCTATTATGCGGGGCGCGATGTGCTGGCCAGTGCGCGTCTACTCTTGGCCGGTAATGAACTCTATGAGGAAAAACCGGCGCAGTACTTTGAGCTCCAGACAGCTTATACGAACGCGCTGGGTGGCGGTGCGGCGGGTCTCCATCCTGGTGCGCTCAAACCCGATGATGTGATGGGGCCTCTCTATCAGTTCCCTTTTGCGCTGAATATGAGCGATCGTGTTCAGCCCTCTGGCTCTCTCAATGCCAGTCGGTTACGTGAGATACAGTTGGAAGTGAATCCAACACCGATTGATCCGAATGGATTCTATTCCTATGATTTCACGGTCTACGTGGAGACCATGAACATGCTCAAGATTCAGAACGGCATGGGTGGACTGGGCTGGGCGATCTGATAATGGCACACAACAGTACCGTGTACCAAATTTGCGTACTCCGTTTCACTGCGTACTTAAATTCGGTTTAACACGGTAAAGGCACATGCAATATCATCCCGAACGATATTACAAGGGTCTCAGTCGGCGCCAGAAAACACGCCGCGCCCGTGAGATTGCCAAATTCGGCGCTCTCTCATGGAAAGATCCGAAGGCATATGTTGGATTCAAAACGAATGTTGGTGTAGGCACACGGAAATCGAGCTATACAACTGCCTGGAAGCAGCTCTTTCCTGAGGCGAACTCGCTGGAAGAGAAAGCCCGCGTAACTGGCGTACCGCTGACCTACATCAAAGCCTCTTATAATAGGGGTATGGCTGCGTGGCGAACAGGACACCGACCCGGCGCCACCCAACAGCAATGGGGCTACGCCCGTGTGCATTCGTTCTTGTTGGGAGGTAAGACCTATCATACGACGGATGCGGATCTGGTACGGGCGGCGAAGCGGCGGTCCAAGGGGGCACGGGCCTGGTGGTCTAAGCATGGAACTGCCTAATGGAATCCAGAATGACTACAAGACCGATGATCTCCTACTGTTCGCCATTGATGAATAGACACTGGCAGCTAGAACAAACACTAGCTGCCAATCTCCAATGTGTGGCTGCCTTCAAGGGGCGGGTGGAATGGGTCATTACGAATATTCGCCGGCAGGATGATCTCAGTGGAGCCGATTGGGTCGCCAGTGACGCACTCATTCGACGCGAGGGGGCGGACCTCATTGAGCGCGGTTGGCTCCGCTACCACAGGACAGAACTGTCTGAATGGAATCCTTCTGCCGGCAAGAATCTGGGGAAGTATTACGCCACCGGCGAATTCTTGATCAATATGGATATTGATAACAGAATCTCCATTCCTGACACATGCCGCCTTCTCAAGTTAGATTTGGGGGCCACGATATATCATGGATTCAATGGTATCTGGGGATCAGGTACCAGCGGTATGGTGGGTGTACCTCGTGCGGTATTCTACGCGATAGGCGGATATAATGAGGAGCTCGTCGGTTACGGATTTGATGATATAGATTTCCTCATGCGGGCGCAGCGGTTCTCGGGTATGCAGGTCACCCAGTTCTGCACACGCACGACTATTCCTAACTCGGCACGCGAACGTACGGAGAATATTCTGTCGACGAATGTTAGTCTCGAAGAGCAGTCTGCTAGCAACAAGGCCGCATCCTTGGCGCGGATACAGCGCGGTCAACTCATCTGTAAGAATCGCATAACGGGCTCATGTAAGGTGTTGGATGCGGTCGGTAGAACTGTTGCATTGCAGAAAGATTAGTATGAGTAGTGAGGCGAAGGCGATACTCTGTATGCCGCTGCTGTAGATTATCGGAAAATCGTCGATGATGAGCCCGTAGGCCACCCATGTTAGTACTATTAATAGGGAAAAGCAGACGAAGGGGATGGATATTTCCTGGTGATCGCCGGCCTTGTAGACCAGCCAGGTTTGATGGAAAATGGTGGCGGCGGCGATGGTGGTGAGGATTAGAATCATTTTGGAAAAGAAGATGCGCGCTGTCATTACTTTATGTGCATAAAGTAAGGGATGTCAAGGAGTAGAACGACGAGGTCAAGGAGTGGAACGACGAGGTCAAGGAGTAGAACGACGAGGTCAAGGAGTAGAGCAGGCAAGGACCAGGAAAAGGAAGAACTATTACTCCAAACATTCTGGACGGGTAAGCCTCTCTCACGCCTCGAACGCGCGGCACTCCAGTCCTACGTCAACCAGGGTTATACAGTCCACATCTACACCTATAATCCAATGACCGCGTTCATGAAAAACGTACCGCCGTCGAAGAAGATACGTGTTCACGATGCCCGTGAAATTTTGCCGGAATCCGAACTCTTCCAGTACTCTGGCAGGGCCGCCGTAGGCAAGCGCGACGATGCCTTCAGTTACCTGCCCTTCTCCGACCTCTTCCGTTTTACGATGTTAGCAAAGAATGGCGGAGCCTGGATAGACCTTGATATCTTCCTGACCCGTCCGATCCCCGCCACTATTCTCAAGCAGCCCTATGTATTCAGTAGCGAACGTACCATCCAGAAGGGCGCCTATCGTCAGGCCGAGCCCGAAATCGTAGACATGGGCTTCATCAAGGTACCGGGCCCAAACTCGCCCCTCATGGAGTGGATTCTCAACAAGCTCAATGGCACCAAGCTGACCGACCTCAAGACCCCCTTTGATTACATGAATCTCTATCGTAAGGGAATCACAGCCTGCGGTCTGGAGAGCCACGTGCTACCCGCCCGCGCCTTTTTACCACTGAACTGGTGGGACGTCAAGGAGAGTTTCGGTGCGGGCACGGGAGCAGCGACGGTCTGCCTGAATCCCAAGTACGGTGTGCCGGCCTTCTGTACGGCGGAACTCAAGCGGCGCGATGTCTATGGAGTGCACTGGTTCCGTGCTATTCTGCGCAAGAAGAATCTTCCCTATGAACGTGCGGAGAACCGCGAGGTGACGGATAATCTCTACGAAGCCATGATCACGAAGATCGAAGATGATGCGGGACTGGCGAAGAATTCGCTCTAATCCGAGCCCTAATTTTGCCACTAGACGGTAGAGAATGCTAAATGGTCGTGTAAATCTCACGACGATGCGCCCGTCCATTTCGGGCTCAGCGGATGCCCTACCCGGCTTCGGTCACCGTACTGAAGTCGCACCGACCGAGGCAGCGGATCAGATTCGCGGTAATATGGCCAGCTCTGCGCTCAATACGGCCTACTTCAGCCCTGCGAATATCCAGATTATTCAGAACAAGATACGCCGCGAGGTCTATGATCGTTCCAAGGGTGAATATCTCATTGATCCGCAGTCTGTGGATGAGCTGCTCATCGTTATGCGCGCCCAATACTTCCAGTATGGTCGGAATCTGGATAATAATATTCCTGAGCAGATTGCCGCACTGAACTCTCTGGTGGCCGACTGGGCGGTACCGAAGATCTTGGCAGAGTGTTCGATGCACAGCTATTATCTGCGCGACATCCAGTCGCTGCCGGTACCACTCATGCATCCAGTGATGATGACAACGGTTGGCTCCAAGTCACAGTCGCTGGACCGATTCTTTTAATAGCAGATGATAGAGAATGAATGCTGGCGGTGTCTCGGTGGTTCAAGAAGTGGAGGTCGAAGTGCGTCGTGGTTTCACTGTTACAACCAAGGAGGCAGTTCGTGAACAGGCACACCTTATCATAGGGCAGGTGGGAGCACTGCCTCTGCCTGTTGGATCGACCGCAGGCAGCCCGATAGAGTTCAAGATCACGGAAACGCGCTCACGATTCGTGCTGACGGCGAAGGGCTCGGACTATTATGTTAGCAACTTCTTACAGATGGCGGAGGCGGCGGGCTGGCGTCCGAAGGGGCCCTTTAGTATCAGTGAAGTGGTACAGGTCCGGCCTCTCTTTCAGCAGTCCTACGCGGCACCCGGCGCCCTCCGCTACCAAGACTACAACTATACCCCAGCAATAGAAAGTGGAGGGAGGGGGAGGAATATGTTTGCCCGGCACAGTAGCAGAGCAACCCGTAGGCTGTCGAACGCACCCAGGGTTGGGTCCGTGACCGCCTTTAGTAGAGTGTTGGGTAACGGTAGGCGTGGATCACTTATGGGAGCTATTGGCGCCTACGCGAAGCCCTATGGATCGAATGCTGCTAGGGCAGCGGCAGAACAGTTGCATCGGAACGCAGTGGCGAACGCAGTGGCGAACGCAGTGGCGAACTTATAGTACCGGTACGGTAAAATTATCCATCTTCTATTCTCTTAACCCTGAGTAGAGAAGATGGCTGCTACTGCTCCTGCTGCTGCAGATCCCAATCAGAAGGTGAAGGAAGCAATAACGCAAGCGGCAGTAGCTGTTACCAAATTATCGAATACCGTCAATGGGCTTAATCCTGATGCCGGGCTGTCGGTAGTCACAACACAAGGAACAGCGGTTTGTCCTCAAGCTGCTCAAACAGAGCAAAGTCCTACTTCTGTGATAGTACTGAACTCACCATTTTATGATATACTGAATACGGTTCGAGAGGCTGTTAAAAAATGGGACCCACCTAAAAATAATCGCACCGAGGCAGGCCTGACACAAGCTATTAAGGACGCCGTAAAGGATTCGAATCTTAAGAATCCAATAGCACGGTTATTGGGTGAGATTATAACTTCTGCTATACTTAATGCTCCAAATCTTGGAAATATTAGACGAACATTTGATGACAGATTTATAGAACTAACTAAAGCGTTATATTATACTTCTCCTGACCAGTCCATCGTTACAATTGAACTGGAAAACAAAAATGGTAAAATGGATAATGTCCCTACTGCTGTCGCGCTCTACGGTGAGTTCACACGTCCCTTTGGCATCGACGAGGTGACTGGTATCATTAAAGATACGCAGAAGGGAAAGCTGCTGGAACTCTTCAATGATCGTAAAGTTACCCTCTCTGCTGTTCAAACTACCATAAACACTGCTAAAGAGTCTAACATCACGAAAGCATATCTTGCAATGATTACGAAGATCTACGATCTGCTCAGTACAATCGGCAATGCTATTGATTCTATTTCATACTTTTCTGTTAAACCTACAACATTAACCGGTAACGTTTACCGAAAGCTTGTCGAAGACGTACAGAAACACTTTGCATCGGCTCTCCCCTTGGCGATTGAAACCGACCGGCTCTACAGAGAATCGCGCGCGACTGGTAAAGTAGTCGAATACAAAGACTGGGAAGCAGCTCTCTTCACTCTGAATAGGAATTCAGCATCACTTGATGGTACAAAATCCCTTACGGATAATACCCTGGATTACATTGTCGCAGAGTTGGCTGCACTTCCGATCAAAACTGACGATAAGGATAATATCCGCACCCTCGCTGCTAATGCAAAGGCAAATAAAAATGAGGCTAATATCACTGCTCTGAAGAACTATATTGACAGTCTGATAGCGCGCATCAAGACCCGTCTTGAAGGCAGAGCCGCGAACACGGCTCGTCTTGGTACATCCACGTACGCAGTAGTCAAGAATATGCCGTTTGATACTGAATCAAAACGCACGGCCAAGATCAACGCTCTGCTATCCATAGACTACGATACACTGCAGGGTCCCGAGAAAGGCGAGCTAGTTAATAGCGTAAAGGAAATTCTGAATAAAGTTTTCACTGATATTTTGATGGATACTAGTAGTGCGAACATAGATGCTGCGATAAAAGAGCTCAACACGCTTAATACTAGTATAGTTCGAGATAAAGCTGATGGAAATTATCTGAATGACGTACTTCTTAACTCACAAACAAATGTACGCAGACTCAACCTGCGCCTCACTATAGCTAAAGATACGGACCCCATCGCAGCTGGTATTTCAGCTGCCAAGCTACCAACAACAACAGCTGCACCTGGTAACCCGCTTGACAACACCGATGCCGATATGGTCCGAGCCCTTGCTATTAAAGAGATGTCAGATGCTGCTGCGATGGTCGTCAATACGGAAACTGAGCGTACGGACAAGCTAGCTGCTCTTAACAATATTGTGCCGAATAATCTGCCTGCGAAGTGGAAAGGCCGGCTTACGGAAATTATCGCAGCTCTTAATGCTCTTATAGCCGCTGAGCCCATGCCTAAAGGCAATCCGGCTGAGCGTAAGGACAAGCTAGCTGCTCTTAATGCGATTAAGAAATCTGATAAAGTTACCAAAACATATATTGACGCGCAAATTGCGCTGTTAAGCTCTGCGGTTTCAACTAATGTTGGTAATGCAACACAAGCATTAACAGATCTCAGTGCCGCTCTCATTCTACCTGAAACTACTTCGGCTGAGCGTAAGGACAAGCTAGCTGCTCTTAACAATATTGTGCCGAATAATCTGCTTGATGAGGCTGACAAAGTCAGACTTACGGGCGCTATCGCGGATGTACGTGCAGCTGAAAAGGCAGCTCTCGACGCCGCTATCGTTCTACCTGTAAACAATTCGGCTGAGTGTACGGCCAAGCTAACTGCTCTTGGCGCGATTGTGCTGGATAATCTGCCTGATAATGACAAAGGCAGACTTACGGAAGCTTTCACGGTTGAGCGAAACCGTGAAACAATCCTAAATGCACTGGCGACATTTGGGGGCGCTGTCAATGAAGGGAGAAAGAATGATATTGCAATTAAACTAGCGCGCTTTAAAAATGAGGAAATACAGACCTTAGCCACCGCCCAAACAGATAACTCCGTCTCCTGGGGAGAACTAGTTGCTCTCACTACTGCAGATGCCCCGAATGATGCTAACATCATCAACAAGCTTCTAGTGTTTGCACCAATATCAGATGACATGGTTGGAGGCGGCTTCCGTCGTACCGTCCGCCGCCCTCTTCAAAAGCATCGCGACAAGAGTCGCCGAGTTAAGACAGTGAAGACAGTGAAGGCATAGATAACTTCGTTTCACTCTGCACTTAACATTGCCACTAGCCGGTAGATGTTGCTACACCTCTATACCTGGTTGCGCCTCGCCATCCATGTACTGAGCCTCTATCTATGGTACGGCAAGGCCACCCCCTTTTACACCAAGGCCTTACAGAAACTCCGTGATACTAACATCCTCTTCACTAAAATCTTCCAATCACTCGCGAACACGAAATCGCTCGAACTCGACCCCCACCTCCGGCCCCATCTTCAGAAGTATACGACCAACACGAGCTACACGGAAAACGAAATCAACTACGAAACCCTCCACCAGATTGAACGCGAATACGGAGTCCAGATTGACCGCAATGTAATCAACAGCGGCATGATTGCCCTCGTATTCAAGGGGACCGATTCTTCCGGTAACCCTATCATCGTCAAGCTCAAACGCAACAACATAGTCGCAATACTCCGCAACGGCTGCGCATCCGTACTAGCCTTTTACAAGATTGTCTCCTACTTTTATCCCCGCAACATCTATGTCCGCATTCTCCGTCCATTCATCGAAAACATCGACGACATTATCGAACAGTGCGATTTCAATAAGGAGATCGCTAACTTGCGTCAAGCCAAGGCCGACTTCGCCGACCTCGAGTTCGTGCAGATACCCACGGTCTACAACAAAGGATCCACCGAAATCGAATACATTCTCATGGAATGCATAGACGGTACGCACCTCCTCCCCCCCACCACCACCGAACAGCAACGCATCAACTACATGGAACAGTTCTGCATCTTCCATATCTATGCGCTCCTCTCTAATGCCATCCAACACACGGACCTGCACAGCGGCAACATCATGTTTACCAAGACAGGGATCGCCATAATTGACTATGGTATGGCGATCCAGGCCGATGACAATATGCACGAGGTCATTCTCTCTATATGTGAAATCATCCGTGATGACCCGCCCCTACACGAGATCGACTTCATTGACACATTTCAATACGTGTTCGATCCTCCACTATCCCGAGCCACTATTCCGCCAGAACTAGTACGGAAAGTGGAAGATAACATAATCTCTATCGTCTATCCTATGTTATCACAGATTGATATAGATGAATTAAATGTAACTGATAATGTATTGCAACTGTCTGCCTGTCTCAAGCGGGATCTAGTGATTAATATGGTAGTGTACAAAATACTCCTAGGGTTTTCCATGATGAGCGCAGGGGCAGTCATTCTAGGCACCAACTATCCCCGTGACATCGGTATGCAAATAGAGAGAAATGCACTGACCAAGGCCTACGAACGCCTCATTTCTTGATCGACGACTTCTTCTTGACAACAGTGGCCGCTGTCACCTGAGAACGCTCCGCTGCACGCATCGCCGCGAACCGCTCATAGCTCTCGCTGAACACAGCCAGATCTGCGAGCCAGAGATCTTCCGCTGACTTGGCTGCCAAGGCGGCCCGTAACTCACTGACACTGGCCAGCTCCGCCTCAAGTTCGAGTACCGCCTTGGCCTTCAGCCGGTCAACGCGCATCCGCAGCAGGTAGTCGAATCCTTTGAGACTGTCAGAGTCAGAGCCAGAGAGTGCCGGCAGACCAAGCGCCACGAGCCCCGCCAGCAGATCCTCATCCTCCGCATTCGCCACCACCAGTGTTCCCTCAACCACAGCCCGCACGAAGCGCCGCCGTGCATCAATCTCTAGGATCTCCGCATCCAGACGGGCCAGTTCCGACGACTTTCGCGCAACGTAACCACCCAGCCGCCGCACGTAGAAGGTCTCCAGAATCTCCCCCGCCGAGGCGAAGCGGCGGATGTGACCGTCGCAGTCAAAGGCCACCATGTTCGTCAGCCCCGTCGAGTTCACCAGACGGAATCGCTTCTCGAACTCGGCAGGGAAGGTCCGCGCCTCGTGATAGTACTCGGGATCCAGTGTGAGCGTGAAGTCGACATCCACATCACTCGACGCCGCCACGTACGACTTGAGCAGACGCGATGAGGAACCACCGTCCCCCGCCTTCGCACCGGCCCCCTCCCCAGAGACGAGCTCATCAAGGAAGGTCTTGTAGTCCTGCGTCCAGACACCGACGGGCAACTCCGTAATACGCACCCGATAGTTTTCCGCATCATAGAAGGAGTAGATACCCCGTGTCTGTACCTTGCGGGCCTCCGTGATAGTGACGGCGCCGCGGAAGCCATCCCACCAGGGAACCAGGGCCGCGCCAGTGAGGTCGCCGACGATACCCTGCAGGCGCGACCGCAGTGCAGCCACGAGTGCCGTGGGCGAATAGGGCAGAACCTCGGTAGAGAAGCCCGTACCGATGCCGATGGCACCATTGACCAGTAGCATGGGAAGGACCGGCATGTAGTACTCGGGCTCAACAGTGGCACCGTCATCCTCTGTCCAGGTCAGACCAGGGTCATCGGCCTTCGAGATCAGTGTGGACTGAATGGGAGAGAGCGCCGTGAAGATATACCTGGGCGCGGCCGAGTCGGAACCGCCGTGCAGCCGCGTACCAAACTGGCCGTTGGGCATCAGGAGATTGATGTTATTCGAGCCAACGAAGCTCTGCGCCATGCCGACGATGGCTGCTGTCAGAGAGACCTCCCCGTGATGGTAGGCGGCATTCTCGGAGACGTAGCCGGCCAGCTGTGCGACCTTGATCTCCGAGACGAGGTTACGCTTGCGGGCGGCCCAGATGATTTTGCGCTGACTGGGTTTGAGTCCGTCCATAACATGGGGCAGAGAGCGCATGTTGTCGGCGTTGGAGAAGTGGATCAGTTCATCATTCACGAAGCGCGTGTAAGTCACGTCGGCGCCACCGGCGGGCACCTCGAGAACACGGTCGCGATCGTAGGTGGCCAGCCAGGTCTTGCGATCGTCGGCCCGTTTCTTGTTGAAACCGAGATCAATGGAGTTGTCGGAACCCTCATCCCACTGGAAGCGTACCGTGTTCATGGAGGTGAAGTATTCACGGCCTTCAGCGGCTGTGGACGTCCCTAGTCCCTTATAGTACTTGATGGACCAGCCTTTTGGACTGCCGCTGCTAGCTCCAAGCCATTTCTCATACTCACTCGCATTATAGAAGGAGATCTGTTCCTTCCCCCGCGAGGCCTTCAACAGCGGCGTGAGCAGCGAACAGACATAGCCCAATCGCAGCAGTTCCGGCCACTCTGTATGAAAGAGATTGATGATCAAGCCCTTGATGTGCGAACCGTCCACATCCTGATCCGTCATAATCATGACTCTCCCATAGCGCAGCCCCTTGAGATCCTTGTACCGCTTCCCATGTTCCAGCCCCAAGATCCGTTTGATCCGCGTGAGCTCATCATTCGCGGTCTTCTTCGCGATCGAGGCATCCTTAACATTCAAGATCTTCCCCTTGAGCGGAAAGACACCATACCGCTCCCGTCCAATGACCTTGAGCCCGCCAATGGCCAGCGAAGCGGCGGAATCTCCCTCTGTCAGAATCAGCGTACACTCCGTACCCTTGGCCGTCCCCGCCCAGCTCGCATCCTCCAGCTTCGGAATGCCCCGCAGCGTCACGAGGCGCTTGCCATCCGACTTCTTTGCCTCCCGCGATAGACGGGCATCCAGAATGGCCTGCGCCTCTTCCAAGAGTCCACCCTCCTTGGCAAGCTTCACGACGAACGCGTCAGAAATCTTAAAGACCGATCCGAACTTGGCCACCGGCGTGGTCAGTGTCTCCTTGGTCTGCGAATCGAAGGACGGATTTACTATGGTGGCGTTTACGAAGAAGGTCACCGCATCCTTGAGCTGCGCGGGTTTGAGGTCGAGCTTCTTGCCCGGTCCCTCGCAGAAGGTGGTCAGTACGGCGCGGGCCACGGCATCCACGTGTTTGCCTCCGCGGCGCGTGAAGATGCCGTTGACGAAGGAGATGTGTCGGTCATCGGGTACACCACCAACCGAAGTGTCAGAGTGCAGATGCCGTGTCAGAACCGCTGCGATCTCCCACCGTGGTCCCGCTCTCTCGTAGAAGACGGGCGCACCGCTCTCGGCGAATAGACGGACATACTGTTCGAAAGAGGTGACGGGTACGGGCGCGGCCGTGGCCCCTGTGTCGAGTGAGTCGGCCAGGAAGACATGGCAGCCGTGGGCGGCTGCGAGGGCGGCAGCATCAACCACTCGCGTACGAAGAACATCCAGCATGTCGGTGGGAATGGTGGTCGTGCTTGCAGAGGTGTAAAACCGCCCAATATCAGGCATACAGCGGATCTCAGTGAAGGGCTTGGTCGTTGCAGCCGCCTTCTTCATCACGGGCTTCCCAACCACGCTCATGTTATCACTGAAGGTCTGTTCAAAGAGAATGTGTCGCTCGGCATCACATGTCCTGACAGTGAACTGCCGAGAGTAGATATTAGTCAGCTTGGCGCCGTAGCCATTCTTGCCGCCCACCACCTTCTCCTCTGTCTCGTCGTAGTTGGAGGATGTGAGGAGATGACCGAAGATGAGCTCTGGCACCATGACCTTGTACTCTGGGTGTACCGTGACGGGAATGCCTTCCCCGTCATTGTAGATGTTGAAGGTGGTCGGTGTGATGGTGACGACGATGCGCGTCACCTGCCTCCCTGCTCCTGCAGTCGCTTGCCTAGTCACGTGATCCAGTGCGTTCACTACCAGCTCATCAAAGATCTTGAACAAGCCAGGATTGAAATCCACTTCCCTCCAAACCATCTGTTCTGCCTCACCGTCCCAGACCCATCGCGACTCGCGATGTGAGTCGCGTGAGCCGATATAGGTATCTGGCAGCTGCAGGATATGTTCCCGCTGCGTCAGCTTCTTATAATTTTCAGCAATAGATTTGGTAGCGGCCATCGTACTGGGGTCAAGGGGGTACCCTTAATGCCAGTCAAGTTTGGGCTGGGGCTGGAGCTGGGGCTGGAGCTAGAGACAAGACTTTAATCCTCCGCATGATGTATAACATGTCCATCGACATCTCAGGATTGCGTTCGCGCCTGGCCACCACAGATCAGAGAGCCGCAGCAAGACTGTTTCAGAACAGCCAGAAAGCCACTGTGCTGGACCATGCGATAACTATCTCGCGCAACAAGAAGGAAACAGCAACGCCCTTCGATGTAGCAGCAGCAGTGGCAGCGAAGGATGTGTCAGGACTAGAGACTCATCTGAAATCTCTAACACCGACTTCCACACGTACCGCGAAGACGGCGAAGAATCTGGCACGTCTGATCAAGGCGAAAAGCAAGGGCCTCAGTACATTTGCAGTGAATGACATATCTGGAATGCGTGCGCATTTGAAGACGTTGGAAATGGGCTTGTGTTGCGACATCCCCCCACCCCTTAATACGCCTCCCACACCTCCCGAGCCAGCAACAACGCAGCAGATAGTTCTCACTCAGGCTGATTTTACCTGCGGAATGTATACCTTCGAATGCTCTAATACACGGTACGTAATCAATGGACCCATAACCGTTACGGACCCCGCGTTCTATTTCTTCTTGGACACGGCAACCGGTGTCGTGTTCGATGGTCAGAATAATACGATAGATATCTCTGGTATATCTGGATTTCAAGGCCTGTTCGGCTGTTATTCTGACACGTCCTTATATGTTAAGAATCTGACTATTACGGCTACTAACTCCTGTCTTGGTGAAGGTCAGGGCTGGTTCTTTGGCCCCTACATAACCTATCCCGTCATTGTGAACTGCGTGAACTATGGGCCTATTACAGGAAATTATTGTGGTGGCTTCTTTGGTGAATATGCGGCCTGGACTTTTGCAATAAACTGTACGAATCGCGCAGAGGTATGCGGTCCCTATTCGGGCGGGATTTATGCTACGAATGCGGGTGCAGAAGTCTTTGCAGTAGCGATCTCATGTACAAACAAGGGTGCGATCCTCGGCGAAGGCGCCGGTGGGATTTTTGGTGATTCAGCAGGAGAGAACTACGGTGCCGCCTTTGCGATCAACTGTGTTAACCGCGGGAATATTAATGAATCTGCATGTAATGCCGGTGGAATCATCGGATCTGGTGCTGGTCTGAATAATGGCCGCGTGTTGGCTGATTCGTGTGAGAATCATGGGGATCTCTATGGGCTCTCTTCCGGCGGAATATTCGGCGCCGGCGGCGGATATGAATGCGGCCAGGCATGCGCGCTGACCTGTTCGTCTACTGGTGCTGTCGCGGTTCAGGGTGGTGGTATCTTTGGAGCGGGGGCTGGCCTGTTTGATGGTACAGCCACTGCGACCAACTGTTACTCCACGGGGGCGATTGTACCTCTCGCTGGCGGAATATTCGGCGCTGGTGCTAACTACTGGGGCAATCAGGCAATAGCCACTGGCTGCTGGAGCCGTGGAGATATAGATAGTGCGGCGGGCGGGATTTTTGGTGCCATGGCCTGTTTCACACTGGCTGTGAACTGTCACAGTCATGGCAGAATTAGTACCCTGGTCTGTGAACCTCAAGCAGGAGGTGGTGGCATCTTCGGTGCTGGTGCTAACAACGTTGAGGCCGTGGGCTGCCACAGCAAGGGTGACATCGCCGACGGCGCCGGCGGCATCTTTGGTTCTTTCGGCTGTGAACTGACGGCAGATTCCTGCTATAGTACCGGCAAGATCGGCTTGACAGATATTGTAACCCTTGACCAGTTGTTTGATTATGGATCCATCGATATTTTAACCTCTGGCGGTATTTCGGCCTCCTGTAACACTAGTCTCTATTTCACTAACTGCTATTCTACGGGGAAGATTGGAGCAGCTTCTGGTGGAATATGCGGTGGATTTACAGAATGCGGAACAATTACAAACTGTCGCAGTACGGGAGATATAAATGCGGCTGGTGGCGGTATCGTGGGAGGACTGACAGTTACTATGGCAGTCGCGAACTGCTACAGCACAGGATCAATCGGTGCCATCGCCGGTGGGATCTACGGTCTAGGAAGTTTTCCAGTAAATTCACCGAATAATAATACTGCTGTGTACTCATACAGTCGTGGGTCAATCGGTGCCCATGCCGGTGGGATCTTCGGTGCCGGTACTGAATGTGTGACAGCGAATAACTGTTACTCTACTGGTAAGATTAACTACACTGCAGGTGGACTCTTTGGTTATGCCAGTGATAATATTACCGCACAGAACTGCTACGTCGCTGGCGCCGAACATGCCATCAATGCATTTTTCAGTCCTGGTGATACTAACGTCACGGTGACCAATTCGCGATACACTCGAGTCTGGGTTGACAGGGTAGCAAATCTGGCACTCACGAACTATCCTGGAACCCAGCCACAGATCTGGTCATCGCTGCGCGCAGGTACGCCCTATGTGCTGACCACCTTCCCTCCCATTGTAGTGCTCAAGGAAAGGCATAGACACCGTGGTTTCCCCAATTTCCGCATGCACTAGCACAAAGATTGGAGACTCATGGAGTGAGCGTCTATTGTATAGGACCACTGTAGGATGACATGCACCCGTAGCACGCGCAAGAAGTACGCTAAGCGTCCTGGCCCGCCCTACCCGGCGAACAATCTCGACTGTCGTGGCCAGACCATGGAGGGTAATGATGGCGAACTCTATCAGTCAGTACCAGACAAGCGCGGCGTTCATAGCTGGAAACGGGAGACACGTAAAGTTAAAGTCAATGGACGGTCCTACGAAATCCATGATAATGGCGGACGACCGTACACCGTAGTCGACCAGTCCAAGAAGAAGACCGCGATGGTCTATGCTGATAATAAATTGCTCAAGACGCTCAAATACAGCAAGCTGTGGACGGGCAATCCCAAATCCCAACAGTTCGGTGATTGGGAGCCCGGTAATACGGTACTAGTTCAGCTAGGGAAGACCAGGTGTGTCTATGTTGGTCGTGATATGCTGAGCTTCAATCTGCTCAAGGGGGATATTGCCGTCGATTATTATAGTCCGATTGGTAATAACGATGTACCCTATCCGTACTTGATCGGCAAAACACATACCTATCTCATCAACGAGGCGGTGACGGTACCGAACGCGGCACTGGATTTCACCAAGGATGTCTATAGTCAGTATTATGGACACAATGGATTCTCTGAGGGCGTAGTCAAGGACCAGTCGAAAAAATTTAAATTGAGGAACCTCCCTTGAACTGGGTTAAAAGTATCAGCACCATATAACAATGTCCTCCACGTTCCCCAACTTCAAGGGTCGCGGCTCTTCTGTGCAGCCGCGGGTGCAAGTAACAGCGATGCAGCGACTCGTCATGGCCGGCGCACATAGCTTGCTGGCGGCCATCGTCGCAACCTCGCTCTCCCCACCTCAAGTGACCCGCGTTATCTATCTCTACTTCATGTCCATCGCCACGGCCTACAACTGGAACAATCCTGGTACACTAACCGGCACCAACGACGGCTGGAACTGGGACAGTGCGGTTGGCACTCCCGTTCCGATGGCGGCCGCTGCAGCACTGGCCACCCAGGCCGTGGTCGGCGTTGTCCACGGTGCCATTCCTATTCTCGACACCTCTAGTCCATGGGCCGCCGCCTGGGCTGTCTGGTTCAATGGGCGTCAGGCAGACGGCAGCGCGACCAGCAATGCGATAAAGGCCGGCGATCATCTTCCCAACGATGTATCATCAAATGGTGTCTGGACCCGTAGGTATTTGGATGTCACCACCGTCCAGCCTATCACGACCTGGGAGAATCCCAGTCAGTGGACTCCACTAACCACCGGTACTGGCAATCAGGGCTTTGCCGGCATGCATTGGCGCGACGTCGCGTCCACCCTGGACCTTGATGAGGCTAGTTTCGACATCATGTGTGACAAGATGTATCCGGATCCGGACTCGCGCACCTTCGAAGTCGACCTTGTCAAAAATATCCTAACCACGCCGGCCACCTCTCCCTCCATTGATACACGCAAGGTGATCGCCGAGTTCTGGGCCCTCTCCTGCCCCGAAACTGTCACGCCACCGGGTTTCACTGTCTGGCTCTGGATGGACTATGTACAGACATTCGGTAATGTATCGGATATTGTTTTCATCAAGTCCGGTCTCGAGGTCGGCGTCGGTCAGTTCGAAGTGGGCCGCCTCACCTGGCGTACCAAGCTCCGTCACATGCAGGCCCGGCCGATCCAGGAAATCCGCAGCCGCTATGCGGGACAACAGATCGCCTCCTGGAATACGAATACGACTATTGACGGTGGTCTCTATCTGCCCTACCAGGCACCACAGTTCGTATCACCGCCCTTCCCCGATACGGCATCGGGTCACTCCGCATTCGCACAGATCTTTGCGAATACAATGACGAAGTGGTTTGGTGCGGCTATTCCTGAGTCGACGCCGCGCCGCCGTACGGGTCTGAATCTGATCTCGCCTATGATGCGCACAGCGGCTAGCCAGCGGGCACCCTACGCGACCTTCACTATTCCCAGACGATCCTCCGTGATTCAGGCCACGGTACCGGCCACGCCAATCACGCTGAGCTACGGCTCTTGGCAGGAAACGGCCGATGCCTCGGGAATCTCCCGTCAGTACGGCGGCGTCCACTGTCTGTCAGCGCACTACATGTCGCAGGCGATTGCCAACACGCTCTCTCCCATCATCGACTGCCAGTGGAACCTCCGTCCTTAGTAGATGACGCAGCCCGTCACGCTGGTGTTTATCCGCCATTCAAAATCGTGCGCCAATCATGTTAGAAACATCATCGGCGCAGAAGATCCCATCAGCCAGTCCTTATGTGACCCTGGTCTATCGATGGTGGGGGCTCGCATGGCCCGCTCCTATAGATCGGAACTCCGTAAGAAGCTCGAGGCGGCGGGCGTCGATATCGCGTCCGCTCACATCGGTTCGTCTCCCCTCCGTCGCGCAAAGCAGACTGTGGCTCTGCTCTTCGGGGACAAGAGAGGCCAACTCTTCCATGTTTTTCCCAGCTTCGGGGAGAAGGGTAACATTCCTGAAAATACGCCGACAGGTCTCCCATATCAGGCGCCAGACTGGCGGGCGTTTCTGCGATCGCTGCAGCCAGGGACTAACATCATAGTTGGTCACGGGAGTTTCTTGAAGACCACTGTCTGGCCCACCTTGTCTGGACGAAAGTACCGAGGTAGTGTTCATAATCTGGACGCTTTTGTTGTTCGTGGTACCATCAATGGAAGTGGACATCTCTCTGTCGCTGCTATTAAACGGATCTCCTATACCGGATCTGTGGATCCGGTTTCTGATGCGGATCACTGTATGCGGCCGCCGATTATCCCCGCCTTGAGTAAGAAGATGACGCGTTACGCTAAGAGGACGCGCCGAAGAACAAAGAACAGAACAAAGAACAGAACAAAGACCAATAGGATGCAGTACGGGGGCGGCCCCTTCCCATTGTCCTATTTTAGAGACGGTGCTCAGATGCAGGCTACCTATCCTGAGCCCACCGGTATTGGTCTCGACACAGTCACAGGAGGCAGTTGGGCACGTGAACCATTAAATCAGCGAGGAGGCTGGGCACCCGTGTCAGTGATGGGCGGGCTACTATCAAACGGCATGCGCTTTGTTGCACCCGCTGCCGGCTATGCCGGCTACAAGCTGCTGACGCGAAAACGCAAAAGGAACGCGTCTGCGATCTAAACGCAGACTAGCAAGCCCGGAGTAGAATGGATCAGAACTCCGACATGCTGTTTCGCATCCGCACCGTCAAGGCAGCCCCCTTCCGTACGCTGATCGAGGCACTCAAGGACATCTTGACTGACGCGAACATCGAGTTCGACAGCACGGGCATGAAGATCATGGCCATGGATGGTACCCACACCATCCTCGTTCATTTGCGACTCCAGGCGGATCGGTTCGACGAATGGTACTGTCCGCAGAAGCACATCCTGGGCGTGAATATGATCAATCTCTTCAAGCTCGTCAAGACCATGAGCAACAATGAAAGTATCGTACTCTATCTGCGGAAGAGCGACACGGCCAAGCTGGGCATTGAGATCCTGAATGGCGAGAAGCAGATGACCACGCGATTTGCACTCAATCTCATTGAGCTCGATGTCAGACCGATTCAGATTCCACCGGTACAGTTCTCAAGTATTATCACCATGCCGAGCGTGGATTTCCAGAAGATCATTCGGGACATGCATACGCTGGGAGAAACAGTAGAGATTCAGTCGGCCAGTCAGGAGCTCGTGTTTCGCTGCAAGGGCGACTATGCGGAACAGGAGACGATCTTCAGTATTGGCCAGAATGGACTGACACAGACCAAGTCGGCTACGGACATCGTCCAGGGCAATTTCGTGCTCAAACACTTTGTGCTCTTTACCAAGTGTACCAGCCTCTGTTCAGATATTAGCCTGTACCTGAAGAATGACTATCCGATTATTGTGGAGTACAATGTGGCGGGGCTGGGTGAGATCAAGCTGGCACTGGCACCGGCCCTGGTGAAGACGGAATCGGCGTAATTATGCCTTAAGTTGCATCTCTTTATTATGCAAGAGTTCCTTGAATTCTTTTAGAGAAAGTTTATCTACGTACTTGTCCTTCAAGCATGATTGCCACAAATTCGTGCCCTCAAAGAATTCTAGTAGCACTCGTTGTCGCTTACGTTCCTTCTCTTTTTGTCGAGTTGTACGCGCCGCCTTCATCTTTAGTTTCGCCATGCGCAAGAAAGATAATTTCCCTTCATTTATCATTTTTTTGCATTTACGGGTTCTATTAGTCATCTTTATGTTAGTATTTATTTTAATTATGAGAGGGCACACGGCCCATCAAAAGTTGACCACCCCTGCCTGTCACCATGGACCTAAACCCACGATGACAAGTAGAACCATGACGACTTCTGCGCCCCGTTCCTTTGCTGCTGCGGCTGCTGCTCCCGCTGCCACTGTGCATCATGTCCATCCCATTCCCACTGGATCGTGGTCGGTGTACTACCATGAGCCAGAGGACAAGTCTTGGGCCGCTGAGAGTTACAAGAAACTTCAGGTAGTCGGTAGCTGGGAGGCAGTGGGACAGATTCTTCGTGAGCTCGGGCCACACAAGACAACGAACGGCTTACTGCGTATCATGCGCGGCGATACCAGTCCACTCTGGGAGAACCGCGTTAACATACATGGTGGGTCGTACTGTCTGAAAATAACTCGCCGGAATTCGATAGAGGTCTTCAATCGCTATCTGGCGGCGGCACTGATGGGCTGCGCTTCGACGGATCCGGCTAATGAGATCGTGGGGGTGACCATAAGTCCAAAGAAGGGATTCTGCATTATCAAGATCTGGAATCTCAACTGTAAGACCTTTGGGGCACCGACGGATCTGGCTCTGCTACATGAGGAGGTGAGACATGAGGAGATTCTGTACAGACCGCACACTGAACAGAGAATGTAACGATCACCACGTTCGGACAATTGTTTTTACATTCATCTCAGAGATGGTTGTAAAAACATAGTTACCAGTACCAGTTACCAGTTACCAGTACCAGTTACCAGTTACCAGTACCAGTACCAGTTACCAGTTACTGGATAGTATTAATGGACTCCTCCAGTGCCGCAATCTCTTCCAGCGATCGCTGTAATCGTCCATCTAAATAAATCTGCATCTCACTACCATCCCGCCGCATCACCTTGATCGGTACATCCGACAGTGGTAACCAGGCATTTTGGTGGGCATAGAGCATCAGTGCATCCTGTGGAGACAGCGCCACCTCATGAAAGCGCAGACCAGTAAACCACTGTGACATATCGTGCTCACCCTGTACGACCTCGATCCAATCCCATCGTGTCCTTAGTTCACGCACGCAGGGTTCCATCGATCCATAGATAACGTGATCTTCTGACGAATAACGGGCGATAATCTGTGAGTCCGCCACAATGACTCTTCCATCTATCCATCCACCCGTCTTCAGTAGGAACATATTACATCCGCCTATATTGGCCAAGGGCAGCACTATGTACTGTCGGAATCTATTCAACATAACCAGACTTGTTTCCAGTGCGGTTTGAGCCCATGCAGCAATAACTAACCAGTTCATTTGCTAGTTATGATGATTGTTTCTATAGATCCCCGCATTAGAGAATAGGTACTGGTGCGGTAGCAACGGAGTTGGCATATGCGCAATAGGGACAGCCACTCCCACCGCAGTTCAGACAGTCACCTGTTCCGCAATCGGGACAGGGAGCGGAAATACAGTTACATGACTGACATCCGCATTCCTGTTTGTCGCTTGCGAACCCCTCTGAGCCGGGATGACAACAGGGTGACTTGGGCTTGGGTTTGGGTTTGGGACAACCGCAGGTCTTCTTTGGCCGTCCACAGTGGTCACAAGGAACTTCTCTCACAGTTTCAATGCGCATCCGCGCAGCGAAGAGTGCAACAGACAAGAAGAAGCATACAATAAGTATGGGAATTGACATGAGTATCCATGCGAAGGGCTCTAGCCCACCACGACATAGCAGTTGAAAGATTGGCGTACCTATCAGGCCCACCATGATCCACCAGATAACTACGCCAAACTGACCGGCAATGATATGATATAGAGAACCTGCTACTGCCACCAAAAGAATCGCTGTTGCGGGCTGACACAGTCCTAGTCCGATATCCATGCTCTAAGATGGCACAAGAAATCGGGGCTTGCCATCTACCATCACGCCGACCTCGTCACCGACATCTTCCTCACCGACAAGGGCATAGAGCTTCTTGGTAGCGGGTTCGTGCCAGTAGGAGCGACCGCGGATAAAGATCTGTTCGACCTCCATGGCTTCTTCGACCTCTTCCTCTGACTCTTCCTCTTCCTCTTCCTCTTCCTCTTCCTCTTCCTCTTCGACCTCTTCCTCTTCGACCTCAAGAACCATTGGAATTGATTCGGACGGCACCTCTGGCAGTGGAATAGATTCCTCCATCAGTACTACTGCTCCAGTGTGTTCCTCAATGCTTGAGCAAACGGATTCATCATCATCGTAACAGCCGTCACCGATGTGAATAATCCTGTCAGCAGCCGAAGGGGCCTCACTCACCATCAGTGCAGGTGGCTCATCGAGTAGTTCCATGAGCTGGGTCATTACGATACTGGCTAGTGGCGTATCCTCCTTTGCTGACCAGATGGTCAGCAGACGCTTGGAATCAGTGGACACCTTATCCCACTGGTCATTGTGAATGGCCGCAATTTCTGTCAGGCCGGTTTGAAGGAGATCAAAGCGGCCTGACTCTTGGCAAGCGTATATCCGTGATGTATGCTGTAGGAGCGTCATGTATCTGAGTTTGGTAGACATCGTACGGGCCTATAGCTGCCGGCGGGTTAGGTCAAGTTTTGACGGTGTCACTCCCTCCTCTCTTTCTATCGGATTATAGCATTGACCTTGTCCTTGTCCCAACCGGTCATGCTATCGGATTATAGCATTGACGTTGTCCCAACCGGTCATGCTATCGGATTATAGCATTGACGTTGTCCCAACCGGTCATGCTATCGGATTATAGCATTGACGTTGTCCCAACCGGTCATGCTATAATGCCCATGCAATACTCCAAGGTCGCCTCTTTCGCCGACACCGGCTTCGTACGCCTCAGCCGCAACCCCTGTGCCCCCGGCCGATTCATTCGATCCATCTCCCACGGAATGAAGGTATTCTTCATCGACGCATCATAGAAATCAATCGGCTTAGTGTCCATCACCTGTATGATCGAAATCATCGGCGGCGTCATCACATCCACCCGCATCCGCTTATCCGCGACGATAGTCCTATAATCCGACACATCCATAGTTCCCCCAAACAGCCGCAGTATCGTACGCGGCGGCGCCAGCCGCACCGGCTCACTGGTCGTCGCATAGAGCCGATTGAGCAGTGCATATCGCTCCCACTGCACATGGGAATCCAAGCGCTCATTGAACAAATAGGCAGCCGCACACTCCGGACAGCAGAAGTTCCCATACACCCGCCATATTCCCTCCTCAATCACCATCGGAATAATACAGGGTACCGTCCGAAACTGGTGACAGTCCCAGAAGCAGGCAACATCCGTCGATTCCGGCATGTGTTGGTCCCTGTTAGCATCCTGAAAGCGTACCATAAGCTTCTCTGAATAGTGGAGCGGTAGCGATGGTCTTCCAGGTAAGCTCGCTGCAGCTGTAGTAGTAACTGCAGGAACCGGTGTCTGTTGTCCGAAGTTGCAGAACTGATCATCGGGGTCATAGGCACGCGGAGCACCATCTGTAGTCCCAGTGGTATGAATGATCGAAGCAAACATATCATTGTCAATCTCTGAACTGCGAATCGGCAGATGGACAATCAGTGGTCGCTGTTCTCCTATTGGTGTTAGGGAGCCCACTATACCATCAGGTGTCACAGAGGCAACCGTGGGCGGTTTGCGTGAACCCGCAGTCTTCTTCAGTACAGGTTTCACAACAGGCTCAATCTCCTCAATAAAGAGAGCTGGAATAACGGCACCGCCAAACGCGGCGATTACGGTGTCTTCTGCTCCTGTTGCGGCTGACTTCTTAGTCCTTGTTCTAGGTGTCTTCGTCTTGACCTTATCTTCCATTAACTGATTCTCAGCGACCCCCTGTTTAGATTCTTACCGATGGTCCTTACCGATGGTCCTTACCGATGGTGACCGATGGTCCTTACCGATGGTGACCGATGGTCCTTACCGATGGTCCTTATGGCAGCGGAGGTGGAGTTCATACATATTTCTCATGCTACACCGATCGTACGAACAAGGCATTGGACTCAACCTACCGCGGACCTAAACCCCCAACCAAGAACCTCCACTAATGAACGCAACTCTCTGGACCGAACAATATCGCCCTCATCATCTAGCCGACGTCACCGGTCAGCAGCAGGTCTGTGGATTCTTACAGTCCCTCGTAGTCGGAGGCATCCTCGATGCGCCCCACCTCATTTTGCATGGCCCCCCTGGTACCGGCAAGACAACACTGGCCCTCGCCTTCGCCACCGACATGTATCCCGATGTTCCCCAGCCCGCTGCCTCCATGTATCTCAATGCCAGCGACGAACGTACTATGGAGACCGTACGCGACCGCATCCGCGAGTTCCTGCGAACCCACTGGGCCGGTGTAAGTCGCAAGATTATCATCTTCGACGAGGTCGAGACCATGACCGAACCCGCCCAGCTCACACTCCGCGCCCTCATGGATGCACCCATGCAGCCAGGAACACCCCTCCCTCTCTTCCTCTTCCTCTGTAATACGCTGAGTCGCATCCAGCCCCTGATACGCAGCCGAGCCCTGGCGCTCTACTGCGGTCACCTCACCAGCAGTCAGATTCACAACCTCCTGGCCACCATCACTGCAAAAGAGGGCCGTACCGAATCCCCGCTTCCCACACCTCTAGCATGCCTCGTGAATCGCGGCGACATGCGGTCATTCCTGCTGAGGGCGCAGCAGGGCGAAAATCCCAACACCTGGCTGCCCTGGTTCCAGAGACTCCTGAACGCCCCACCCGATCGCATCCATATTGTCTGGGAGGATGGACTCCAGAAAGCACCTGCCTGGATTCTCCTACGACACGTCTTAGTCTTCTGTTATTCCATGGGGCTATCTACAGCGGCAGGACCGGCCTGGACAGCCTTCCTCGAAGCCGCCGTCGACAGTCGCAATCGCTCCTCTATGGACAACGTAATAGCCCGTTGGGCAGACATTGTATCCGCCCTAAAGTAATAGGACATGGCATTCTCTCCAGCAACAGTGACCAACTTCGGCGAGATCATCGGTATCCACGAGTCCAGCGAGGTGAACGCCGTCATCGACAAGCTCCGTGGAGCCATTCCGCTCAATACGGAGTATTTTCAGCGTGCGGCCTACTCCCTACCCGTCTTGAAGATGGACGTAGCCGCCGACGGTATAAATGCCGTGGTGAGCATACCCGGCTCACCGCCGCAGCATGTTGGCAAGATCGGCGGCGGCGCCTCTGGTACGATTTGGCGCGGTGCAGCCGGCTCAGTCTACAAACGTACACTAAATCCCACCAAGGGTGCATCGAAAGATGTTCTCGAGGATATCTATCGCGAGAACTACGTGGAAGCCTTTATCCAGACCGTATTGCAGAGCGATCTCACCGCAGGTGAGAATGTCAGTCAACTGGGAGGCATGTACCGTGATGCCTCTATCCGTCGCCGTGGCATGCGCCGTACCAGACGCAGATCATCCTCGGGCAACTCCGAATTCAAACTCCGCCGCGCATCATCTGAACCAGAGGACACGGCACTCTATTACCAGATGGAGTTCATCCCCTATACCTGTCACGACTACATCAAATGGCTCCGCGCCATGGGCAAGATCACTATGGCACAGATCGCCCCATTCTTTATTCAGATCGGCAAAGCACTGGACCATTTCGACACGACCTACGGATTCAGACACTGCGACCTGCACCCCGGCAATATCATGGTAACGGCCGGCGGCGAAGTCAAGATCATCGATTTTGGCCGATCCTGTTTGTCCATAGACGGTACTGTCTATTCCAAAGCATCGAATACCTGTGAGTCCTTCGATCTCCTCATTCTCTTGATGGCTATCAGGGAATTCTATTACACAGCGTTTGAACCCAATGTGCAGGCGGCCATCAACTATTTTCTGAATGATAACACGATGGGTTTTAATCTCTGGAATATTCTGAAAATGCGCCATGGAATGCGTCCCATGCAAGGGCTCATCTTCCACTATGTCTATCATGCGAGTTCGATGAATCTGCGGAATACTGACAATGGCTATCCATGGGGAACAAACTATGGCGGACGTACTCTCTATGATGCCCTCATGGCCAGCGAGATTGTGAAGAAGATTAAGCCGTCGCATTTCGCAGCCTTTTGGGCCGATCCAACGGGGGTGCATCCTTTGCCTTGAATGAGGCCCAAAACATGACCGCACACGGCCTAAGGGGGTCGCCGAGAGCTTTAAGTAGTCTACAAGAATGAACATCACACCAACACCACTCCGTGTTAGTACTATGACGGTGACTGGACATCTGGGTGCAATCCCCGATCTCACGCGCCTATATACGGACTGTGCCTTCATTCCTTATTGGTTGATTGCGGAGGGCATCATCAAGATCGAGTACGGTGCGGGCCGACGGGGTTTCTGTAGTGAGGATATTCTGCACACGACGGGGAAGACGAAGAGCCGATTCTTCAACCAGTCGTCGATGGTCTTCAGGCTGCGCCTGGAAGATGGAAGCTGGAAGGAAACTAACATCAAGCTCTTCAAGAATGGCGGTTTTCAGATGACGGGTATTAACAGTGAGGCCATGGCCCGCGCCAGCCTGGAGCGCATGATCGCACTCAATTCGACCGCGGGCAGAGGAATATGGCCGATGGAGACGCCGCCTCATATTGCCAAATTCAATGTCTGCATGATGAACTCGGATTACAGTGTTGGGGCCGCCATTCGCCGTGACCGACTCTACAAGATTCTGGTGGAGGAGTACGGGCTGTGGAGCACCTTTGAGCCGACCATCTATCAGGGCGTTAATACCAAATTCTTCTGGAATTCTGCCCGGCCAGCGGCAGCACCATTGGGAATCTGTGTTTGTCCCGCACAATGCGAAGGGGATGGTGACGGTCACGGTATTGGCAAGTGCAAGAAAATTACGATCAGTCCTTTCCGTACGGGATCGGTCATTATCACGGGGGCCAAGGAGCTCAGACAGCTCCATGATGCCTATGATTTCTTGAATACTATTCTGACCAAGCATGCGGATGCTGTACTGCGCGCAGATAGTCCTGTGACCCCGCCAGTGACTAAACGCGCAGTCCCGGCAACGGCGGTGGATATCTTGCGTCTCAAGAAACAGAGTAGTCCGAGGTCTATTGTGCGCATCGCGGTTGTCCCCGCGTAAACATCCCGGCCCTGTGAACAGAACATGTCTACTTCCGCTCTACCTCCTCAAGCTGGTGGTGCTGCTCTTGTGGATCCAAACCTGCCCAATGACAAGGTGCTCTCTCATGCGGCCAAGCTGGCGATGGAGAAGGACAAGCCCATCCTTTTGGATTACTATAAGGATACCCGTACGGGCGCGGCGTTTTTGGGGCAGGATAAGGACAATGGGGAGCGCATTCTGGTGAAGAATCCGGAGGAGTACACTAGCCCTGTGCAGAAGATGTTCAAGGCTAAGGATGACTACATCATAGAGACGGAGAACTCAATCTATATAGTGTCTGGACTGATTAAGAAAAAAGAGATATCAACTGCCGGTATGTGATACAAAGGTTGAATGCCACCGCTGCAAGGCGAGGCGGGCGGTACGATGTCACTACTCAACTGGCTAGGATCCAAGACGGAAGCCCGGTCACTCTCTCCTATAACTAAACCGCAGGCGATACGAACAGTGCTCGGTGTTCTCGGAACACGGAGCAATGTTAGTCTGAAAGAGCTTGAAGAGCAGGTACTGGGGCCGATCCTGGAGGCGTGGGGTATTCCCGATTCCATGCTACTCATGGCCGAAGGCGATTCCTCCTTTGCCCTCCAGGCATGGGCTAAACAGCGAGGGATTCCGGTACAGCTGGCGGTCTGCGACTGGGTCAAACAAGGTCGCCGTGCTGGACTCCTCCGAGATGCCATGATCCAGCGGGAGGCTACACATATAGTACTCTTGCAGGGTCCGCGTTCGAACGCCTTGATGACATTGGCGAGACGCTTGGACCGTAAAGGGCGCGCGGTAGTCATCAGTGAACGACCTGGAGAAATGGTGAAAACTGTTAACTCCTAGTAGAGAATGCCTATTCGTCGCAACAGGACTCGCAGCAAGAGGAGTAGTTCCGGTGGCCTTAACAGTCGCAAGAATAGTCATAAAAATAGCCGTAAGAGCAGTCGCGGGAACAGTATGCGCATGAGTAGCGGGAATGTTATAGCATGGGTTGTGAAGAACTCGAGTCCTCGCAAGGCGCGTCGCAAGAGTCGCCGACACAGCTCTTGCGGTCATTCGCAGAGGGGAGGCATGGCCCCCTACTCCACCAGTGACTCTCTCCTCATGGATAAGGCGGCTATGATCCAATCCGAGAGCTGGCAGCAGACGGCTGACATTGATGCAGCACAGGGCATGGCGCGGTCTGCGTGGGCGGCACAAATGGGTGGTCGCCGTGGAGTCCATCGACGCCGCACTCAACGAGGTGGCCACTACCCCTGGTCCTCTCATCTCCAGAGTTTTGGTGCTCCCTCCATGCTGGTGGCACCCGGAACCCCCATCGGTGTCAACCCCCAGTTCGCCCACGAGGGTACGGTGAACTCCCTCTATCGACCTGATCTCGGCCCTCAGGTAGCTAGGTCCTAGTAGGAATCTGCCGACCATCATCTACACTTACCTCTTCCCACTCCGGCCATACAGATTTCAAGGCGCGCAGTTGTTCCTCCGACCACGCTCCCTGATCCACCGTTGCCACCCTACACACCAGTCGCAGGTCACCATACTGTCCCGCCTTTCCGTGTATCGGCATTCCCCAGCCCGGTACCCGCAGCACCTCGCCCTCACGAATTACGCCTTCCAACCAGGCCAATGCCAGCGGCTTACGGGACGGATGCTCCATCGCTCCTGGACCAAAGTCTCGTGTCCAGCCCAAGAGTGACTCCGCCAAGCTGAGCTGTAACTCTACGACCAGATCTGGACCCCGCCGCACCCAGGCCGGCGGATCTGTCGAGGCCACACGAATCACCAGAACTACGTCACCCGGTACATCAAAGAGCGGCGACTCTGAACACTGTCCCTGAAATACAATACGATCACCCTCCTGCATTCCCGGCTCCACCTTGACATCCAGCCCCGTCTCTCTTTCCACCGTGCGGCGACCATGACAATCCGCACACTCCTTCACAACGCGGGTTCCTGTGGACGAACAGCTATCACAGGGCGACTGCATCATGGTCATGATCGGTCCCATCTGTTGACCGCGCATGCGCATACCGGTACCCCTACAGGGTCCACAGGCCTCCACCTGTGCCCCTCCCGTACCGCGGCAGCCGCTGCATATGACATCCCGCTTCATGCTGAGCTTGAACATCTTTCCCACATACAGATCCACGAGACTGAGACCAATCTCGTGAATCTTGTTGGGCCCCCGTGCGGCTCGGGCACGCGGCCCCTGGGTTGCTCCACCGAAAAACGGCATCGGCATCGGCATCGGCATCCCACCACCACTGAAGATGGATCCAAACAGTGAAGACAGATCGGGCATACCCTTGCCACCCCCTTCAGCTGCTCCAGGAATGGTGCCCGTCGCATCGTACTGTGCCTTTTTGGCCGGATCAGAGAGAATCTCATTCGCAATCTGCACCCGCTGGAATGCCTCCTTGTCACCGCCGCGATCGGGATGATTGACCAAGGCCGCCTTGCGATAGGCTTTTTTAATATCCTCTGCAGATGCTCCACTGTCTAATCCGAGCGCGGCATACAAGTTTACCGCAGTCATTACTGTCACTGCAGTCACTGTTATTTAGACCCAACACTGTCCTAGGTCTAAACCGCCTCTCCACCGATTCCATCAATGGATGCAGTATTAGGCCAGGACCACATTGTCAGCTTCCTCCGCGGCAAACTCAAGGATCCGCCCCACCTGATTCTGTGGGGACCCACCGGCATCGGCAAGACCATGCTGGCCAATGCCTGGATAACAGAACAGCTGGCCGCACAGGGAGTAACAAAGACCGCCGATCAATCCATCATGACTCTGCGGCTCTCATCAGCCGACGACCGCGGTATCGCCGCCATCCGCCAACGTCTGACAGAGTTTGTGCGACGTGTTCGTCCTGTAGCGGGTACACAGGCATGGGTCATGATCGACGATGCCGATAATCTGCCGGTGGTTACGCAACAGGCACTCCGCCGCATCCTGGAACTCTACGCGCATCAGACACGATTCTGTTTCATTGCGCAGAGTCCCGAACACTTCATCGAACCCATACAGAGTCGCTGCATATTGCTCCAGTGCGCACCGGTACTATTGGCGGTTCATGCCCAGACACTGTTAGCCCGCGTACTCCCTCCTGAGATATCGGTGACGGAGGATGCCGCTCAACTGATGTCGGCTCTCTGCCTCAGTAATGCGCGACAGTTCACACTGATCTGTAAGGCTATACGGGCCAGTCGTCCGACCGCGCAGGTGACGGCAGAGTCGGTGCAGCTCTTGGTCAATGCCCCCCCTGTCAGTCTCCTCTTGCGCCTTCAGGGAGCCATCATTAGGCGGGATCTGGGTACGATTACGGAATCGGTCTTGGCGCTCTGGTCGAAGGGCTACAGCTTTGAGGACTGTATTTCGATGTTGGAGATGGTGGTACGTGTTTATAATGGGATTCTAACAGTGGAACTCCAATATGTATTGCAGTGCTGTGCGGAGGGACACATTTATCAGATTTTGAATCGTATGACGACCCTGGATTTGATTGCGGTTCTTTCGGGGCGCGCTTCGGGGGAAGCCTTGGGTGAGACTATTACTTCACAATAACCAAAGTTGCGTAGCCCCTTCGAGTTTCGGTAGATACCCGGTAAAGAATAAGGATGGGCCAGTCACAGTTCATTGTAATCCCACCCCTGGATAAAATCAAGACCATCTTCGTGACTATCACGGGCCGCCCCTTCGTGGCCGGCGTCGGATGGAGCACCTGGAATCAAACAGCTACCATCGTGTTCGACTCCCTGCGCCCATACATCCGCCCCTGTCACCAGCGTCTCATCGATGCCGCGCCCAGCAAGCCCCTTCCATTCCTGCGTCAACTTCTACGTCCATACGGTTACCGTATCGACGTCGAAGGAAAGACATGCCGTCTGATCGGTCCAGACGGTATACATGGTGCGCACGGGCCAGGTGCAACTGTTACATGGGCATAGGCGGATTCATATGACCGACACATTTGCCCGTCTTGGGATCCTTAAGCGCCCCCTTCTCACATCCAGCCATAGGAGGTGTTGCAGGAGGAGTCGAATCCGTGAAACCCTCCCAGCGACCCGTCCTGTAGTACTGCCAGACCAGGTGGCTGACAAGCGCAAAGACAAGTGCATGGACTGCCGCCGCCATCACAGAGGTCTGATTAGAGCGCCAGATACCGCGCGAGCCAGGAGGCAGAGTCAGGAGAACACCGGGACTGAGGACAAAGAAAAGAAATGCCGAAATCCACCACATTCTTATACTATGAACGCATATTTATTGTTGAGCCAATCGGGCCCAGACAAAGGGCGAATCCCGTATTTCCTCAAATGACAAGAGCTCAAACCACCGCCACGGAATCGCACGCGACAGTCCATCGCGGCCCTCCGGCAATGGTACCCAGAGTCCATCCTCAAAGGAGCCCGTCGGCCAATCGGTCTGCCCCAGCAGCGTGTCGAGCTCCAGTCGCCGCCCATAGCGATCCCGCGACACCTCCGACTTCCGATCTACGCTCACCGTGCCACTGCAGTGTTTGTCCCACAGCTGCCGCAGTGCCCTGCGCCCCTCGACCGCCGACCAGCTCTGCGCCCCCGCCCCAATCAGAGCCCCCGTATCGCGCGCCAGTCCCGCCCACACGGGATGTGACGGTGCCGCCGCCCAGCCCGCCGCATTCCCCCCCGCCGGCAGCATCTGATCCACCGTACCCAGACTCTCATCCGGATCCGTACCGAAAGTAAGCGCAGTCTTTCCACGCAGCCTTTCTGCGACCAGCCGCCCATCGGCCAAGGGCAATACGGATCCATCTAGCCAGAGTCCGCCCAGTCCCGACAGAAAGGCGGCGCGCGACCAGGCCATCCAGAGTGCGGGGAAGCATCTGTCAGCCCCTTCTGGAATTGCGACACCGGCATCGTGCAGCCGACGTAGAGCCGCACGTCGTCCCATGACCGGTACGACCTCGAAATCGCGGGACCAGAGAGTGACCGCCCGTGCCTGACAGATCTTCAGGTAGGGTTCGGTGGGCTCGGTGGTGCCGGTGTTCCCCCAGTCTAGCCATTCGTGGGAGTTGGGCTGGTTGTCATCCACATACCACCAGATGCGCGGCTTGGTCGCACTATTTTCTAATCCAATGATGTCGTGAACCTGGTTGCGAGCTCCCCACAGCACACCGAGTGCAATCGCAACTACGCCGATGCTCATTATCCATACAGGAAGCATCTTACCCTACCTGAGGCCGCCATATTCTGCTGTAAGAAACCAGTGTCCATCTCAAGGGACATGTCGGTACCTAGTCTATCGGCACTAACACCGGCCGTTGTCGATGACCTCTTCGGCATCGCCACTGCGCTGCCGGATGAGCATCCCACCTTTATCTGGCTTGTGGGCTCGCCGGGTGCGGGCAAATCATCGGGACACGCACGGGCTATGCTGCCGCTGCCCTACGCCACCATTAATCTCGACACGCTTTTGGAGAGTCTCGCGCCTTTTCGCGTGGCCTCGGCACTCGGTCACTATCTAGAAAAGACTCAGCCAGAGAGTGGTGTTACGTTCAGTTCGATCTCGGCATACAAGTCGCGTAATGAAAATCTGGGGCTCTTCAAGACCTACAATGCCCATGCGGAATTGCTGGATCCGGCTGCCCGTGCTCAGCTTCAGCCGATCCGCGATACCTATTCGCCTCTGCTGGGCTCTAAGGTGTCCGCCGACAGTAAGCTTACGGAGATTGCGTCTGCCGCAATTAAGCGAGCTATTGATCGATCTGTTAATATCATTTACGAAACCACGATCAGTCTTAACAAATCCGGCAAGGTGAAGAAGGTGCAGGAGATTATGAAATATCTTGCGGCACATGGACCCCAGTATCGCGTGGCCTTCTACCATGTCTATGGATCGGTACCGGATGTGGCCTCTCGTATAGAACATCGCCAAGAATACGGCATGCCCTATGAGGAGAAGCCGTACTATCGATTTGTGGCGGTTTCGCCGGCGATTGTGGAGAAGTATATTGAGAAGAATGCGGAGGCCTTTGCCGCCTTGCGCCACATGTACAGGAAGAAGCCGGAGATCGTGTTTGATGAATGGGAGAATGAGTTGAATCTTAGTCGATTACCGCAGGTGCGGGAGTTCAATGCTGAGGCCCAGCTTGAGCGGATTGTTGGAGCGTATGGGCCCATGGTCTTGCGGCGAAAACGAACTTCCAGTGAGAGGCGAAAACGAGAGTCTAGTGAGAGGCGAAAACGAGAGTCTAGTGAGAGGCGAAAACGAGAGTCTAGTGAGAGGCGAAAACGAGAGTCTAGTGAGAGGCGAAAACGAGAGTCTAGTGAGAGGCGAAAACGAGAGTTACTGATTCACCAAGAGTCTTCGCCGTAACATATCGGACCAGGACTCCGCCGCCGTATCTTCCTGTGCCAACCGTAACCGCCGCTGCCGTTCCCGTTCTTCGAGAGCCGCTGCTGCAGCCGCTATCCGTGATGCCTCATCGGGATCCACACGCTTCATCTCCCGAGCCCGCATACGCTTGGCCTCTTCCACTGAGCGCGCCGACCGATCAGAGACACGCACATCCGCCACCTCCTGAAAGACTGTGGAACCAGTGGTGTAAGCCTCCTGTAAGTCCATATACTGTACGTCGGCGCCGAATGCGGAGGTAAAGTTAGAGCTATCGGCACCGAGTTCTGTACCACCGGTCAGCACGATGGCCTCGGGTACCAGACGCCGTTGGATTGCCGTGCTAGGTGTCTGTTGGAGCGCACGTTCACGGAAGACGGACTCGAAGTTCTGTTGGCTGAACTTGCCCTTGAGTCGTGGATCTATCGTGATATCTTCTGTAGTTTCTCCACTCTTGAGCCAGTCACCGTATCCGCGATCGCGGGTTGGATCGGGTAGGCGGTTTTCTACAAAGAGCTTATTGAAGGTGCTCATGTCGAGCTTCTTGGCAGACAGGGTCACGGGAGGCTCGTCTGATATCTGAGGTGCAGACGATACACGATATGCGGCGGCGGATTCGGATGTAACGGGTGCGGTCATGCGTGCCGTGTCGGCGGGACTAAAGCGGGGATTGATGCGATTGAGAATCTTCTCCACGTACTGGAAGGCACGACGAACCTCGTCGAAGGCCTCCTTGGATCCGCCCTTATCGGGATGGACTTTGAGGGAAGCGCGTTTGTATCCGCGCTTGAGTCGGTCGTAGGTTAGTTCGTCGGCTTCGGCGATGCCGAGAAGGGCAAGGGATTCTTGAAAATAATCGAGAGCTTTGGCTGCGGGAGATATTGTTAGTTGCTGCTGTTGCTGCTGTTGCTGCTGCTGTTGCTGTTGCTGCTGCTGTTGCTGTTGCTGTTGCTGCTGCTGTTGCTGCTGCAAGGGTGCAGTATATGTAGCCCATCGGGCGTGATCATGCTGGATAACGTCACGTTGCTGCTGTGAAACAAAAGGAAACTGACGCATCTCCCCCCGTCGGTATGCCAGCAGCCAGTCCATGCTACCCTCATAGATGCCCGCACGCGAAGCCGCTATAAGGATATCCGGAGAGCCCGCCAGCTTCTCTATCATCTGTGCGCGCACGTGGTTCGACTCAATCGAACAGATATCTACCCAGATACGCGACGCTGACCCACCCATTGACACGGTCGCGTGTTTTTTGTATGGGCGGGGACCGCTGTTATTGATGGAAAGCACTGATGAATTCAGTGACTAATAACAGTGTTAGAATCGATGATAATAGCGACTGGATGCCCATGAGCATATTAGTACCGTAGGTTTTAAAGGTATATTTCACATTCGGATAGTGAACAATATAGTTACAGAGACTGAGATAATAGGAATCCAGGAAAGCTAGCTCTGTATCCTGACTGAATTTGCCAAAAAAATGGCCCGGTGCCGCAGTGTGCATTCCAAAAAACAAAAAGGCGAACACGGCAATCTCATAAAATATCAGGTAGAATACCGACCAGATGGGCAGCAAGTATTCCTTAAATCCGGCGATCTCTAAGGTGGTCTCGTATGCAAGCCGACAAAATCCGACGAAACAGATCAGCCCGCAGCAAATAGATATTATCGCCAGACCGGTACCGCGAATGCTAGTCAGCATCAAGGCTGCGGCGATAACAATGAATGGGCCAAGGGAGGTATAATTGTAAAATGCCATGGAACGCTGAGGAATAATGGCCTCGCGCCATATCGTCGCAGCTTCGGCATGTGACCTTTCTGTAAGGATCATCTATTGATATCGTGGTTTTTAACTAGTGCCGATGCAAAGGAATCACATAGGCCAGTGCTACAAGACCTCCCACAACAGCCGCCATCGTCACCAGTCCCCATACAGATCGCTCCCGCAGTGCGACCATGCCTTCCGCATGCAGATCCGTCGGTACGCCCAACACTCCCTGTCGGCCATGCATGATATCACTGTCAGGCGCCGGCCCAGGAATATCAATGAGAGGATGCCAGAGCATGCGAATATGGTCCATCTTGCTCATATAGGCCATGTAGGCATCCATGTGGAGTTCAATAGGAAAAGCGCGGGCCAACATCTTAGACGCCCCATCCCGCGAAATCATGTAGGCATAAGAACCCATGAGGGCGGTACAGAGCTGCCAGGGCTCCTGCCCCACAATCGGTTTGCAGCCAGTATCGCCATTCTCCCAATAGGTGAGCTGGAATTGGATAATATCCCAGCCAACAGGGAGTTGAGGGAGAATCAGTTCCAAGCGAGTCTTGAAATCACTCGGAATGGGAGCATCGTCCTCAAACACAACCATCGCCGGCGCTCCGCTCTTGACGAGCTGCTCCCAGGCCCTGACGTGTGAGAGCGTACAGCCGATGGCACCGGCCGCATCAATCTCATAATGAGACCGCCGATGTTTGAACTTGATATTGTGGGCAGTACCGAGGGATACTAGCGGATGAGTGACGGCATTGATTATTTTGCCGTCGACGGCGGAAATCTTCTTAACATCGAGACCGGCATCGTGTGCATATCTCTGAAAGGCGGCCCAACGATCCGGACGGCGATCGAGTGATAGTGCGACCATTGGAATCTCTTCCAGATGCATTCCCTAACTGATGCGTGTAATTTGATGGTCCGAAATGTTCAGTCACATCAAATGAAGTTGGGATTCTGTTTTCTGATCTACGATAAGATTAATCACGAAGAGCTCTGGAATGCCTTCTTTGAGGGCGTCGATCCGGCCAAGTACTCGATCTATATCCATTACAAGACACAGGCGCCACTAAAGTACTTTGAGCAACACAAACTGAAGAACTGTATCGAAACTCGCTACGAGAACCAGACGATTCCACTCGCCTACAATGTACTATTTCGTGAAGCCTATACAGATATTTCTAACTATAAGTTTATTATAGTGAGCGGATCCTGTATGCCTCTAAAGTCCTTTAATTATATCTATAATCAGCTGACGAGTAACAATAAAGGCTACTTTAATATCTGTCCACAACAACAACGCTTTCCTAACTGCAATTCTCTGTTACCCTTTATCGACAAACATATCATTTCAAAATCACATAACTGGTTCATCTTGAATCGTACTCTCGTAGAAAAACTATGCGTAGACCATGATGATAAAATCGACAAGTGGTACAAATCTGTTTATGCGCCGGAAGAATATTATTATCACACATTTATTAAATTATTAGGACTGGAGGATGAAATCATAACTACCTACAACATGACAGATGGTGCTACGACCTTCACGAATTGGTCTGATATGAGCTACAAGTACCTGTCGCGTAATGGACTCAAAAACTATTCCACAATCTCGGCTGAAGAGCTGGACTTTCTTATCAAAAGCAAGAGTATCTTTGGTCGCAAGTTCAATCCGGAATGTGCGGCGAGCCTCGAGCCGCTCAGAAATCTGTACCGTCAGTCTTCATAGGTGCGAGTGAGAGTACCGCCTTCTTCCAGTCTTCGAACTGCGCAGCCGTATAGGCGGTCCATATCTCACCGTTCTTAATGCGGAAGGTCGGCAAGGCGGTTACAGAATCCTTCAAGTCGCCGTCTTCGAGCTCATCGTAGTTCACGTAACCGAGACTCAGGCCGGCTGCGACTGCTGTTATAAACGCAGAGGGCTTGAGTTCGGCACAACGCTTGCACCATGGAGAGGAGATCATTTCGATTGACATCGTACTAGGTGCAGCGACTTTGGTGGGCCGTCAAGCTTTGACCTGACTCTTAGCCCATCCCCGTACCACCGCCTCAGCCGGAATCGGAATCACTGGCTCACACTCCCACATCTGGCTGCGACCCATACTGAATAAGGACCATGTTGTCGGCCAGTACCAGGGAGCATCCTTGAGTGCGCCCAGCCGATGCGCCGGCAAGAGCGCACGTGCTGAATCCGCCGGCAAGACAGAGAGCAGATGCAGCCAGGCGGGCAGGGCCTCTGTCCAGCGAAGTGGCGGTGCTGCTATCTCTTTCTGTGTCTCCAGCGCCCTCACCACCTCAGACCAGCGCGGCGGCAGATGCTCTTCAAAGAACCAGCCAAGATCCACGGGACGACCAGAGTAATAGTCCCAGGTCCAGGCCAGGCCGCGAATATAGGAATCGGCATCACCGGCCGCACGTGCATATACGGATGCTCCATCGGGGTTCAATAGAGCCGCGATGGTACACCACTGTGCCGGCTGCGAGTTCCACACACGGAGTGCCATCTCCTCTGGTCCGGAACCGGCTCCAGGGTGGCGCCGTGCCGTAGACTGTGCAGAGGAAATGGCCGCCCGCATGTCATCATCTTCCGTGGCCGCCCAGGGCCGCAACAGTGCCAGGAGACCATTCCGCTGGAGTTGACCATCGGCGCCGACAATGCAGAGACCGGCGCCCCAGACCGTACGCTCTAGCGCGCGAATGAGATTGGGTATGCCCTCATCACGCACGGTATGTGTCAGTGATCGCGGGAGAAAGTCGTTGCCGAGGAGTGACATGCAGGCCACGTAGTCGCGGACATGATCCGGCCGATTCTTGAGCGTGACGGCGACCAGCCCATTCACGGTCAGAGACCTCCATTCACCGACACCGCTGGTCCGCTCAAACTCCTGAGCTTCGCGCATCAGACGTACGTCGGCGCCGGTGTCGACTCCGAGAAGCATGGACAGGAGAATGAGATCGGCGTCGAGTCCATAGATGGTACATGTGGCGGGGCGGATCTCGCGCATGACACGGAGCAGTTTGTGTTCGCCCTCACCGGGTTCTGCAGTAGTACTAACAGTGACTGCGATGCCGTTCTGTTTGGCCAGTTGGGCACCGGCGACCGTGAGAACTGTACCGAGGCGCTCCATGAATGCGGAACCTGGTGTCAGAGCATTTTGGTTCCAGGCGTCTGCTTCTGCTTCTGCGTCGGCGACTAGTCCAGAAGCAGACCTCTTGACCGCCGCTTCTGCTGCAGCAACCCATGGTCCCTTGAACCGCCGCAGACGCTGTTGCTTGCGCTTGGCCGCGCAGACCACTCCGTCGCAACTGACATAGAGACCCTTGGTCGGCTTCGCCAGTATTGCCAGTTCGCGCATATAGTCCGCGATGGCCTCACAGAACTTGCCTTCCCAGATTGATGCAGAGGATACGGATGCCAGCGGAGGCATCTTACGCAGCACATAGTACATGGCACAGTTGAAGTCGAGACAGAGCCACTCTGGCGGAGGACCACAGCCGCGCGTAATTAAATGCGGATAGCGTCGGCATAAATGTCTGTAGAAGCTCGGAATACCCATTCGTATCGACCCGTGTTAGTCGCATGAGGGCTTGGCAAGTTTAGTCAACCAGGTTAGGGAATGGCTATCTACCAAGATTATGTGGCAGCGGCCGTCATATACAATCTACAGATTCTACCCGAGTCGATTCTGTGTGGCCTGATAGTATTGGCCATCGTGTTGGCCAATGGTACTGTCGCCGTACTCGCAGCAGAGGTCGGTGTCGCACAGTTATTGGCTAGCACGGTGGGCTATCTGCTGATGAAATATTCACCTGACGCTGCAACGGTTTCATCGACCATGGATTCTTGCAAGCGGGGCTATGTTGGGCGTATCTGGGATCGTCTGCAGCGTGGTACCGCGAATGCTGAACAGCTCTGGCATCCGAAAGCACCCTCCGCCTATCAGTCTACCATAGGAGTCCTAGCCGGTTACGGATTTGCGCTCCAGCAGATTTATTCGGAAGAGATCAATGCAGGGATTGTATCTAAATCAATGATGTTCACTGTGGCCATTATCATTGGTCTGCTTATGCTCTTGTCGATCATCTTCCGTGTTGCATCCGGTTGTGAGACCATCATTGGTGCCGTTGGGGGACTGGCACTGGGATTGATTGCGGGTTATTTTGGTACAGTGGCCCTGGGCTACGCGACGAATCGCCGCATGACAAACATATGGGGCATTCCGCTACTGCGCGATAGAATCAACAATGGATCAGCGGTCTATGTATGTAATGTTACCTAAGCACAGAGGCTACATGATATAACATCAATGCATTTAGTTATATCCACAATACCAATTTTCTTAGTATATTACCACTTATAAAATACCGATTAGAATCGGCACGGGTGTAAAATCCGCACGAATCATAAGGGATATGACATCATTATCAGAATTGTTAGCCGGTATAATACGATTCTTTCCCAACACCATGATCGTCACACTGCTCATCGTCGGCGCCGTCACCGGCAAGCTGCCATGGGTTCTGATCGCTTTCGGTGGAATCCTCCTTTCCATATTCATTCTCACAGTCCAATACATATTTCAGAAAACCATGGCTGGCCTGGGGGCCATACCCGGCGCCGAAGTAATGCAAGCCTGCTCCCTCCTTCCCGTTATCACCGATACCACCTATGTCGCCGTACCCTCACTCTGGATGTCCCTTTCATCCTTCTTTATCACCTATGTCTTCATAAATGCCACCCGTGTCTATACGGCTACTCCCGTCACCTCCGCTGCCGCCGTACCCATCATGCAGCGCAAGGGGATCGGTCTGATCAGTATGTTTGCCGTAGTGGTTCTCTTCATACTACTCATGAGCGCCCGCTACAACCGTTCCGAATGCGAGACCTTGATCGGAACAGTGTTCGGCATCGGCATCGGCGTCGGCGCAGGCTGGATATGGTGGCAGATTCTCAATGCCTGCGGTTCCGACGTCTTCCCCGATATCCACGGAGTGATGATGGGACTCAAGCCCGGCTCTCTCCACACTGGTCCGCTGGCCTGCGCCCCTAAAAAGTGACCTACGGCAAGTCGACCTAACACGCAGTGGTAGCAAATGAATGCGAACACAACCATAAGTCTCAGAATCCCTCGCGGGCTCTGGCAAGATCTTGAAGAAACTGTCATTCGGCAAGAACGCCAATTTCTTTCAGAAGTCGCCCGCAGCCTCGGCCTCCCCCCACAGGAGGTCATTCGCCGTTGTCTTGGTACCGGCGGTACCAGTCACGCCATCCCAGTTCTCTGGACCCCCCCCACGACTATCGAACCCGAGGCATGTCCGTGGTGGGAATGCCACGGAGAAGGTCTCTGGCGCCGCTGTCCCCGACTCCGTATTGCCAACACCTTGCCCTGCTCTATCCATGAGCGGTGCACTCCCTGTCCCATGGCCCGACTGGATTCGGATCCCGTCATTCGCAAACTGGGATGGCGAATTCCGATAATCTGTAAGGACCAGCTCTACTGGGTAGATCCAACGGGTGATGCCGCACCCTTTAATGAGGACGGAACGGTGGCGACAGAGTATCGATTCCATCAGATTCACACGCCCGACGGTACTATGGCCTGGGCGAGAGAGAGACTAGCCTAAAGCCATCGTTCAAGAAAAGGCACAATGGATCTCTCAGGGTACGATCCTATGTTGATGATCTATGCGGAGTTCAACCAGATTTCGGATGCCGACTCACTCATCTCCTTCACCACTGGTAGACTCCCCCGCAATCGTATCCGTATGATCCCTCGCAGACTCAGCAGACTACCCCAACCAACACCCAATTCCAGGATGATTATAGATTCTGACAGCAAGACTGAGGAGTCTGCAATCCCCATCACCCTATCACCGTGGCAATTCCGTCCCGTTACCCGCGGCCGCATCCAACTCCTAGATCCCCCTTCCACCGCCCCCACCAACTATATTGCCCGTCTCTGGGACATGGACCGCACTATCACCGAATGGCGACAGCTCATCGACACCACCAGCACCAGCTTCGAATCCATCGTCTATGGCCCCGACTATCGCCAGCAGGCCGCCGCTGTGTTCGAGTCCACGCAGCGCCAACGCTGGCTCGCCCGCATCGTCGCACAACGATGGCGCACCCTTGTCTGGCGTCGCCGCACGGTCTGCAACGTCGACCTCATAGACATGGCCCCTATTCCTAATGACGATGCCATCTTCCTCACCGACACCACGCACCGACAGATCTACCGTTTCCACCGTCGCGATGTCTTCTCCAATCTACTCAGCAATCTCTGTATGTCCGATGAGATGCTCCCCTATCCGCGTGCACCGACTAATCCCTGGACCAACGTCCCACTGACACAGACACAGACTATTGGACTCTGTCAGCAGCTGGTTGCCGATTTTGCACGACGGGGGCGCTGTCCTCCCGTACTCTTCAGTGCCTTTTGGGCCGCGCGATTCGATCTCCGTCGCTTCGAACACGAGAACGCCACACTCCTCGCCCAGCACGCCATAACGGCCTATTTCAAGGACATTACAGATAGTAATATTGGTACGGTGATGGAAACGCTGAACTCGCTTCTCTCAGAAGCGGGCTGCGAATATTCGCCGATGGCATGGCGTCGCTTCATGCGGGCCACGCCCGTTACCGAATCCCAACGGGCCTGGTTGCTCTTCATTCGCGACTACACCATGTATATGAATCTCCACGTGCAGATCCGCCCCCACTGGATCAGCCGCGCCCACATCAATACTGACCTACGTCGCCTATACGATCGTACTGAGATTCCGAATGTGACCTCGACGAGACTCCGTGCTCTGCGTAACAATTCTAATACGCTTACAGAGCCGCTGCCATCCATCTTTTCTATGCAGTCGATTGCGCTAGATATATCGGGTAACATGCCCTACGATTTGGCCATACAGTTAATTCAGAGCGCACTGTTTCGCATGTAACGTCAGAGCAATGACACGACGCCCCGCTTCCGAAGATGTAGATGAGATAATACCCGGTGTCTGGATTGGTCGGTGGGAGGTCGCACTTAATCCCACCTGGTTGGCCGCCAAGGGCATCAAAACGGTATTCAACTGTTCCAAACAGATTCCCTTCCATTCCTCTATTCCGCGCCAGTACCGTATCGCCGTGGACGACAATCTCCAGCCCGAGGAAATCCAGAATATGGAGCGCTGGGCGCCAGAGATCGCCTTCAAGATTCTGCGCGAATTCAACGCGGGAAATCCGATGCTGATCCACTGCCATGCGGGCATGCAGCGTTCCACCACGGCCTGTGCCTTTTTCCTTATGGTACTCACAGGGCGGCCATTGATTCAGGTCATGTACTTGATCCAGAATAAACGGCCGATTGCCTTCAAGCCATCGGCGAACTTTGCGAAAGCGCTGCGGGGCTTCGAGATGCTGGTGCGCACGCAGATTTTGCCCAAGGTGGCGCCACACCTGATGGATGTGTTACCTTAGTAATCGCATAGTTTTCCTCTTTTTTCTGGTGGTGCAATTCACACGTCCAATAATGGCACAGGCTATCCGCTTTCCCGCATGGCCCGTGATCAGACTATCGTCGAACTCGCCCTTACCGTAATCATCCTGATCCGCATGTACGATAAGGGACCGCCCCCAGAGATCAGAAATGCCTAGACCGGTTAGGCTATAGTGTTTCTCAAAGCTGGGTCCGCTAATGTTACCGAGATCGCCCGTGTGGCGCGGTCCGCTGTTCGCCGAGGGCGGACCACCGTGTTGAGAAGGTCGGCCGCGGTGATAGTGATCGCAGGCACCGCTACAGCCTTCTCCGCGCAAATCGCCGGCGCGATGAATATGGAATCCGTGTTCGCCCTCGGGGACTTTTGAAAATCTTGCATGTACCGTGACGCCGCGACTTGTCTCACTAAAAAGGACATCGCCGACAACTTCATCGCTACGGAATACAGCTACGGCTTGGGACATTCTACTCTTAGTCAGTGTTTAACGGCCTAGACGTTGCCCTTTTCCTGAGAATGGGACGAAGCCACCTGTTGCTGTTGCTGTTGCTGTTGCTGTTGCTACCATTTCCTCCCTCTCTGGCTCTGATGGTCGGTCCAGCGCCGGCACGAACTCCAGATTCACATCGCAATCAAGAATGCATACATTCGCGCCCTCCGGCTCCAGGTTCATGACATCAAATGTACCGCAGGCCAATGGTAGTTCCATACCTAGGGAAAGACATGCCCAGGATGGTCCACCTCCCGAACCCGAGAGTTCCGCCGTGAGCATGGCCACGGAATCGGTGGATCCCGTCACCGTAGCCTCCTGTCGTGCCCGCAGCACGATGGTCGTGGCCGTCGGTGGCCGTTCTACAACGGTGATACAGACCCAGTCTTGCTCTTGTTGATCAAAGCCGACGAGGTGCGTCATCCAGGTCGGCAGCCGACAGGTATCCTCTCCCAGTCCATCAGTTGGCACCGCGGGTCGCAGACGACCAACTACTCCAGTTCTGGATCCGGATTGACTAATCTCTATAAAGATGGGACCATTACCTACATGGTTGCGATCGCATTCCCGCCATAGAGCGGCCGGTACCATGATCTGGTCTGACCGGTGTAAGGCATCATCTTCTGCATAGCGGGTCAGGGAGAGGTAGTGCTGCATCGTACCGGTATCTATCGAAGTACACCCGAAGGGGCTAGCAACTTTGTTTATCGGCTACCGATATCCTGAATAAAGAGAGGGAGAGTTCGGTTGGTCACGATTTTTAGCCGCGTCCATACCAATGAAATATATAGACGATGTCGACGAACTGATCGATCGCCTAGATGATCTCAAGGCCATCCAGAAAGATATCATCAAATGGCGCTATCGCTTCCTGATGGCCGAGTATCGCCGCCGCTGCCGCATCTATTCGATGCTCTTCTATATATTGCGGATCACCATGACCGTGGGCAGCCTAGCTGTACCCGCCCTCCTCAGTATCCAGAGTAGCAATACCGCCGCCATGTATTGGTTCACCTGGTCACTCTCCCTGGCCGTCACCACAGCCAACGGTATTCTGACACTGTTCAAACTCGACAAACGGTTCTTCACTCTCCATGCCACGGCGGAGCGACTCCGCACAGAGACCTACCAATTCATCATGCTCTCAGGCCGGTATTCGGGTCACCACGGTCACCACGGGCTCAAGCCCACCCATGCCTCTCAGTACGTCTACTATTGTTCGCAGCTGGAAAAGATCCACATGAAGCAGATCGACGAAGAGTTCATCAAGAATGCGGATATGGACGGAGCACAACACCCGCCTACAGCAGCACTAGTTCAACAACGCATCAGCGATGCTGCAGTACCCTCCCCCGCCGACCAGGCCGCGCTCATCTCATTACCACTGCAAATCCAACGCGCCCGTTCAGAATCGCAGGATAGTGTAGGGTCACATGAGTCGCCACCGTCGACGACAAACAGTGAAGAAAACAAAGACACGCTGTCATTGCGTAGGGAAAAACAATCGGCAATGTCGAAGCCCAGCGATGCACGGATCTCTATTCTGTCAGCAGCACCAGAAATGTCCAGCGAGTCCGCTATCAGGATCGGAACCACATTACCAGCCAGACCGGTACAATCAGGATCCCCTAGTGCAAGAGACACATAACTGTTGGTCCTATAGCATGGACATTGTCGACCCGGATCAACGGACCCAATGTACTCCACCGAATGATCCCAGCACTTGCAAGCCCTTATACCACCAGCCGGGCGCTACCAAGGGATTGGCCGCACAACTTAATGTCACCAGTGGACGCAGCTGCGCGGTCGTAAAACGACTGATGCGCGCAGATGTGTCTGATATGAAGCGATCCACCTTCAAGGCCCGTTGCCCACGGTCCATGTCAAAGATCGCACTGGTGGTACATCCAGGAGAGGATTATCATTTCTACAGAGAGGATGACGATGGCTTGTGGTCGCACAAGGATGGGTCGAATCCAGTCAAGCGCTACGATGCCGATGGCAATCTGATCTGGAATCCGCGTACCGCAGCACGCGACTACCGCAAGAATGGTTCCTATCTGAACTACAAAGATTTCTGCGGATTCTGGTGTGTGCCGCGACGGAGAACCATCACGCTGAGCCGTTAGCTAGCCGGTTATTAGGATCCAGAATCGCCAGCGCCGCCGCAGGCGTGATCCGCTTACGAGGATCAAACTGTGTCAGACCATCAATCATCTTGCGGATACGATCACGTACCTGCCAGAGATCGGTATTATCGAACCCCGACCATACTAACAGATCTCCCCATAGCATCCAGAACATCAGACCAATGCGCCAACTGTCGGCACGGAGGCCATAAGTCCGCAGGAATTCAATGTCCTTCTTGGGTGTTTCATTGATGAATTTCTGGAGTTCAATATCCGTGGGCGGGCGCGCGAATGACTCTTGGAGAGTGATATACTCCTTATTTATCTTACGGAGCTGGTCGACTCCCTTGATGATGGACTGGCCATTGGCCTGCATGCGCCAGGCATGCATTTCCGGTGCGGTCCATGGATAGTTGGGGCGGAACGTCATCCCGCCTTTGCAGTCACTCCATTGCTGTACATCGGCGGGGCGATAGGAGAGACCGAAATCAATGTAGCGCGGCACATTGTTCGCATCGACCAGAATATTGCTCATGTGTATGTCATTATGGACAAAACCGGCACGCTGATAGATGATCATTCCTTCCAAGAGATGGATGGCTATATCGGAATAGTGTTCGGCCAGGAGAGGCAGGTCCTGCGCCCACTCATAGAGGGGTTCCCCCGCCGACGGCATGATGAGCATGGTTAACGTGCTACCCTCACCGGCTTCAGCTATGAATTCGCAATCGGCGGCATCGGGATCCTGTAAGGGCAATTCTGGACGACATGCGACGGAGGGAAGAGCGAAATAGTTGTTCGCCATGGGCAGTGACATGATAGCCTGACCGATCTTGAGCTCGCTGGTGGCATCCTCTGAGGTGATCTTGCCTACGGCCTTTCTTCCGCCAATAGTCTTGAAGACGGATCCGCCTGCGCAGCGGGGTAGTGGTTCGAAGGTACAGCCGTACTTGCCCTTTCCACGTAGGACACCACCGACCTGCATCATTCCCTAGGGGCTAGTGGCAAAATAACTGTGTTGGGCAACCTACCTGAACTTTGGTCACCCTGGATAGGGGGCCAAGATGAATTGGACATTGACCATCGTGTTAGGACTATTGCTAATCTATCTACTAACTGAAACTGCCACCGGTCGCACAGTGACAGAACGCTTCGTAGTGCCACGCCGCAGCGATATTGGTCTGACACGCGACGGCTGGGGCGAAGAGGGCAACTGGTCCCGCGATCTCCGCTACAGTGAGGCCTTCGTGGATATTGCTGGTCGGGGCGTGGCAGCGGATTTCTGTCGTGCCGTACGTCGCCACGGCGACCCTGGCTCACTCCGCATGGCCTGTGCTCTGGGCGGCCGCGATGGCATGGATACCATCGAATACACCACGGCCACGGCCAAGGAGGGATTCCGCTTCAGTCGCGACGACTATTGGCGCGTGGGCACGAATAATCGCATGGACTACTGTCGGATACTCCACGATGCCCAAACAGATGAATGGTTTTCTAGCTGTGCAATTGCTGGCCCCGACAGTTTCAAGAAAATCGAAGAGCATGACACGGCCCCGCCGCCGACCATCGTGGCGCTCTTGGATGCCTATGAGGGCATCATGGTCTGGTGGCGCTGGCGCGACGATGAGCTGGACTATGCAGGTGACCACTGCACCTACGAGAAGCGGGGCCATCCTGAGTTTTCCACTCTGCTGAAGCCGGTGGTCAGCCGCGGAATGCAGCTTAACCGGACCAGAGGCCATATATTGGAACCTGCAATCGACCATCTCCGCTGGGGTGAAAAGGGCACGCTGGCCCTCAATGACGTAGTAATACCTCGACAGATTCGCGCCATCGCCTTCTGGGTCTACTGGGACGTGGTGGAGAAGGGCGCGACCATTTTGGAAGCCAGTAACGGACACAAGAAGAATATGCTACGACTCTTTGTCGAGGGCGGGGGACAAGATCTGCCGTCTGCTAGCGAGGCGGTGCAGGCCGCCGAAGTACGTCCCGCGCATCGTCTGGCGATTGGCCAGCTCACGGAACCGGGCCAGATGCATCCTCCACGTGCGAATCCTGCACCGACGACGATTCCGCTAGAGAGATCAGGCGCATATGTGTTTGAAATATGGGACGAGGATCAGCGTCTGATGCGACTGGAGAGTGGTGCAGGAGGTGTGGTTGCGGAAACCTGGCAGCACGTGGTGGTGACGACCACGGACAGTACCACATTCTGGCCGACCTGGAGCATGTATATTAATGGACGATTGGTGGGTGAAAAGCGCGATGGACGTGCGAGTCCCGCCATGGATCTGACACAGAACTACATTGGTAAGAATATGCGGGCTTGTCTGCAGGATTTTCGCATCTATCGATTACCGATGACGGAGGCGAAGATTGAGGCGGCCATTGCCTGGGGAATGCCGATGCTGCATCCGAATCCTTAGGCTAGTACAAAGTTGAAGTCACACTCGAGGCCTGACAGGGGCTCGAGTACGATGCAATACTATACTGTCATTCTGAGTTTCGGTCAGCAGACACATGGCTATGCCGACTTCCTGGATAGCCTCCCCTATATCCTCCAGCATATCTGCAGAGATGAGATCAGCTTCGATATTATACGCAGCGAGCGCGTGATGTTTACGAATCTGCGCATATTAGTTGGAATGCCTATTCAGGCATGTGCAACTCTGAGTCATGGTGTCAGAGATCCAGCACAGGCCAGCTGTACTGTGACTCTGATGCTCTGGCTCAATAGCCTACGTATTGGCGAGCCTTTGAGGAAGGCCTGGGCAGCCTGGTGTAGGCTAAAGGACATGGCTCTCTCCGCGACACCGATCTATCTCCTGAGTCACGGCTTCCGCGCGACTCAAATGGTCGATGATGACCCCTGTGAGCCGACAAACTTGACGCCGCATTCACTGGCGCCCACTGACCCGTACGATGGCATCACGCAGACTACAACGAGAGTACCTTGAGATTCAACAGGATCCACCCGCGAACTGTACCGCGGGACCCGTGAGCGAGGCGGATTTCTTTAATTGGGAGGCCATGATCTTCGGACCGGCGGACTCTCCATTCCAGGGCGGTGTCTTCAACATGACGATCCGCTTTCCGAGCGACTATCCCTTCAAACCGCCCATAATTACCTTCAAGACGAAGATCTTTCATCCCAATATTAACTCTGCAGGAGGAATCTGTCTGGACATTCTGAAGGGTCAGTGGAGCCCTGCCCTGACTATTTCCAAGGTACTGCTGAGCATCCTCTCACTGCTCACGGACGCTAATCCGAATGATCCGCTGGTACCGGAAATTGCGGAACTCTACCGGCGGGATCGCACGGGCTATGATGCCAAGGCACGGGAATGGACACAGATGTATGCGCAGGGTTAAGGGATTCCTTGTAATTGTACTGAAATATAGCCCAGTCCAAGAATACGATTATTCACATTAATACTACAATTTATAGTTGTAGAATCTTGATTATAATTTATGGTTCGAATTAATAGAGCATTTAAATTACTATTTTGATAAGCTCGAGATCCGCTACGGATAACAGACTGGTTTGGAGTTACAAATAATCTATCTCTTCCATTTCCAAAATTGTTAGTATTATAAGAGAGTTCAAAGCCAGCAGCATTATTGTTATCATTATTATATGCAAAAAACGATCCTCTTATTTGTATAGAACCGCATGATAAAATATATCTTAAAGCAGTTCTTATATTAGAATTATCGAGGCTAGTACCATTATTACCAGTCACTCCTGCAGTGGTTGATCCATTATATGTAATACCATTATATGTGCAAGCATATGTACCTATAATTCCTTCAGGTGTTTGAAAATTGAGATTACCAAATAGTGCTATCCCAGTATTAATATTAAATGTATAATATGGATTTCCAAAATTACTATATATCGTCCCAGTCGTCATAGGAATATATAGATAAAGAGATGGATTACCGAAGCCTGGGGCAGATGTTAATGATAGACTACCACCGATAAGTTGTCCACCAGTAGAAATAGTACCATTATTTGTTGCCATTATGGTACCACCAGTAGCAAGACTACCACCGACAATAGCTCCCCCTGTAGAAATAGCACCAGTGCCAGATGATATTGTTCCAGCACCAGTTGCAACAATGCTGCCACCTGTAATCGTCCCAGATGCAGAAAGGCTACCAGCACTAACACTAAGTCCACCAGTAGTCACTGTAAGACCACCAGTAACACTTATGCCGGTATTTGCTGTTAGGAGATTTGTGATATTAGCTCCTCCCGTCACTGTAAGACCACCAGTAACACTTATGCCGGTATTTGCTGTTAGGAGATTCGTGATATTAGCTCCTCCCGTCACTGTAAGACCACCAGTAACACTTATGCCGGTATTTGCTGTTAGGAGATTCGTGATATTAGCTCCTCCCGTCACACTTAGTCCACCGGTAGTCACGGTTAGCCCCGCCCCTGCGGTAATGGTTCCAGAGACACCGAGACCTCCCACCACTGTCATAACATTTGGAGAGAGAGGTAGGACAGTATTATTGGTGGTACCCACTACGAGAGTACGAATATGTGCCTGTGTCACGTTAAGCCCAGACACATCATCTATATTAACCATTTCATGGGATAGTACGTTAAGATTAGTCGTTGTTATAGTCTGAGCCACTATATGTCTCGCTCCACTGATATCGCCGACACCATTCAAAAGAAGATCATTCCCACCCATATCAACATTATGTAGAGCTGGTTCAAACGCCCAATCAGCTAATCCAGATATATCTGCAGCCTGTGCTATCTGGTCATTATTATAATATAATATACCATCTCTTGCATGGATATAATTATTTGCAGAATAATTATCTCTAATATACATAACAATTCCAGAAATATCATCTATTGGATTAACGCGCAAACCTGAAAGCGTGGGGAAGGTTGTGAATCCGATGGTACCATTTGGATTAACAACGGTGGCTAGACTGTTGTTCACTGCAGGCGACCCATCGGGAGATTGTACCACGAGCTCATTGGTCTTCAGACGATTGACCGTACTGGTTCGCCGCAGATTTGATGCCATCTCTTACCAGCGGCCAAAATTAAATCGGTGGTAGTACGAAACAAAGGGGATAGATCGACGCGGCTGGACCATATGCCCGTACATTAAGGTCAAGGGTGGCAAGTCTAGAGCTCCATGTTCCAGGGATTCCACCACCGATTGAACATTCACCACTTGTAGACCAGATTCCATTGAGCTTGGTCTGACATTGATACCTCGAGAATGTTCGTATGCTCTGATAGCTATTCCCATTATTGTCTATACCAAATGCGGGATCATCTTGATTCAAATAGCTATCAATCGTATCACATACGGTTGGCCATGGCCCTGATAGGCCTGGAATAACAGCGCTCAGATCAATACTTAGTCGTAGAAACTTGAAAAAGATATTGAAATTGAATGAGTTATTGAATTGGAATGAGCCTAGTAGGATAGTAAAGATATAGGGTGTATTCGCATGGAAGGTAAATGGATGATTTTTGGAATCACGCTTGGCCCATACAGTATCACCTGCGCAGGATCGCCATTGATTTATATAGGTGTGACCACATATATCGAGATAGACACCATCAGTTACGTTCACGCCAATCTCCACGTCAGTCAAGTCCATTATAGAGAAGAGGGTAAAGGTAATCTTTTGGATATTAAAATTTGGATTAGTTAGGATAATATCGGCCGCAGAAATATCGCGGGTCATACCAACAACGGATCCGTAATCAATCGAATTAGTACTGATCACAGTTGAAGGAAATTCCAGTCGCGGCGCAGAAGATAACCATGTCTGGAGCTGGAAGGCGTTAATATAACCTGGGCCAGGTGTCACACTCTCAGGTGTGTGAAATGTCACAGGACTACTAGCAGGACTCTCATTGAGACTATTCAAGGCCGTAACCGTAAACATATAGGTCTTCTGTCCTTCCAACCCATCAATGATATAGTGAGAGCTACCATGTATTCCAGAGATATCTATGATATCCCACGCGCCAGCATAGGAGGGCGGGGACAGACACTGAATACCGTAATGCGTCGCACCCGCTACATCGGCCCATGTTAGCCAGGCAGTATATGAAGTGACCATCTCTGCGGACAGGTCCATCGGTGGCGCCGGAACAGAGGCACTAACATCGACATAAATAGGGGCGCTCACAAATACTTCGCTGGTATATGGAAATGTACCGTAACCAGGATAGGATAAAGAGATACCCGCGATATTTAAAAATGCCAAGAATCTACTGGTAGTCCCGTAGTTGCCTGAGGGATCATCCGTGAATTGGAGTGTTTGTCCCGCACGAATATTCAGAGCTATTGTATTATCCGTATAGTTATAATCCATTTGCAACAATGATGGAAATGCCTCATTAACCAGAGCTGTCAGTCTGTCAATAGAGATTGGAGCCGATGATGCATCAATTGTCAGTATGTGAAGGGCGCCGATTTGATCCACTATAGATAGCGATGTCTTGGATTGGAAATGGAAGTTGGGGTAAAAGGGCGGTCGTACCGCGATAAATATCTTTCGCTGATCAAAGAGTGTCAGTAACCGATTTATAATTTTACCCAGTTCGGTTATAGCATCCCGCGCACCTGGTTCTTGGACTTCAAATACAAGTGCCGAAATATCTACTAGTACGATCGATCCACTAATATCTAGTTTTGGGTACCAGCCCATGGCATTGAAGGAGAGATCGGTCGATGAATTCTGATAGATGAGATCTGTTCCAGCCTGGTAGAGACTGGAATCCCCTATGTTAAGCTGAGTTATCTGCACTGTCTCCGCACTCAGAGTATCGATAATCGCCGAACTGGCTTCAATGGTACCGACCGCTGCACAGACTATCCATGCGTTCGGCGCATAGAGTTCATTAATTAATCCACTACTTACATCCATCATTACCATCTGCGCCTTCACTGTACAGGAACTATCGATCCGCGCACAACTGACATCTAGGCTCCCTAGATTTAGGGCATTAATCATCGCAGAACTGACATCCAGATAGTTGACATTCGCAACAACCGCACTAAGAGCATTGACATTTGCAGAACTGACATCCAGAGTCACCGCACTCAGAGCATCGACAATCGCCGAACTGACATCCAGAGTCACCGCACTCAGAGCATTGATATTCGCAGAACTGACATCCAGAGTCACCGCACTCAGAGCATCGACAATCGCCGAACTGACATCCAGAGTCACCGCACTCAGAGCATTGACATTCGCCGAACTGACATCCAGACTGTTCAAATAGAGATCCCGTGACCACCCCGCTATTCCCGTCACCGAATCATGGGTGACCAGAACCGAATCCGCCACAGGCAGAGAGCCATCAGGATTCTGCCAACGCAGTCCCCGTACCTTAATGGTCTGAAACTCTGCCGTACGACGCTGTGACGACATTCTCTATTGGTATGCCGCGGATCCCTCCACGCGAAGAAACCGCCGCAGCCTCTAAGGATGCCAACATCAACTCTCTTACAGCTCGTGGCGCGGGGTAGACAGGATGCCTACCTCACCAGTAACCCCCAGTTCACTTTCTTCAAGCAGGTCTACCGTCGTCACACGCCCTTTGCCATTGAATCTATACCCATCGAGCTCGACGGTACCCTCAACCTCGGCCAGCGCATCAGCTGTCTAATCCCCCGCAAGGCTGAGCTCCTGAGCTCCATATTTCTGGAAATAGATCTCCCACCCATTCCTAAAGTAGGCGATACGGACTACTTCTGGGTCAATGACGTCGGTCACGCACTGATCTACGATGTCAGTATCGAGATCGGTGAGAAGGAAATCGACAAACAGACCGGAGAGTGGATGCAGATATGGGGCGAGCTCACTACACCACCGGGTCTCCGCTACGGCTATAACGAAATGATCGGCCACTTCAATGCCTATCCGCCATCAGTACCAGAGGCCGGCCTGGGCCTCAAGCTCCAGATACCACTCCGGTTCTGGTTCTGTCACAATATTGGACTAGCCATTCCCCTGATTGCACTCCAGGCCCATCCGATCCGTCTCATCTTCCATCTGCGACCCTTTAATAATCTCTGGTGGTCGGCCAACGGCCTGCCCTCTACGCCACCGAATCCTGTCCAGCCCACCCGGCTACAGCTCTACGCTGACTATATCTTTCTGGACAAGGATGAGCGACAGATGTTTGCCGCCCGCGAACACGAATACCTCATCGAACAACTACAGATCGTACCACCGCAGACCGTAACCGCCGGTGCCAACTCCGCTATTGTCCCACTCATCCTGAACCACTGTTGCAAAGAGTTTGTCTGGGTTATCCAACAGACTCGCATGCAGGGACTGCATGAGTGGTTCAACTATTCGAATTCATGGGAGTATAACGGAGGCGGTCCAGAACCAGGGGTCGTGACAGATGATCTCCTTGGATCGGCCCTTCTCCGTCTCGACGGCTACGACCGATTCTATGCGCGATCGGCCCGTTATTTCCGCATCACGCAGCCCTATCAGCGTCACACCAATGTGCCGGATCGCTTCATCTATCTCTACAGCTTCAGTCTCCGTCCTGAGGCAGACCAGCCCAGTGGTACCATAAATGCTAGCAAGATCGACGATATCCGAATGCAGCTCCAGTTCAATACGGCGCAGCTCGGCTATGAGAGGCAGGTCTCCTTCTTCGCGACGAACTACAATGTTCTTCGTATCATGGGTGGTCTCGGTGGTGTGGCATTTATCTCATGATAACTTCGGCAATGACCTTAGAGGATGACCGAGAATAATCTTGACGATATATTTGAGCGTATCGTCAGGGGAAGATACCCGCTCTCTGAGGGGACCAGCACAGCCCGGTTCTGGGCACCCACGAATACAACGGTAACCCTTGAAAATAAAGATGGAACAGTCAAAGAAGACTATAAATCACCGGGCCTCCATGTCCCAAGACCAGATCGCGATCTCCTCACGGTACAGCTGCTATCGACCTTTCTGGGCGTATTTGGCATCGACCATTTTTATCTCCGCAGCCCTGCCACGGGTATTATAAAACTGCTAACATTTGGCGGCTTCGGACTCTGGTATGTCTGGGATCTGCTACAGGTATGGTTCGAGTCCAAACGCATCCTCAGCTATGGGCTGACGACGCCATTGGATTTGGTCCTCGGAATTGGACAGGGTATGATCACGAATGTGAAAACTGCCTACAAACAGGAAACCTCCTTCTTCCTTTGGACGCTATCGACAGTGTTTGGATTCATGGGATTGGATATGTTTCTTCTGGGTCGCATATGGTTGGGCGTACGTATTCTCATGCTCTTTGCATTGGCCCTCATTCCCATGATGTCTGTGTTTACTGCCATTAAAGAGAAGGGTATTGTTGCGGGCATCGAAGCACTCAGGGGCTTTTCGGGCATTTGGTTCCTGATCTTCACCTTCTGTATCGGGTCCATGTGGCTCAGTCACCTCTACACAATATTCATTGATCCGACAAAAATTATGACAGATGGGATAACCAATCCAAAGATAGCAGTGACCGTCTTGGGCTGGTATACGGGGCTGTTTGTAGATAAGGATACTACGAAGCCTTATCCTGAATCTGCCACGGATTGGAAAACGGTGCAGGAACAGTACACTGTCAATAATGAGTGGATTATTGGCGATGATCTTGCAAAGATGTTCTGGATTGGTCATGATGAGAAAGTGGTGGTGAATACCTCAACTAAGACGGAGGGTGTCCCACCCTGGTTGATTTTGAAGCGTCTATTCGTAGTAATGATGGAAGCCCTCACTGGTGCGTTCAAATCGTTGATGGCTATGACTCCTTGGGGTAAGGCAGCTTCTGGCCTTGGGAACCTTGCGGGAACTATTCCTGGCATTGGAGGCCTTGTAAGCGCTGCGGGAGGTCTTCCTTCTGGCATTGGAAGCGCTGCGGCAGGTCTTCCTGGCGTTGGAGGCCTTGTGAACCTTACGGGAGGTCTTCCTTCTGGCCTTGGAAGCGCTGCGGGAGGTCTTTCTTCTGCCCTTGGAGGTCAGTCACCGCAAATCGGCGGCGCCTACCCACATGCCGAACCGCTCTCCACCGAATCCAAGATAATTGGTGCAAGCCTGATCGCCCTTATTGGCGGAGGAGCCATGAAGGTCCTCATAGATAAGCTGGTAGCACCCAAGCACTAACTACGTACAGCTAGACCGCGCGCCAACCGCCGCCCCTCCCACGAATCCAGTCTTACCGATCTGACATCTCTATGCGATGTGAGCATGACAAGACGACCGCTGGTGGGATTACAGAGAGTGACCGCCCAGGGGCGAAAATAGGGCGCGATCCAGATAAAACCCTCTGCCAAACACTCTGCTATGCCGATCGGTGTTAGGTTACAGGACCACTCTATCCGCTGACGCAAAACGGGCGGCCATGACATATCTATTATAGATTTGTGTAAGATTCTTTAGCCTCAATAAGGGATGCATACCATAGTAGTCGGTGCCGGAATCGCAGGTCTCTGGATCGCGAGCCAACTAGCAGCACAAGGCGAACAGGTCACTGTCCTCGAGCGCGACACAGTATCCGGTGGACGTGTTCGCACATCGCGTTACGGCTATGAACTCGGTGCAGGGCGTCTGTCCTATTCACACAAACGCGTCGCAGCCCTCGTGCGCCGCTATGGACTCCATGCTATATCCATCGGACACGAACAGTACTGGATCCCCAAAGGAAAAGCAGAGATGGTGCCAAATCACTTCTACACCGCCTGGCCGGCCGTTATTTCCGCACTCAAGCGTCTCCCTCCCGCCACACTGGCTAGGCATACACTCCGCGAACTCTCTGAAGAGGTCATCGGGGCCAAAGCGGCTACCAATCTGTTGGATCACTATCCCTATCGTGCCGAAACAGAGCGCCAGCGTGCCGACATTGGTATCCACTGTTTCGACGCCGAAATGGGTCACGACACTGGATATTACGTAGTGCGCGAAGGACTGTCGGCAATCATCCGTGGTCTCGCTAAGGACCTCACTGATGCCGGCGGACGCCTGCTGCTGAATAAGGATGTGACGAACATCCGTCACTGCCTACAGGCGGATCACCATTACAGTATAACAACGGCTGATCGCCAGACCTACCAGGCTGATCGCGTTATTCTTGCGCTGCCGGTGACTGCTCTGAAGAAGCTGTCCGTAATGCGTACGGTAGAGGCGCTGAGCTATCTGGACATGGCACCGCTGACGCGGATCTATGCATGTTATCCTCATGGCTGGCCCTATCCGCGGATTATTACGGATTCGCCGCTGCGCGATATCATTCCAATAAATGCGAAGAAGGGAGTGGTGATGATCAGCTATACGGATGACAGGGATACGGCGCACTGGCATGGCCTCAGTGCTGCTGCACTAAAGAAAGAAATACAAAAGGAGGTGGTGCGACTCTTCCCTGGAATAGAAGAGCCGCGCTGGGTACGGCCTGTGGAGTGGGCATCTGGAACCACCTACTGGAAGCCCGGCGACTATTCGCCGGCGGAGATGGCCAGTGCAGCCATGTGTCCGCGTGACGATATGCCGGAACTCTATTGCTGCGGCGAGTCCTTTTCGGTTTACAAACAGGCCTGGATCGAGGGTGCGCTGGAGAATGCGGAGATGCTCTTCAAGGCGATCAAGACTTAGGCCAAGGGATTAAGGACTAAACCAGCTGCGGAGATCTGTTTGTACGTGCGGGCCTTGCTTTGTCTGTTTCTTAGCAGGGCCCTGTGCCCTTGGCTCTGCCTTTGGCTCTGCCCTTGGCTCTGCCCTTGGCTCTGCCCTTGGCTCTGCCCTTGGCTCTGCCTCTATTTCTATCTCTTCCTCTATATGTTCTATGATATCAATGTTGATGCTGCTGTTACTGCTGCTGGCCTGCCTGACATGAGAAGCAACGGCAGCAGCAACGGCAGCCCGATCCACCCAGTTATTCCCATAGGCCTGCCAGCCACCGCCCACCTGGTGTCCTCTCACATGTTCTAACTTCCAAATGGGTCGCCAAATCTCCACCAGCGGCTTAATCAGATCTAGATTCTGAAGAGGTTCTCCACTATCTCGCTTCCATCCCTTACGCTTCCATCCTGGCCCCCACTTGCTCGTACAATTGATGGTATACATAGAATCTGTATAAATAGTCACAGAGCCACCATTATGTTTTATCCAAGAGCGCAAGGCCTCTAATAATGCCTTCAGCTCCGCACGCTGATTCGTGGCTGGATGGCCTGGTCCGGTCTCTAGACGTGCTGCACCCGATCGGGTCGGCTCAAGATATTCCATCACAGCACCCGGCCAATAGGCCCAGGCCCACCCACCCACAGCATTTTTTGTACCATTTCCGCTACACGCACCATCACAGAAGATAGCCCCTGTCATTGTACTCTAACAGGGGCGATCGTGTTTTCGTGTGTCATCTTTACCTTTTACATTTGGACAAATGTATCAAAGGTAAAATAAGGATGAAGTCCGATTACAAGACAGAATTAGCCAATCTCAAAGCCCAGTCGCCCTTCGCCGGCAAGGCCATTCTGATAAAGTTCTATCGTGATCTCACGTCAGAGAACACAAGAAAGAGAAGTACTCGTCGGAAAAGCCGTAGTGGCACCCGTTAGGCTCCTGCACATCTGGCACACGGCGCGACGAGGTGTTATCCGCATGAATAAAGGAGACGATGACATCGGCCGGCCCGATCTCCACAGAGTGCTCTACACGCCCTTCGAGGAATCCCGCCCCCTCCGCCATCGACAGATCAGGAAAAGGGCGACTAGTCCAAGCGGCCCGTGTAAAGAGCAGCGAGGCCTCCGAGACACGGTTCACCACCGCATCCGTCAACGGTGGCACATTGATGGCCGACACGTACTTGCGGATATCATAGACCGGTAGCGTGGAACAATAGACGATTTCGCTCCGCGCCGGTGTCAAGAGCCAGGAAGCACGTGCAGCGATACTGTTAGTCGGATAATGGTCATCATCGTCCATCACGGCAAACACGGTCACATCCTCCGCTGCCATCTGCACGGCGAGATTCCGCTTGGCACCGATCGTGGTCGCCGCCGGTACTGACTTATAGCGTACCACTAGACCTGGTGTTCGCTCCTTGAACTCTGACACGAGATCGGCCAGGTTGTCGTCCCCCTCATCGTCAACAATGATCCATTCTAGACGCGATATTGGCCAGGCCTGCTGAGTCACGTTCTGTACCATGTTAGTCCACCATTTGATTCGTCCACCGGTCGCCGTAATGATTCCGATCTTTGGAGGCATCGTACCCTTGGGTGGCGGAGCGGGTAGGGCGGGAGGATGCGACTTGCGCTGAGCGGCAGTAAAGATCGATCGTAGGAGATTGAGAGAACGCTTACGGTCATCGAGGGCTTCTCGAGAGACAAACAGATCCATTGCAGTCTTGGTCCATTCTTCTGCAGAAGTAGCCGCAGACGCAAGTACATTGAACCGCGCCCAGGGTACGGCCAGTCGCACAGGCTGATCGAGGTACAAGTGTATGTCCGCCACGGCCCCTGCACCTTCCGAGGGTGGTAACCATTTTAGGGGATCAACAAAATGGGCTTGCAGCCCATTTGTCATAGAGAGGCGCAGAAAGTTCAGATATTTAGACAGGCCCCGATCCTCCGAGGCAAAGACGCGAATCTGCATGACTGGATTGTGTGATAATCGCTCTGCTCCGTTTAGGTCATCACATCATAAGTGCTATCTTCTCCTGCAGTTCATTGGGTGGTGTAAAGCACTGCACGGCGTGGTAGTAGTAGGAGGTGGGAGAGGCAAAGGCCCGCTTGCAGCCCGTGCAGTTCACTTCTCCGGTACTCTCTGCAGAAGGGATCCAGCCGGTTCCGTGCATACGTCCGATATGGATGAGAAGATTAGCCTTCATCCGTGCCGTATGGTTGCAACAGGGACAGTTCCAGCTGGGTAGTGCGTCTGGTGACGGGTGTGCCTGCAGCATGTGCTGTGTCAGACCCGACTTCTGGATGAAGCCCTTTGTGCAGATGTTGCAGATATGGCTCATCTCTCCGGTATGTTTCTTCATGTGGTAGAACATGGTGTTCTGGCGCACCTTGGTAACTCCGCAGTCGGGGCAGACGAACTCACCCTTCTCATTCCGGACATAGGTCATCTTAGTAGGTGTCTGATTCATCGTACTTGCCCGGTGGGGGCAGCACTACCTGATCAACTTTTGGTGACTGCTGGCAAACAAAAACCGCTGCGTTCAGTATAAGATGACTGAGATGACTGTTGGTTCCAAGGCGCAGGTCTTCCACGGCACGGCTAAGCACACCTCCGGCGGTCTCGAGAAGAAGGATCTTGTCCAGAATAAGCATGGGCGCATTGTGAGCAGGCGCAAGATGCTGGCGGGCCGCAAGGCCCTCAAGTACCTGACGCGCAAGGGCTACAAGGCGAAGAAGGGCCGGTTCACGCTGTTCAAGAAGGGTCGCAGAAGCCAACAGCAACAGGGTGGGTTTTATTAAAGAGCTAAGGAGCTGTGCCCTGTAGCGACACCAACAGCAGAAGCAGCAACACCAACCGCAAATCAAGAAGATATGATCTCAACTGCTCTTAGCAATTTAGATCATACATCCGAAGCCTAAGGAGCTGTGCCCTGTAGCGACGCCAACAGCGACGACTATGCCACTACCCGGTTAACCGACCCATCCTCCATCAGTACGTAACCCCGGAAACCCAGCTGCGGGTATTTGCTCTTTAACAGCGCCTGGAGCTCCGTAAGGTGGTGCGCATGGGGCGCCACATCATGGTCATCCGCCAGCCCAAGCGTAGCCTTGTACATGCCGCAATCCAGGTGATCAAAGCACCAGATCTCCTTGATGTCGTGCAAGGCCACGGCCAGATCCACATGATCCATAAAGGTCGGGCGCCAAGTGGGATAGTCATTCTGGAGTACTCCCAGCGAAGCCCCCGCCAGAGCCACCAGATCATAATCATCGTGCACCTCCTTGTCATTTATCAGAAAGTGAGCCAGGCGCTCCGTAAAGCGCGGATCAATGCAGCCGAGCACCAGTACCTTGGCACCCTGCTTCTTGAGATTAATAGTCGGAGGAGCTGCAGATCGCATGTAACCAACGACAACTCCCACGATCAGACAGGCAATTCCAACAATCCAGATATTGACTTGCATTCTATTCTATCAGACCTAAAACAAACCTCAATGCAAGGCAATACGGTCTAAGACTGCACCTAGAATCTGCAGCTGCCGCGCCACCTGAGTCACCGTCAGTGTCGCGAGTGCCGGTGAATCCGCCGGCCGGTACCAGTGCCAGACACCAGCGGCAACTGTCAGTCCATATCCGGCAGTTGCCAGCTGCGGCAGCAGCGGTGTCAGATCAAGGCCTCGGGGAACCGCCCGTCCTGTCCATTCCTGCACGACAGTCATGAGAGCAGCAGAAGGAGCAGATCCCAGTACCGGAAAAAAAACCTGATCCGGCGGATCGCCGACCCATCCGCCTCCCATGAACCCCGGCAGGCGTAACACGATAGCCGTTGCCGTTGTTGTTACAGCAGATCGCAGCGACGCCGTGAGTTTGACAGTCAGACCAATGTCAGGCCCCACCACCAGCAAGATCGGTCCAGGCATGTGTTGGAGCACGCCGAGTAAGCAGGACCACTCCTTCGCCCCTGGCGAACGCCAGATCTGTGTCCAACTACTATCAGCCGCCAATGCCACAGACATGGGCGCACCCCGCCCTGTTACGAGGATGCGCGTAATATATTGCGACAAGAGGAACTCCGTGGGTAGCCATGGACTGACAACGGTATCGGGACTCTGCCAGACAGCGACCAGTTTGGACTGAATCACTCCCGTGTATTCCTCGAGGCGAATCGGTTCCGCACTCATCTCTGCCGCCATACATCAAAATCACCCGACCAATCAGACGCATGTGTACCACCGAACTCCTGACATTGGCAGCAGTCATGGTGGTTCTCGACGCGGCCTGGCTGACGGCCAGAGGTGCCGCAAGTCGCAGTATGATCGCCACTCTCCAACGGTCTCCGCTCACGGTTCGTCTTCTCCCTGCGGCTCTCGTCTATGTCCTCATGATCGCCGGTCTCTGGTGGTTCGCAGTACAGCCCGCCAAGGATTGGAAGGTCGCCGCAGCAAACGGTGCAGCCCTCGGCGCCCTCGTGTATGGAGTCTATGACCTCACAAACTACTCCACCCTGACCGCCTGGCCACTCTCCTATGCCGTCGCCGACTGGGTCTGGGGCAGCGTACTGTTTGCCACGGCTGCCGCAGCTGCGGTCGCGGTCAGATAAATGGATCATAGGCCCACTGCAGCAGCGCCTGCCGCTCCCGCAACCGACAGTGCTGCGCTGGTCGCCATGCAGGACATCCACCGCGTAGTGCTCCTGCGTGTCGGCGAAAGGCACGCCATCGTCGAATCTGTATGAGATCGAGATCCGGAATACGCCGTCCCATCCAGTATCGACAGTACCACTGAAACCAGCCGCGTTCATCGGGATTCCGCATGGGATCACCGAGGGCTCCGTGATAGTGATCGTCTGTGGACGCACCGTGCTGCCGTGAAGGTGCCCAGCCAGAAGTGCGCCAGACAGAGAGAGGCTGTCGGGATTTGACACCGAAGAGATTACAGTCTTCGGGATTGACGCCTTCGGGTGAGAGCCGGCCGAACTGTAGAGCAGCGATGAACCAGTCGGCGGGAAACTCGGACGTACAGTCATTCAAATAGCGCCCTTCAAAGACGCCGAGCATGAGCATGTCGGCGGGACTGAGATCTGGGCGAAAGTCGGCGGGCAAGTCTCCTGGCGCCGCCTCGAGCAGATAGGAATATCCGCGACGCAGCGCCATGCCAGTGGCACCGCGTATTCGGTCACCCTTCTTGAACTGTGCCAGAGTACGCCCGTGTCGGTGTAAGTTTGACTCGATGATGGCCACTGTTAGACCTGGCATGCCTTCCTCTAAAGCTTCACAATCAAAAGAAGCAGCAACAGCAACAGCAACAGCAACAGCAACAGCAACAGCAACAGCATTTCGCGAATCCCTTGATGCCAAAGACCGCATCATTCATGACCTAGCGGTACGGATGCTGAAGACACGCTATCGCCCAGATCAGACAAATGCCTGGATCCGGTTTTCTGCAATAAAGCCTTAACCGTCCCATAGAACTGACTAGTTGGGCTCTCCACTTTTTTGAGCCAGCCCCGTACATCTGCATTGCTCTTGAGCTGACGGATCTCTGCCACAGTGAACCAGCCACCGATTGAGTGTTCGCGTGGGGCAATGCGCATGCGTAAAAGCGCGGAGAATGCAACGATACCTACCCAATAGGGGCGCTTCCCAAACCGCTGCGACTGGCCCTCAATGCTATAGTCGGCACCAGCGGTCAGCCCTGTCTCTTCAAAGGTCTCGCGAATCGCGGTCTGCAGCAAGTTGTCGTCGTAGTTCTCTGTGTGCCCCTTGGAGAAACTCCAGATGCCAGTCTCACGGCCACAGAGAAGAAAGTAGCGGGCCTCGCCCTTGTGGGGAAACATGAGAATAACTCCGGCACCAATCATTTTGATCTATTCAGCTATCTTGCACTAAGTGGATCGTACTATAAGCAGTGATGAACCCACCCTTCATCAACTTTTAATGGCTGCCCTAATCAGAAGCATGTCGTCAAGCTCTGCATCAAGCTCTGAACCGGAGCGTTGCCACGCTGGTGTATGTAAGAAGGGCCAAACTGTCAAACCCCACGAGTTCAGTTTCGCCCGTTACAAGCGTGAGCGATGCACGAAGGTCTGTGAGGCAGGATCCAAGCTATGTGCTCCTTGCAAGAAGGTAGAGGCTGCGTTTAGGGGAGGCAAGCTTGGCTTGTGGCACGGGTTTCACGGTGCCAATGTGGCGGAAGGCTCTCATGCGGAGGGCGGCGAATGGGCCGCTGCACAGAATGCGCGTAACGCAGCGCGCCTGGCTAAGGAAGCAGTAAGTGGCGTACCCGGTGGAGCAGCCATTGTGGCTGCCGCGACTGCTGGAGCGAATGCAGCGGCCGGTGCGATAGCCAAGGCGGCGAAGATAACGCGCAAGGCTACGACGGCTATTACTGCCTTGAAGCGGGTGGCGGCTGCGGGTGCCAAGCGTGCGCAGACTGCAGCCAAACGGGCTGAACTCCTCCGGTCCTCATCTTCCGGATCCAGCTCTTCTGGATCCAGCTCTTCTGGATCCAGCTCTTCTGGATCCAGCTCTTCTGGATCCAGCTCTTCTGGATCCAGCTCTTCTGGATCCAGCTCTTCTAGGCGACGTACATCTAAGCGACGGTCGTCAAATAAAGCGCCAATGACTCTGATCTATAAACGCGCATCCAGTCCGCCCATTCGTGCCGCCTCCGGTGCCTCTGCAGACAGGCCGACCTCTCCCGATTTCCCCCGCCGCGCCGCGTACAGCGAAAACTGGGGTCGGCAGGTATCGCCTAACTCTGAAAAGATGGAACCGGTCCGGTTCTTTGATCAGCGTCCTCCGGTTGCAGAATAGATTACCGCGTACTAATTTTGATAACAATAAGTAGAACAAATGAGCCTCCTCACCCTCTTCCGCAAGACCGTCAAGCGCAGTACCAATGCCGTTCGCCGCGTTGGAAAGGTAGCCCGCAATGCCACCAAGCGTGGCACGAATGCCCTCGGCATTACCAAGCGTCGCAAGGGTCGCAAGGGTCGCAAGAGCCGCAAGAGCCGCAAGAGTCGCAAGAGCCACAACAAGAGCAATGCACACCAGTAGAACACAAGAGATCTCAGTTATCCATATTCTGTCGTAGGAGTGCCAACTGTTTCTGTTGATACTCGAGAACCACCTCTGCACCACTGACGGAGATTTCGCCGATACTCAACCCGGTCCAGGTCATTCAAACAGTCGATCAACATGACATGGCAGAGTCATTGCAAGGCAGTGTTTGGCATATGCTACTATGCATCCTGCTCTTAGCAGGGGCTAAAAACTGACCAGCGGGCTAGCGCCAACGGTCACGATCGGTACGATGTCTCTCCTGATTGTTGAAAGTCCGGCCAAGTGCAAGAAGATCGCCAGCTACCTGGGCGCCGGCTGGCGTGTCCAGGCCACCATGGGTCACATCCGATCCCTCAAAGAGGATTTGGATGCGATCGGATTCGATGCGAAACGCGGCGCAGCGCAGCAGTGGCGACCGACCTATGAATCGATTGCGAGTAAACGGGACGCCATCGCCTCACTTAAAAAGGCGGCCAAGGGCGTCAAGGTTTACCTGGGGGCGGACGATGATCGCGAGGGAGAGGCCATCGCCTGGCACACCTGCGCCGTCCTGGGTCTCGATCCGGCCACAACTCCGCGCGTGGTCTTTCACGAGATCACGGAGACTGCGTTAAAGGCCGCCGTGGCCAATCCGCGCACGATTGATCTGAACAAATTCAACGCTCAGCAGGCCCGTACCATGCTGGACATGCTGATCGGCTTCACGCTCAGCCCATGTCTGTGGCGAGGCGTGGGCTACAAACCGGGACTTTCTGCAGGCCGGTGTCAGACACCAGCACTCCGTATTATCTATGATCGCGATCTGGAGATCGAGGCTCATGAGTCGGTCACGAGCTGGCGCATCTCTGCAACGACTACGGATGGACTTGTATGGACTCAGAAGCCAACAGCAATGACAGAAGACGCCGCCCTGACCATTCTCAAGGAACTACCTGCTACGCCTAACACTCTGACCATCACTGAGCGCACCGAGCGCGTCTCTATCTCTCATGCGCCGAAGCCCTTCATCACCTCGAGCCTGCAGCAGGAGTGTTCGTCACGATTGGGACTGACACCGAAGATCACAATGAAGGTGGCACAGACACTCTATGAGGCGGGACACATCACCTACATGCGTACTGATAATCCGGTACTCAGTCAGGAGGCAGTGTTAGCCGCATCGGAGGTTGTCAAGGCGCGGTGGGGCGAATCCTATCTGGGATCAGTGGGGGAAACTGTCAAGACCAAGAAGGTAGTGAAGAAGAAGGCTACGGTTGCCTCTTCTGACATGCCAAATACTAGTGCAGCGCATGAAGGCATACGCCCCACGCACATGGAGGTCTCCACAGCTGAAGAACTCGAAGGAATGGGCCCCATTGAACGCCGCCTCTACGGCCTAATCTGGACACGTACCATTCAATCCGTCATGGCAGCCGAAGAGCGTGACGTGGTCAAGGCCGTTGCGGTTCCCACACCCAAGCCCACCCTAATCAGCCTCGAAACCAGCTGGGATCAAACACGATTCGCGGGTTGGCGAATTCTCGATTCGACCGAAGCAAAGAACGAGGCCGAAACCACCGCATTTGAGACCCGCAAGGGACTGATCGTCGGATCAGAGAGGCTACCATGGTCAGCCTTTACCGCTACCGAACAGCGTTCTAGTCCACCGGCGCGGTACACGGAAGCCTCTCTGATCCGTGATCTCGAAAGTCGCGGCATTGGTCGCCCTTCAACCTACGCCACTCTGGTCGAGACCGTGATTGAACGCGGCTATGTGGAGAAACCGACAATGCCGGCTACCACTGTCAGTCTGCGCGGGTTCGAGCTCAAGGCGGGAGCCAAGGCGCCGAAGGCGACGGAACGCAAGGAGAAAACGGGCGCCGAAAAAGATAAACTCCACACCACTGCGCTAGGCCGTACAGTGATGCAATGGTTGCTCAGCACATTCGGCGACATGCTGGAATACGACTTTACGGCGGCCATGGAAAGTCAGCTGGATGAGGTGGGTAATGGAACACGTGTATGGGATTCGGTACTCACAAACACGTGGACTAGGTACGCGGAGCGATATGCAACGGTCATGAGCTCTGGCTCTGGCTCTGGCTCTGGTTCTGGTTCTGGCTCTGCCTTTGGCGACGGCTACAAGTTGGTCGTCTCCAAGAAAGGTCCACTCTTTGTCCTTGAGCGCGAAGGCGAACCAACCCGCTTCGCCAACGTCCCAGCGAATCTCTCAGTCCAAACCGCCACCCGTGCCGACGCCGAAGCCGCCTTCGCCGCGACCAATTCGGATGAACTCGGCAGCATCGACGGCATTCCCGTGGTACGCAAGAAGGGACCCTACGGTACCTATGCCCAATGGGGGAGTACACGACTGACCTGTCTGCCCACAGATACTCTGGCCGATCTTACTGAGAAACTTCAGGCCAAAGCGATGCCCAGCGCCGACGCCGTCGATCACCTGATCGGACCCTTCAAGATCAAACGCGGCCCCTACGGTCTCTACATGTTCCGTACCGGTGGCGCCACCAATCGAAAACCGACCTTTGTCAGTATTCCCGAGACCACGCCATGGGCTACGCTGACAGTGGAAGGAGCCGAACAGATCTATAAGGAGGCCGGCTCTAAGAAGACTAAGGCAAAGGCCCCTTGATGATCAGCGTCGAGTAGGGACTGAGTTTCTCAAATCCGCTGACAATCGCGTAACCCGCAGTCTCCGCCTCTGATATCCACTCAAAGATATGCTCCCATGTTACCCAGCGGCCGTCGCGGAGCTGGAGCAGGAGTGCACAGTCACGACCGAGAGGATCATCCGCATCTGTATCACGCGGCGCACCGGCGACATAGAGCCCCGGTGCTTCCCGATCGATTCCCCACACTTCCGATGTTTGTTGGGAGCCAGGTCGATAAATGACATGGCGCCTTACACGATAAACGGGCATCTTCCTAACCACAGGCGTCGGTATTTGACACGTGTGACGGCTAGTACATGGGCTGTCCACCCAAAGAGACTCCCGCCGGCTTGTGCACAGAGGGCGTCCCAATTCCCGGTGGCTCGAAGGGCTCATCGAACCGCTTCGTATCTTGCCGCGTGGGATTATTGAACATTCGATTGGACAAGGAAGCGGCGGCTGCATCGGCCGCCATGCGACAGTCGTCGGCATCCGGTCGCAGAATAGCCGCAATCGGATTCGCCGCGTTCTGTGGTCCCTCAGGTACGCCCCGCGGCTGCGGCGGCGCCACGGTATTTCGGTGCAGCGGTGCATCCGACGGAATCACGGCCTGCACCCGTGAGAGAGGCTGATCGAGTCGGCGGAGCTGAGACTCAACATCAATCTGATAGGCCGTACCGGGTCCACCGGCTCGGAAAGCAAACTGCGGATGTGCCATCGCGGCCTCCACCATGGCCTCAGCGTCCACAGCGTAGGGAGCGGCCGATGTCAGATACTGTAGACAGACTCTGGAATGAGGAGCAGGGCTGAGCGGCAGACCACGGGGAATCGGTCCATCAGGAAAAGAGGATTGTCGCTGCACCTTGGTCTGATCCCAGCGAATGCAGCCGTACTGAGTCTTATACCAGGAGGAAGTGTCGGCCGCAGGCACCAGTTCGCCCACCGGCGGTTCGGCATATGGCTGGCGCGGTGTATATAAGACATTGTGAGGACCGGTGACCGATGCGCCGAAATCCATGATACTCTACTGTATTGTAGGATAAGTTTTAGCTAGGAGGACCGGCCATCGTCAACGAGGCCGTCGCCGCCTGCCCCTCCACGATCTCCGTAATCCGCACCGTCATGTGCCAGTCGCAGGTCGCCGCATCGGCACCCGTCAGTGGCCGTCCATGTCGATCCACCCAGTCAAAACAGAGGTGATCGAGCCGTCCCAGTACGGGACGGAATCGTTTGGGCGACTCGATGAAGGTCTGCGCCCAGCAGCCGAAGTTATTGAGCAGCAGCTTGCCGAAATAGTGCGCCACCTGTCCTGTAGAATCCTGTGCCATAGCAATATTTTCAGGAGAAGTATGATCTACATCATTCATACTGTCAGAATCATTGAGACGCAGAAAGATATAATCGTCGACCAGTCGCGGCATGTGTGAGGCCATTATCGATTCAGTCCCTGACATGTCACGTGCCGGTCCGCCGAAGCCGAGATTCCAGCCCAGCCCCCATTCCGTTGGATCAAGGGAAGAGGCCGTCGAGGCCCATGGCAGCTCAAAGACCATAGCTGATAGATCCGCAATCACGAAGCGCCCCGCCGTGCAGTTATAAGTCACGGATAAGGAGGGTCTGACATGCGTAAGGAGTGCGGCCAGCTCATCAACCAGCTGTTGGATCGTGTAAGAACCGTCAGGGATATCTACATGGTTCGCCGATCCATCAGAGATCCAGGAGAGACGAGAATTACCCCGTGCCTCCGAGATCGCATAAAGCGCAGAGAGGAATTTGACCTGGACAATGTCGATCCGCTCTATGTTACGATATCGCCGCGGTAAACTGAGTCGTAGAGAGGTCGGCAAAGGATAGACCGCCTGATCCCGATCGAGACTGTCAAGCATGAGAACGGAAATGCGTCGCTCTTCGGCATACTTGAATGCGGTATTGTAGAGACCGAGACCAGTGTCTGGCTGCCCCGGACCGGTGGTAGATACCGTACGTCCAGGACCATTGATCCAGGCCAGTCCCTGAGCACGCCACTGATCCTGTGCGGACAGACGGGCATCGTCACTGATACCGTCTGTCGTAGAAGTCTTCTGTGAATCGGACTCTTCGGAATCTGATTCATAGGATTCATAGTTCGTGGGTGACTGCATCTGCATCTGCATCCTATTAGGAATGGTCAGAGAATCCGCGCAATGACACGCCATGAGAAGGACAAGGCATTGGCCAGCCCCATCCAACATAACTGTGTTGGAGACCTTGCATCGTGGCGGCCATTTTGCGTTAGTGGCCTAGAGAGGAAACGTCCGCAACCAGCCAGAGATGTGCGACGCCACTTTCATCGGACTCTGTGGAGACAACGTGGTTACTCTTCTGACTCCGAGCTCAACGATTCAGTGTGTTCTTGGAGCTTGCCACTCAGGATCCACGATACGACCGAGTGCTGAGAGGCGGTCCACCACCAGGCCTCATCATCTGAACGTATCGCGAACCCCCAATTCGCCGGTATTCCCATACACCAGCCAGGCTTTACAGTCACCTCAATGTACTGCACCCGCCCAATCCACGGGGCAAGCGTCACTGTCAGTGACCAGGGGTCGATCGGCTCCTCCCTTTCTGCAGGCAGGTAGCGCCGGTAACGCGAGTTAACCAACCAGAGAGTGAGCGGTCCTCCGTGCGTACAGCCGATCCACTGGCGCTCGGCACTGACCCAGCTCAGTCCCACTACTCCACCAGCGGGAAGTATATCGACGCCGACATTGTGCAGTCCCGGCAACCACCACCAGGCACGCCCTGCATCGATATCGCAGAGACCGGCCCGCAGATCTATCTGATCGGCCAGGCTCTCTTGGTTGACCAGGGCGGGCCGGGGTTTCTCTTCTGCAAGCCAGGCCGTCACTAGTATATCCATGAATACTCCATGGAGACCACCGGTCTGTGCCGTCCATAAAGTCTGTTCGGCCACTTCGGGACGCCAGGGGAGTGCACCGATCTCAACCGCCGTAGGGGTTTTCTCCGAGAGAACAGAGCGGAGTTCGTCGTGCCGACCGATCGTTGCCGGCTGTGAGAAGGTGTATTCCTGGACCGATGTAGTGTATTCCCACCAATGTACTGCCGCGCAGACTAACACGAGGATCAATAGTGCCAACACCATTGTTAGACGCACTGTTTCTAGCCGGCCGTACTAAACGGAGCCTGCTCCATGCATACTATGCCGGCGGTCCATTTTGTAACCTTTGGGTCGACTCCAAGATATGTATCAGCACTAACTCGCATAGAAAGACAGGCATGCGAATCAGGCTATTTCGACACGGTCACTGCCTATACGCAAGATAGAGTGTTAGAACTTGCGGCTCATTCTGACTTCATAGCCACTAATCCACGTGGGTACGGCTATTGGATCTGGAAAGCACTCGTAATTCTGGATCAAATGTCAAAGGTCGCTGCCGATGATATTATAGTCTATGCCGATGCAGGCTGTTCTATCTGCACTACACCTGACGCCCGTCGTGTATGGCCAGTATGGCTCGGACTCATCAAGCAGCATTCCACTCATCGGATCTGCTTTCATCACAGCCATATGGAAGAGAAATGGTCTAAGAAGGATCTGTCAGTTCTCCTGAAATGTTCCGATAATCCATCAATCATGAAATCGCCACAGGCATGGGCGGGTCTCCAAATTATGCAGAATACACCAGAAAACCAGGCACTGGTACGCGAATGGCTAAGCATAATGACCCGTGATAACTATCATTATGTTACAGATGCGCCTTCTAGGATACCGAATTCTCCGAGTTTTAGTGAACACCGTCATGACCAGGCTGTTATTAGTCTGCTCATGAAATTGCGTGGTGCCATGTTTCTACCTGCACCATATCGCACACCGATACATCCAATTCTCTGCACTCAGCAACGCGATTCTTAGACTGTTGCGGATTTATAATACACGTTGGTCTAAATACCGGCCGTACTAAACGGAGTATGCCGGCGGTCCATTTTGTAACCTTTGGTAATCTACCAAAATATGTGCCTGTCCTAAAGCGGATTAAGGAGGAGGCAGAAAGATCGGGCTACTTTGACAGCGTGAAGCTGTATATTCCTCAGATAGTACCAGGGTTCGATGCTCATTCATCCTTCGTGTCCACCAATAAGCGCGGTTACGGATATTGGATCTGGAAACCTCTTGTCATTCTTGATCGACTAGGTTCAGTTCCAGAAGGCGATATTGTTATTTATACAGATGCAGGCTGTACTATCAACTCAACGCCGAATGCCCGTTCTCTATTTAAAACCTATATGGAAAATGTACAGTCGCATCCATCGCATCGTATGGCCTGTCAGACAAGCCATATTGAAGAAATGTGGACAAAGGCGGATCTATTGGAGAAGTTCGGATTCCGTAATGGACCACACGCTAAATCCGGTCAGTTCATGGGTGGTATTATTATAGTTGTAAACACTGCAGAAAATCGCGCCTTCTTACGTGAATGGTACGATACTATGGTGGCAGATGGCTATCATTATGTTACAGATGCACCTTCTAGGATACCAAATTCTCCAATCTTTAAGGAGCATCGGCATGATATGTCTATACTCAGCCTCCTAATGAAACGCGACGGTGCATTTAATCCAGATCATCCAGGCTGTTCGGGTACAGATTCACCATTTACCGCGACCCGCCTTCGTCCAAATTGAATGCAAACACGTCTAAAGATCCGCTACATCTAACAGACTATGGCATCACATCGATGGACATTCCGTGAAGGCAGTCTCAGTCTCAACGGCGAACAGGATCGCATCGTACGGCAGCCAGCCACTCAGAATCTGCGGATTCTGGCCAGTGCCGGCAGTGGCAAGACTACGACCTTGACCGCCCGTATCGCCCATCTGCTCACGGAAGGTGCGACACCGAATCAGATTATTCTGCTGACCTTCACCCATAATGCCGCCGTTGTTATGCGGTCGCGCCTCGAGGCTCTCGTGGGCGTACAGCGGATCCTCTGCGGTACCTTTCATGCACTATCGCAGCAGATCCTTCGCGAATACGCACCGGCCTCACTGAATGACATCTATCATGTGGATGAACTGCCACTCAAGGCATTGGACTGGCTGACCTCGGCCGAAGGCCGAGCCTGGACCGTGGCCAATCTCAGGTGGATCTTCATAGATGAGTTCCAGGATATCAATGATACACAGTACGCCTTTATCCGCGCACTCAACCACGCGGGATCTGCAGTAACCATCGTGGGTGACGACGCCCAGAATATCTACAGTTGGCGCGGCTCCTGCGTAGACTATATCCTCAACTTCCACCAAAGATTTGCGGATGTGGCAGACTTTCAGCTGATCACGAACTATCGCAGTACGGTATCCATCGTCGCCGTGGCCAACAGCATCATGCGCTATATTCCGACACTAGATCACAAGGATCTCATGACTGCGGCGCCGTCTGCGGAGCAGGGAGAGCGCCCCGCGGTACACTACTTTGCCCGCACATCGGAAGAGCGCGACTGGGTTGCGGAGGCGGCTTTCTTAGCTGCCAAGAAAGGAAGTACTGTTATTCTGAGTAAGTTCAATAGTGTGCTCTTCACCTACGAGGCCGCTCTCCTTAAGATGGGCGCCCGCTGCCGCTTTGTGCACGGCGATGACGATGCAGCACAGACAAACACCATCTATCTCTCCACCTTTCACGGAGCCAAGGGCCTGGAATGGGATCATGTCTTTCTGGTGCGCATGAACGACGAGGTCTTCCCGCAGCAGAAGGATGACAACGGCATCTTACAGGATCGCCGCCTCTTCTATGTGGCCGTGACCCGCGCGCGCAGGACTCTAACACTGAGCTATAGTCGTCATGAGCGTTCCCTGAGTCGATTCGTCCGTGAGATTCACCGACCGCTGCTAGAATGGCGGGGCCTGCCCCGCTTCGAACTCAGTACGCTGACCAGCCAGCACCAGCCCACCAGTGCCAGCGATTGGGTGAACTATCTTTCGGGCGAGGACTTCCGTGCCATCAAACAGTTGGGCTGCTTGCCTGTCGCCTTTCGGGATCCGGCTCTGCTCTTGGCAGCGGCACAAGTCAGTGGCCCCTTGCGTCATGACAGCTATGTGGTTCCCTATTGGTGGGTAGAACAGGGCCTGACGGCCGAGTTCGGTGACTTTCTGCGTGCTGTCTGGCATCGAGAGGTGGCCACTGTTCGTCCTGAATCCGGTGCCCAGTGGGACCGCGAGGCCCAGAGAACGATCTGGACCATCAAGATCGCCGCGGAAGACGCCGCACTCTTCGAACAGCATCGCGAGATGTTCGAGTCTCTGGCGGAACGCTTCTTCGGTGCCACGGCGCGGGGCTCGGCGCCGCCGCAGATCTATTACACTGAGATCATCGCCGCCATAGGCAAATTCAGTACGACGACCTTCACACAGGCGGAACTGATCCGCATAATCCAGATCATCCACAAGATGCGTACCATGCTCTACAATCTCCGTTTCGCCCACGTGGCCCTGAGCGAACTCCGATTCGCGCCCATCCGCCATACACCGCCCCAGGAATCCCGCTGTCAGCTCATTGAGTCTTGGCGGCGCTACGTGGACTGCTCTGTGCCGGCGGATCTGGGTGCCATCTATATGGTGGGACTCTGTCGCTCTCTGGCCGCGGGCCGCAGTGGAGTAGTGGCCAATCTTCCGGGTGAGCGTGAGTGGGCGCGCTGCCGTGAGTTTTTGGCCGCGTTCCGACTGAAAGCACGGACAGCATCAGCAACGAGCAAGATAGTACTCTCCCGTGTTCAGGTCGAGGTGGCCGTCAATGTGCTCGCGGAAACCGACATGATCGTAGACGAGGTGGCCTGGTTCTTCGTGGGGGGCGAACAGTCCAGTGAACTCCAGCGCCTCGACCGCATGGTCGTCACCCTCCTCACAGTTCATGCGCTACGGCGTGCCGGCCATCGCATCAACTCTGTTTGTCTCTTTCAGCTCCTCACGGGTCTCACGGTGCGCTGGTCGATTGCGGACTGGACCATGGCGAAGGCGGATCTCATGACGGCCTTTATTCAGGCGCGGGTGCAGCATCAGACTTCCGTGTTAAACCGAATTTAAGTACGCAGTGAAACGGAGTACGCAAATTTGGTACTTCACGCTTCCTAATCTAATCCTTAAAGATCGGCACGGCCAGACCATTCACGAAGCGGAGCCAGTTCAGCCCCACACCAAAGACATGGACCTCCCATTCTGAGCCTGTCTGATCACAGCCAATGTTCTCCACCGGTTCCGGTGGCAGAATCTCCAGTTCCAGCCGCAGATCCGCACGCGACGCGTTCACCGTACCCGCCGGTTGCAGATCCTCAAATCCCACATTCGAGCCCGCGCCAAAGATGTAGCCATAGACCATACCGTCCGTGAGCCGCACGCCCCCACGATGTTCGAGTCCGTAATCGATTCGCCACCAGCGTTCGGTCTCATCACGCCAAACAGCGTTACCCACGATGAGACGCGCTGCGGTCAACAGCGGAAGCTGGGCCACAATCGGTCGCGGCGTAGCCGCGTCTGCATCTCGCATGGCCGTCACTGCCAACTCCGGTTCAAGCAATGCACCATAGTTGGTCCATTCATTGAACTGCCAGACTGCCTTCCGTCGCAGGAAGAAGATAATTTCCCGCAGCGGTCCATTAAATCCATCGAGACGTACTGTTTGCAGTATGGTCTGTGTCGGACCGCGACGGATAGCTTTACCGGGCTCCACATCACACACCAGATGCATGACGGGTTCGTAGATCATCTCAATGGGTATCCGCATATAGGCGGAACGTAGGGGATCCTCTGTTTGGACGATGCCGGCGAAGACGGTGGCCTCTTCGAAATCGGGCGGCACCAGTGGCAGCACATAGAGGCAGGGAATCGGTGTTAGTCCCGTGACATCGTTCACGACGATTGAACTGCCGAGGGGGACCTCTAGCGGAGAGCTGCGCGGCACCAGACGCCGCCGTACCACGTCGGCAAAGGGGCGGAAGGTGATGTGGAGCCGAATCTCTTGGAGATCACCCATGGCGGCCAGAGGGAAAGCAGTCCGTGGGCGGCGCAGGAAGGTCAGAGGCAACCAGGAATAGACATAGCCGTCTTCGGTGGGTAACACAGTGGTCCAGGCGGGTCGGGAGGCATCGTGCGCTGTCCAGGTGGGTAGTTTACCGAAGATGTCTGCATCCCAGGCGGGGGCTCGACCGAGATCGAGCCATGACCGTGACCAGATATCCATCCACTCACCGGACCATTTATCGATCACGGTGTCGCCGATCTCGAGTTCGACCAGCTGGATGGCAGCGGAACCGAGGGAATCCGCCCACATCCAGGCACCAGAAAGATCAGCGTACTGGGCTGCTCCGCTAAGAATCTGGCGTTCGAGTGAGGCACCGAGCCAGGATCGAGGACGGAAACGTATGCAGATCCATTCGAGCAGATCACCGGAATCCTGACGGGTCAGAGTGACAGTCATACGCTGTCCCCAGTTGGCGGATCCCTGGTAGCCGATTTCGGCGATCTCACTTACGACATTGTGATAGGTCCTCCAGTTGCGACGGAAGACGGTGTTGTCGGTAGCGGCGGGATAGAAGGTATCGTCTTCGGGACCACGGTCGACGAGGTCGACGGTGCGCTTAATCTTGGGGCCAGTTGCCATGCTCTGCTCCCTGAGTTTAGTTTGGATTTAGACTCAGATCTCCAGCTTGTGTTGCGGAGACGAGAGTACAAAGGGAAAGGTTGTTCCCATTTTACGGCTACTGTAGTACCAGACTTGGCCGCTTCCAGGGTTAGTAGGAGTGTTGGTCAGATACATGTTAGCCGAGCCCGTCAGCCATACATCGGTGTGACCAGATGTGTTAGTGCTCGTATTCTCTGAATTGCACCCGAACAGAAGTCCACCAGTAGACGATAACATACCGGCCGAATAACAGTTGGTCACCGTTACAGAGCCAGATAGATCACCAGAGTACTCGCCGTAGATACCGCCGGCACAGGGGCCAATTGCACCACTGGAATAGCAGTTCGTGGCGGTGGCGGTACCGTGACTGAATGCCGTATTCTTTCCAAAGATACCACCCGCACCGGCCGCTATAGCACCGCGGCTGTAGGAAGCAGTGGCAGTGACCGTACCGTTATACATACCTGACCCAAATCCGTAGATACCACCGGCCTCCTCACCGATGGTTCCATAGCTGAAGCATTTGGTAGCAGATAGAGATGCGTCCACATTATTCTTGGATCCGCCAAAGATACCACCGCCATATGCGTTGATGTTACCCTTGGAGCCGCATCGCAGAGCAGAAGCAGTCAGCGTCTCATCACCAAAGATTCCGCCGCAAAATGCGCCAATATGGCCAGTAGTGTAGCAGTCCGTTGCTGATACCTGAAATGCGCCCGTACCGACGATACCACCGGCACCAGAGAGAGATGTGAAACCCGCGGCGGTCACCTGTGCCTTTGTGATCAGCTTGACCAGGCCAATGGGCCCAGAGCTAGTGCAGATGTTTAGCGTTATAGTTCCAGAACTGATAAAACCAGCATTGGATCCCAGGATACCACCTGCAGAAGGACCTGTTATGGCACCTGTCGAACTGCAGCCGGAAAGGTCCATTCCACCCGTGAGGACACCAGCATAGGATCCAACAATGCCACCCGCACCGATTCCGCTAATATTACCCTTGGAGGAGGAGCATGTAATGACCATGTAACCGAGTGCGGCGGCCGCGGCGCCACCGACAATTCCGCCGGCACCTATTCCGCTGATTTCTCCAGTAGAGCTACAGCTATTGACAGCGGCGCGGCCATCGACTCCCGCACCCACACCAAAGATACCGCCGGCGAATCCGCCTGAGACTGCACCGGCAGCCTTACAGCCAGTGGCGACCGCAGTGCCGCAATTTCCAGCAAGGTACCCAAAGATACCGCCGGAATAGATGCCAGATATCTTATTACCGGTCGAAGAACAGTTCGTGGCTACAGCAGAGCCACTGTCCAAGCCTGCATTATAACCAAAGATACCGCCAGTTGCGTATGCAGCGACATCACCCGCAGCTGAGCAGGAGGTGGCTCTGGCAGATCCACCACACAGGCCCGCATAGGAACCAAAGATACCACCACCATTGTCACCGCCTATGGTACCGGTAGAAGAACACGAATTGGCAGTGGCATTACCGCTATTGTAGCCAGCGGAATCACCGAAGATACCGCCCGTGCCAAACCCAACTAATCCACCAGTTGAGCTGCAGCCGGTGGCAGTCACCCAGTTGCCCTCATTCACTCCAGCATATGAGCCAAAGATACCACCTGCGCATGACCCAGAGATCAATCCAGCAGAACTGCAACCGGTTACCGTTGACATGTTAGCATCAGGGCCGATGATACCGCCCGCGCCCGTACCGGTGATATCCCCTATGGTAGAGCAATCCTTGGCGACCACATTCTCCGCATATGATCCATAGATTCCACCAGAATGAAACCCATAAATCTCACCAGAACTGGTGCACGAGACAGCACAAGCACTCCCTCCCAGCCCAGCGCATTCACCATAAATACCTCCACCGCTGGTACCGATGATTCTACCAGAAGATGAGCAGGATACAGCTTCGACTAAGCCAGTATTTCCAGCCTCTGGACCATAAATCCCCCCAGAGTATTCGCCAAAAATATTACCGGAACTAGTACAGTTCTTGGCACAGACCCTTCCACTGTTGGATCCAACACCATAGCTAAAGATACCTCCTGAGCTGGCGCCAAAGATTAGTCCAGTAGAACTGCATTCGACGGCTTCGATCCCTCCGCCATATATATCAGAGGCAGTGTTCTGAGGGCCAACAATACCTCCTGAGAATCCGCCTACTATCTGTCCAATAGATGTGCAGGATGTGGCCTTGACCGTACCGCCAAAGACAGCAGTATCACAGCCAAAAATACCTCCCTGCCCCCCCGTCTCTATGCTACCGATATCACCCGTCGATGAACAGCCCACGGCCTCAATGTATCCACCATAGGCGGCTGCAGATGAACCAAAGATACCGCCTGCATCATTCTGTTGAATGGCACCAGTCGACGAACAATTGGTGGCCTTCACCACACCACAGCAGGAGCCCACGTAGCTTCCAAAGATACCACCGGCAGAGAATCCAGATATCTTACCTGTACTGGAACAGTTGGTGGCCGATGCAAAGGAATAGGCACCCGCACAGAGGCCAAAAATACCACCACAGCCTTCGCCCGTGATAGGCCCTGTGCTGGTGCAATTCTCCGCAATCCCACCCGCATTAGCTCGGAAAAACCAACCGGCACCCGTATTGAGATAGCCCATCTCTGTCGTATCAATCGTGAGATTCTTCACCGTGACCAAGTCACCAAGCAGGCCACCGAATCCAGCCGGATCAATCGCAAGCATGATATGGAAGTTCTGACCATCCAGCAGAATGGTGGAGCCATCTCCTGAGATATCGAACCCATTGGCATTCGCATAGGTGATGGATTCTGTGAGAACATACTTTGTGTTTGCATAGAGCACATACTGGTCAGAGCCTGAGATATCAGACTGAGAAATGGAGACCGTGTCAGTAAAGACCGTCGGTTCAAATAGAACAGTAACACCAGGTCCGGACGCAGCGGGTTTTATCATAGTCGGAGTAGATGCACGCGGTTGTGAAGACCGCGCCTCATGTACAGGCACGGCCGGTCGCGCTGCCCTCACATAGGTCAAGATTCCAGAAATGTCGCGTGCAGCGACAATTGCAGACAGATCAGTCACAACTTTCTTGGACGGTGTGATCTGCTGAAGTACGGTCATAAGTCTAGCATTAGCCGTGCGATCCATTTATATAGGATACTTATAATTAACATCTCAACACTCTCAGTTCTCCAAGTTGGACTGCGAGAGCACATAGGGACGATTCTGACCCGAGTTGCTGTAGTACCAGATCTGTTCACCACATTCAGATAAATCAGGAGTTTCGAGAAGGTACATGTTAGCCGAGCCCTTGAGCCATACATCGGTGTGACCAGATGTGTTAGTGGTCGTGTTCTCTGAGTTGCATCCAAACAGGGGCAGGCCAGACGGAGTAGTACCGACAAACACGGCACCGGCCGAATAACAGTTGGTCACCGTTACGTCGCCGGAGAAACTACCAGAATTTTCACCGAAGATACCACCAGCACAGGAGCCAATTGCACCACTGGAATAGCAGTTCGTGGCGACGGCGGTACCTTCAAAAACCGCAGTATACTTGCCAAAGATACCACCCGCACCGGCCGCTATAGCACCGCGGCTGTAGGAAGCAGTGGCGTTGACGTCCCCGCCGCCCATACCTGACCCAAACCCGTAGATACCACCAGCCTCCTCACCGATGGTTCCATAGCTGAAGCATTTGGTAGCATGGAGAGTGACTTCATATGTATTCTTAGACCCGCCAAAGATACCACCGCCATATGCATTGATGTTACCCTTGGAGCCGCATCGCAGAGCAGTAGAATTATATGTTTCATCACCAAAGATTCCGCCGCAAAATGCACCGATCTGGCCGGTAGTGTAGCAGTCCGTTGCAGTCGCCGCCGTGCATACGCTGCCAAAGATACCACCCGCGCCAACCAGGTTGGAGAAACCATAATCAGTGACATGGGCCTTGGTCACAAGCTGGACGAGGCCGATAGCACCGCTGCTGCTGCATCCACACGCGTTCACCTCCCCCCCATACATGCCACTTGAGGGGCCAAAAATACCACCAGTAGTGAGTCCAACAATAGCACCGCTGCTGGTGCAGTTATTAGCTTCGGCATAACCGCTATATCCTGCATAGGAACCGAGAATACCACCGGCAAAAGGTCCGGATACAGCCCCCTTACTGGAACAGCTATTCAAGTACACAGTGCCATCGTTACTACCTGCACATTCGCCGGCAATACCACCGGCTCCGTAACCAGCTATTTCACCACAGCTACTGCATTCATTGGCAGTTGCGTTACCACAATTAGTGCCGGCCTGTGCACCAAAGATACCACCTGCATAATAGCCGCTAATCTTACCCGTGCTCGTGCATGTCGTAGCCGTGACACATGCATTGAAACAATTTGCTGCAAGATAGCCAAAGGTACCACCGGAGTAGTCACCGCTGATCACACCGGTACTTGTGCAGCGCGTAGCAGTCGCACTAGTTCCTTCATCACCTGCCGCATATTCTCCAAAGATACCACCGGCAAAGTCGCCCGTGATATCACCTGAGCTGCGACAGTCTGTGGCGGTCGTAAGGCCATTTGTATTAGCTCCAAATATACCGCCGGCATATTCGCCGCTAATCACACCGCGACTGTGGCACCATATCGCATCCGCATAGCAGGCACCTAATCCAAAGATACCACCGGTAGCAATACCGGATATAGCACCCTTACTGTGGCACTCATTCGCGCTTGCAGTTCCACCGTACATTCCTGAAAAAGTTCCAAAGATGCCGCCCGCGTATACTGCACAAATTTCTCCCGTACTGGAGCACTTATGTGCCGATGCGCGACCATCACCAATGCCTGCCATAGAGCCAAAGATACCACCTGCTCCTTCAGGATAACTCATACTAAAAACATTAATAGATGCATTTATTGCCCCAGAACTATGGCATTCCGCAGCAGTAGCAAGGCCACAATCACTCCCTGCATAGGCACCAAAGATACCGCCTGCCTCGGAACCATGAATCTGACCAGAGGACGAACAGCCAGTCGCTTCTGCAAACCCAAGGGTACCGGCATAGGAACCAAAGATACCACCGGCAACAGTATCTATAATATCGCCGGAACTGGTACATTTCTTAGCCAATACCCTACCACCATAATCTCCTGCATAGACGCCAAAGATACCACCGGCTTCACATCCATAGATGGCACCCGAGGATGAACAGCCCATGGCTTCAACGAATCCGTCATCAATTCCTGCCTTGTGGCCGAAAATACCCCCTGCACCGTCACCATTGATATCGCCTGAACTCTTACAGTTAACCGCCACAACCTTACCATTGCCGTATGCTGCACGCCCACCGAAGATACCACCTGCTTGACTTCCATAGATGGTACCCGAGGATGAACAGCCCGTGGCTTCAACGAACCCGCCGTCATGACCAGCATAGGAAGCAAAGATACCGCCCGAATATGTGTTAGTAATGTCACCAGAGGACGAACAATTGACAGCCTTCACTATACCATTACATTCAGCGGCATTCCAACCGAAGATACCACCGGCACGATAGCCATTTATTACACCACTACTCTTGCAATCATATGCAGCAGAATAGCCCTCATAGCCCGCATAGGCACCAAAGATACCACCCGTTTTATCATCACTAATCGGCCCCGTACTGGTACAGTTCTTGGCCAGGCCAGAGGCCCAGGAAGGAAAAAACCATCCTGCCTCACAGTTAAGAAATGTTAATTCCGTCGCGTCGATCGTGAGGTTCTTTACTATCACTCCGTCGCCGAACATCCCATTAAAGAAATCATTGGGAGTATTAATGGTGATGTGGTGACCGGCACCGTCAAACAGAATAGTGTTACCATTTCCAGAGACATCAAAACCATCGATATTGATGTAGACACTATTCTCCGCAAGTATGTACTTTGTGTTCTCATTAAGCACATACTGTCCAGCACCTGAGAGGTCGTATGCCGTGAGAGTAACCGTGCCATTGGAGAATGAGGTGGGCTCATAGAGAATACCGGATCCAGATATCTGTCCTCCTGAAGCCGGCACTGGTTTGACCGTAGCCGGCTCACGAACATCTGGAACACGCTTAGCCGGGACAGGGACTGCCGATAAAATAGAACTAGATCGCAGCGACCGCAAATAGGTCTTTATGCCCGAAATATCTTGTGCAGCTACCGCACCAGAGAGATCAAAGGCTGCCGCTGCCGCTGTCACAGATCCAAACGGTCTCCGCGCATTCGCAGCAATCCGCGTCACAAGTGCGAGTACGCGCGCATCAGCCGCCGCCTTAGTTTCCGCCTTACGCTTCTGAAGATCGGCCATTTATACATTGTACTCATATTTTATTTAGCACCGCCGCCACCAGCATGCGACGTGAGCTGTAATACCGCCCCGCTCACGATAATCAATGCTGCACCGAGCAGCGAGATCCACCCAGGCCGCTCACCGAGGAAGGCGAGACCAAAGAGATAAGAGGCCAGCAGTCCCGCATAACTGAGAATGGAATAGGTCACCACCGACAACCGCGGCACGGCATAGAACCGCAGCCAATAGCCGCTGAACTGTGTTAGTCCGTGGAAGGCCGTGAGCCAGATTGTGTCATTCAAGTTACCAGTATGCAGACCTATATCGGTCTTCCCCAAGAGCTGCTGCAACCCAAGGAATCCGCTGAGCCAGACACCGGCCGCCGCATTGACGACCAGTACGGACTTGGCAGGATCACGCCAACCCATCCACCGTAATAGGCCGTGCATACCGGCCTCGGTCATGGACATGATGATTCCCATAAAAATCCCCCATGTAGGTACCGCAGCGCGGCCAGCTGCAGAAACCGCAGGCGCTGTTTTTCCTGCATCGAGATTCAATAGAACTGAACCGGCGGCAGCGGTACCGATGAGGCCGAACTCCCGCCCCGTAATATGCTCACCCAAAAACAGCGTCTCAAAGATTAGAATCCAGAGTGGGTAGGTGTATAGAAGTGACATGGCCTGTCCCGCCTGCAGATGCCGGAAAGACTCATAGGAGGTGGCGATGTGGAGCAGATTCGTGTAACCGAGAAGTGCAGCACCGACCCAGTCCTTGCGACTCATATGTCGGTCAGTGGTGATGATGGCACCGAGTACAGCCGAGCTCAGAATACGAGACCATATCGCCGAGATTGGATCGAGGGGCGTTTTCTTAATAACAATGGGTGTGAGCGCAAGGATAGATTCTGCGACAACGAGTGCGCTACTGGCTGCTATTCCGGCCATCCCTTACTTGGTGGCCGTAGTTTTCGGTGGCGACCAATAACAGAACATCCACTGCAGGCAGCTACGCGGCGGCCGCGACAGCCGTGACCACTCTGTAATCGTGTACTGGGAGCCCATGGATAGATTACATCGACTGCAAATGGGACGCAGATTGTGAATCTCTGTCGCACCGCCGACGGATTCGGGAATATCATGACCGACGTGAAAGTCAAACACGGTCATAGTATTCTGACACCAGGGAATGTGGCATTTATGTTCAAATGCGCGGCCGGCATGGGTGATCCAGACCTGTTCGCGAAGGGCCTTGGGAATGTTGGCCTTGGCAGCAGGTCGGGTCATCTGCCGTCATTATCCACTGTATTATGTGGTAAGGTCATCTTTATCACTATGTCTGAACAGTCCACGAGCTGCCAGGAGACATATTGAGTTCGGTAAGCAGTGTCCCACTAACACTAGTCAAGGAGGGCATATTACCGCTAAAGTTCACAATACCAGGATTAGCGTAACTGTCAGGACCCAGTGCCCCAGAAAGTCCAATATCCGTACAGATAGTCTCTGCATTCATCACGCTGAACCGATTAGCATGAAGGTCGACCGTACCGCTGAGACCACTGGCATCCTGGAGACCAATGATCTTGGTGATTCTATTAGAAGGGCATTCCAAATGCTGCAGGCTATAGAATCCGCTGAGGTCGAGCGTACCCGAAATATCTGCAGCGCCGCAGAAAAGGTTGGTCAGTTTTCTACACGAGTTCAGACCCACGGGCCCAGCACCGGTAAATGCATTGTCGCTACAGTTCAGCGAGGTCAGATTGGTCAGCGTGGTCAGGTTCAGCGAGCGTAGGGCAGTTGAGGCACAGGAGAGTACGGTGAGACTGGGACCGAGACCGGTGAGTGCACAGACGCCCGTGTTATTACAGCTGAGAGTGGAAAGTACTGTGAGGCGCAGCGCATCAATCGCACCAGAGAGATCTGCACAGTAGTTGAGGCACAGAGTTTCAAGATGTGTTAGGCCAGAGAGATCTGACAGATGGAATACCACACAAGTATCGTAACTGGTGTTAAGATGTTGCAAGGCCGTAGAGTTTTGCAGGCCGACGATTGATTGTAGGGCGCTATTATTAGAGCAGTAGAGATCAGTCAGAGCCGGATTATTAAGCACCAATGTGCTTAGTCCACAGGCAGTGCAACTTAAGAGCAGTAGACCCGTGCACGCAGTCAGTCCAGATAATGATGTCAAGCCGGCGTTATTATCGCATCTGATGCTGGTGAGTCCCGTCAGAGGAGCCAGATTGACTCCACCGCCGATGTTACATCCGCTGAAATTCAGTACACTAAGGGCAGTAAGGCTGGAAAGATCATAGATATTGGTCAGGCCAACATTGCAATCACAGATCAGTGTTTGGAGGGATAGATTCGTGTCGAGGTGTAGTCTAGTGATACTGTTATCGCCGCAATCGAGGTAGGTCAGTAGAGGGAGACCGACGAAGTTAAGCTCACCGGAAAGACCGCTTGAGCGACAGGTCAGGCTCGTGAGACCACGAGGATTGAGTAGTCCATATACATTGACGCTGGAACAGTTCAGCACAGTCAGGGCAGACAGAGAGCCACTGATATCGATGCTCAGTATGGTACAGTTGGAACAGCTCAAACTGGTCAGTGCCGTACAACTGGCCAGACCCAGGATGGTTGAGAGAGTGCTATTGTTATCAACGATGAGGCTCACCAGGGCCACCAGTCCTGTCACGTCGATGCTAACAAGAGCACCAGGATTTCCAGTGAGCACGATTGAACGGAATGCAATGAGCGTAGTGCCGACAAAAACTGCAGAACGAATCTCTGACCCCGTGTATGAGACCGAGGTGATGCCGGACCCATAGCAGATGACAGTGGGGGCAAGAACAGTATTGAAACTGGCATCGGTAAAGGGCATTTGGATACCGTCGCCGAGATCAATATAACCGGATCCACCGATGAAGAGAGTTCCGTTAAGAGGAATACAGGGAGCAGGGGCTGATCCGATTGTCAAGGTGAAGGCCAGTGGCAGCTCTGGTGGACAACAGGGTTTGATGATGGCACCATTGTGCTGAATAGCGGTGGTACCGTAGCGCCGTGTCGTAAGCCAGCTATCGGAATGATCGTCCTGTAGTTTCGTACTGCCGCGCGCCAGAGCAACACTGCGACGAATTCGCGTCAGATCTGATGCATCCATTTATAGTATGCGGACCTAAATATTGGGACTGATCATTAGGCCGAGGATGGCAGCGAAGAAGATGAATGTGTGAAGGAGGAGACCGGTGGGCGTTACGGCTCCACCATCTATAACATTGAAAAGAGCCCCAAACAGATTCTGCGTGAACTTGTAGGTTTCGGGATTGGCTACGAGAAAAAACACGAGGGCCGAGATAAAGGAGTACTTTGCCTTGAGCCAGATGTTGGTTGTTGATGTCATCCTATAAAACGGCATTAGAAAATAGAGCGAATCTCGTACAGAATGGCCTCCATTTGATTCCGCTCATCTACCAGACGTGTACCGAGATCAATCGAATCGGGTAGCATTCCCTTGGCCACTGCCGCACGCATGATACGTCCAGGGAGAACAAATTCGGCAAACAGATTCATGATTGGTCGCAGATGTGTTAGTCGGTTAGAGGCTCCGTAGGAGCTTGACAGGGCAGATCCCAGATCAGTTGTAAAGATACCGATGTCCTTATCATATAAGATCGCTGACAGAGGACTGATGTACCATTCATTTTCATTCTCTACGACCAGGCCGAGCTGATGGAGAAAGTTTAGCTCAGGCTTCATGCCACCTGTGGTGACATCGACCGCTAGTTTGGCAAAGTGCGGTTCGGTGACAGCGTCGGTACCGTTAATATTGGGGTTATATCCTGCATCACGGAAAAGACGATAGGCAAAATAAGCGGGGTCGGCAGCATTGAGTGTCACTGTCTCGCTCCAGGCGCTAGCGTCCCCAATCATGAATGCGGATGGTACCGATTTCTTGATAAAGAAGTTCATTATTACAGGATATGATGAAAAAAACTAACCGAATACAAGCGGTTTCGGTATGAGAGGCTTGATACGAGTGTTTTCGGTGAGAGGCTGGAAAGGAACACCTGTGATTACGAGTTTGCGTTGTGCAGGAGAAGCAACAGCAGCAGCAGCAGTAGCAACAGCAACAGGGGCAGCAGCAGCAGCAGTAGTAGCAACAGGCCTAGAGGCAACAACAGTAGCAGCAGCAGTAGCAGCAGCAGCAGGCCTAGAGGAAACAGCAGCAGCAGCAGGGACAGCAGAATCCTTTCGCGGTATAAAAGGATAGAGCTTAGCACCAGGCGCTGCCTGTTTGATCAACCAGCTCAGCCATTGCCGCATCTGTGGCCAGGTAGAAGTCGCAAGAATCTGTTTGGCCGCCGTAGCATCCTTCATCTGCCGTTTATTAGCTTCCCATTCACGCAGCTCTCCCAAGAGCTTCATGGGGAAACATTTGCCCCCTCCATCTGCCACCTGACTCTTCCCACAGAACCAGAGCGATTCCAGAAGAGCCACGGCCATGTTATTATCTTCAATCATCTCCTTCATTGCAACTGCCTTGAGTACCTTTGTGTTAGCCGCATGCATTTTGCCATTAGGGTCCAGTGGGTTGTCAGAACCATTTGGAGTCCAAAAGCTTGTGGTGCTTTCACGATAGGCCAGTGCACGATAGGGATTGGGTACCATCATTGTTTCTGTATGTCCATTACCAATATCAACTAAGACAGAATGATCCTTGAAGGTTGTGTCTAGTGTTTGCGTGACGGCGGCCAGTTCGGCTGGATTGCTACCTGTTTTCTCCAATTCTGTCTTTCTCTTGGCGAGCGATTCGTATTGCGATTTCAGAGGATCATCATCGCGTTGCGAAATGCGCTTATATTTCTTGCCAATTTCAATATCTTCAAGGATGGCTCGTACTAGACAATCTTCGGTTATGAAACTGACATTGCCACAGCGACCGAGTGCCGCGGTCAGATCTTCTTGTGAAAAGTACTTGGGGGATAAGAAACTAGGTGTTTCGAAACTGCTGGCCTTGAATACACCGCGCTTAATTAGTAGATTGAGTTTGTCACTTAATTCCTGATCCTTTTTCTTATCTGGTCGGTTCATAAGATATTCTTGAAGAATTGTGCTCTCTATCCATTTGGCAGTAGGGGTAGATTCCCCCTTTAAAGCCTGCAATTCTGGAGACAGAGAAGTCGCTGTAGATTTAATAGTTTTCTTCTCCTCTTCTTTCAGAATTATGTAAAGAGATTTGGGAGCAAATGTTACAAATCGGCTTTCATCGATATTGGAAGTGAAAGAACGTACCGCCGCTGCCGAATATGACTTGTCACCATTGTTGGTCTTTGTACTGAGAGGATATACAAGCAGATGACCCTTCCAAATGATATAGATACTAATATTATCCCCAGCCTTGATAGTAACAGGAGGACTTACAGTAGCAGTAGCAGCAGTAGCAGTAGCAGTAGCAGGAGAAGAACTTACAGTACCAGTAGTAGCAGAAGGACTTACAGTAGCAGTAGTAGCAGGAGGTCCCACGGTGACATTAAGCAGGCGGTCAACATCGATTTTGGCTGCTGTAGGCAAGGCATCTATAGATAATGTCGACGGTGTTGCCACCGCAGATGAACCAGCTAGAGGAGATGTCTTGCCTACCCGTGTAACTAGCCCTGCAGCACTACGGGAAGCCATTCCAACGACAGCGCCTGCAGCACTAATGGGAGCATAGAGTATCTGTCCCGTCATCTTCAATGCCGCGCTAGCCACTAGTTTGGCCTCTTCAATGGCATGGGCACCTTCTAGCTCCTTAACTTTAGTGGTATACTCTTCATTATTTGGGTGTTTAGCAGATTGAGCACGCGCATTGGCGATTCCTAATAGACGTACCGCGCGGTCACGCTTAACCGTTTCAGTCTTCACCGTCTGTTGTAAAGCGATGCGATTATCAGGGGTAGCCAACTCTAAGTCTTTTGTAGCGATGGCTAAAGCATTATTGCTTTGCAGTATAGCCGTTTCTAACGCGGGGCGATTCTCAGGGGTAGCCGACGCTTCTTTTGAATCGCTGCGCTCCTCTATACCCATTATGGTCGAATAGGCAGCGTAGCTGGTTGCCTGAAGAAGGAGAGCGGCTGCTAGAGCAGCTTCATCCACTAGATCTGAGTTATTGGGGACTAACAGATCATAATGATTTTCTCCATTGAATCCGATATAGATGGTACGACTACCAGCAGATCTATCATCTAGTAAGGCTCCTGTAGTTATATTATAGAGAACATATGGACTGAGATCTTGTAGTGCTGGTCCAATTACGATAGCATCGGGCCAGAGTAAGGGTCCAGATTTTCCATTAGCAGTCTTACCCAGCGCTACTGCATATTCTCTTGCAGTCTTTACAACTTTTCGGTGCTGGCCCTTATATTCAATATATTCATCATTGCCAACCGCCTCATCCTCTAGGAATACACCCTCCCCTGTTTTTTCACCAGATGCATCTTTAATATCATCTGTTCCCATGCTGTTAAATTTTAATTGAAATTCTTTACCTTTCTCAGAGTTGTTCTCAAGCGCAGTGATAAGACTCGTCGACACATTCCCAGCTATGGCCTGTACTGTATCTGTAAGTTTAGCCCCTTCCTTGAAAGCAGAGTAGAGACACCAGCCATCTCCTGTTATAGTCTTAACAGTAAAGTTAGCATCGAATGCAGCCTTCCCACCACCGTTAACAGATCCATAATTTGGCATTGCCATCCCCTAACCATCACTGCGTTAAAATGCGTCCACCTAAACCCATCAGAATATCTCATCTTACAAGGATGGACACCAATCGTCAGACACACAAGTCACGCATTCAGGGAAAACAAGACTTCATAGTACGTTGGCTCCAGGACTTTTACAATCAGCCGGGAAGGCTTGCAGAGGTAGTACCTATTCTGACCGGTACATCGGCGGTCTCTCTTCGGCTCATCGACTGGTTCGTTACAAACTATAGCAAGAAGTTCAACGTGAGCTATCTCATGGATGACCGTACCTTTCAGGTGCACTTCCATTATAAGCGTGAGCTAAAGGCCTATTCAAAGCGGCTCTTTGATCCTTTTTGCAGGAGAGAGCGCATCTCGTTCCAGATACAGGGTAGCGCACCTATAGAGGAGACGACGGTGGGACAGTTGAATTTCTTCCGTTGGGCGATCGAGAAGGGAGTTATCCGCTACATTCTGGAGCACCTTGTCGACATTGAGCGTGATATGAACACGAGTTTCCGGGAGCATTATAGTAAGGAGCCTGAGTCGAAGACGCCGACGGGTCGGCGGAAGAGGAAGGAGATGAGCCAGTCGGCGCTGAAGGCGGTGAACCATCACGATGCCCCAATTGTGGTGGCCTTTGATTAATGATTCATGCTTTAGCCAATGAATCATTAGCGATTCATGCTTTAGCGATTCATGCTTTAGCCACTATCTGATCTAAAGTTACTCCAAAAGATCAAGACTAATGGTGACGCCCGACCAAGTCATCGAGATCAGAGAACAGCAACAGCGTAAGCTCGTGAGTCGCATCATGGAGGACCTGGAGTATCAGATCACAAAGGCTTTAAAAGCAGCAGCAAAACGCTGTACGGTCTCGGTCTCAACGGACGACTGGTATGTAGACGATAGCAAGGACCTCCGTGAATCACAAGGAGCGGTACTGGAAGCACTCTCCAAGAAATACACCAGCGCATCCATCGCAATCCGATGGAAACCAGACGGCTGCTACGCCCTATGTTGGAAACCGACAGACCGACTGCAGGCGACCTTAATCTGGATCTAGCCTTAGACCGTTGAACATAAAATGTTCAACTGTCGCCGAACTTCACTCATTCTAAATGAGCGAATGTCTAAAGTGCTTGCCCTCCCACCTCAAAGGATGCAGCCGAGGCCGCCACTACCTTCTTACGATAATCATCGGCCGCCGGTCGCAGCGCTTCCGCCGCTGCCAGCTTCTCCACCGAAACCACCGGCAGCCACTGGTGCTCAAAGGATCGCGCAGCCACACGCATGGAAGCATCATCTCCTCTGAACCGGTCATCCTCCTTGATCACCGATCGCAGTTCCCGCATGGTGTCAATACTCTCAGGATTCCATCCATCAAAATGCGGATTCGCCCATAGAGAAGAATTCGGCAGCATCGGTCGCTGACCCGGCCCCGTCACATCTGGAAAGTACGGCTTAGCCGCTGTCCACACCCGCTTATCCTGTCGTGCCACCATCGGCCGACCCGTCTCCGCTCCCGCGGTTGGATGCGCAGCCAACATGGCCGTGGTCACCGCCGTAGGCCCACTGACCTGAATATTCTCCCAAAACCGGTGATTGATCGAGTCCCGTGTGTCCAATTCGACCCGCTGCCGCGGTGCCTCATTCGCCCGCGGCAATACAGCAAAGTCGGGAAGAGGCGCCGCCCAGCCGCGATCCTGTAGATTCCGATCACCTAGACGGGCATTGTGACTCGATCTCATTCTGCTATCATCGCGCAAAGTTAATGACAACGTAAAGCCGCGCCCCGAATACTCTCACAGAGAATGGTACAGGCAAAGGCAAAGACAAGGCCAGAGCTCATAAGCCGCGGCGCCGGCATTACAGCAGGGCTGGAGATCTGGCGTGTCAAGACCATGTTGGCCCTTGTAGACCGTAGCCCCGATGGACGATTTGCCACCGACGTCGCGACATGGAATAAAGCGGTCGTCGGTCTAAACGCAGCGGCGCTAAAGAACCTTAAGGATGCAACAGCAACAGCGTAGAGCCACACAACGTCGTCGTCTGCCCTCAACACCGGCAGCGGACATGGCCGGACCCTTTGGCGGTGACACAGTGGTGAAGTCGACGGAAGATAGTTTGGACGCACTATTTGCCGCGGAGTCGATCACTACCTTTCAGCAGCCCTGGCAGAAGCTGGATCGCGGATCGCGTCTGGACCGTCTCCGCAAGTACATCACAATCTATAATCCGCCAACCGCTGAACTAACACTGGCCGAACGCGCCTCTTTACTGACAGCGGTAATGCAGGCCTTTGAGCTCCGCCAGCTCAATACCAAAGTTGCCGTCGATTACGACCCCATCACCGCCCAGGTACTGAGCATTCGTGGACTCCGCGAACGCACTGCACCTTCAGGACTTCGCACATTTCGCATTGATGCCCTTCCACCCCGTACGACGCAGAAGACACGTAAAGCTGCGGCTACTAAAACAGAGACTGATCCGACGATCTAAGCAAAAGACGCTAAATACAACTAATATGGACCCAACAGATCTGTCAGACTGGGCAAACACCAATCTGCCAGATCTCTATAATCCGGGCATGTACGACAGCGAAGAGATCAGTGACGAGGTCTGGGAGAATGTCGAGCTCATGATGCACGAAACAGTTCTCCAGTTTGTCGACACCGACACTAATGCAGAGGACAGTCTGCACGAGACCGCCGACGACTGGTTTCGCGAACATCACGCCCTGGCCTGCAATGCCCTGGTCGCCACCGACACGACCGCCTTCCAGTCCAAGCCGCAGACCAGTCAGCATTCTGCGGACTGGTACGCCCAGCGCCGCAACCGCCTCACGGCCTCGGAGTTCTCACAGATTCTCGACGGTCGCCGCGGTGCCCTCTTACGCAGCAAGATCGAACCCGTCGCAGTCGGTGCCGCAACCGATCGTGCCCCCACCGCCCCCGTGGCGATAAGTCAAGACGACGGTGAGATGATTCCGACCAGCTGGGGTCACCGCTTCGAGCCCGTGGTCCGCAACATCTTCGAACTCGAGATAGCCGGACTCGGTACTGTCTGTGATAGTCTGGGCCGTTTCACACACGCGACGATCCCGTGGCTGAGTGCCAGCCCCGACGGTGTCGTTACCGCGGGCGATTTGGCCGGTCGCCTGGTGGAGATCAAGGCACCCAAGTCCCGTCAGCCCGGTGTCTTTGTACCCGAAGAGTACTATGTTCAGATGCAGATTCAAATGGAGGTCTGTGACGCGGAGGCGGTGGAGTTCATCGAGGCACAGTTTCAGCAGTGTCCTGCTTCCGCAGCAGGAGAGGCGGCAACAGCCGCAGCGATTCAGAAGGCTGCATGGAAGGGTCGCATCCAAGTCCATGGTCACATTGAATCATCCGAGACCTGGCGGTACAGCTACAGTCGCCCCGTGGAGGATCTGGAGGATCTGGACTTAGAGACCAGTACTAACACAGATCCGCTCCTTGAATCCTCTGTCTGGTGGCTGACGGGATGGTTCCCACGTACGGTTCTCCGTAATCGTGATTGGTGGGCCACTGTGGGCTGGCCCGCGGCAGAGCTCTTCTGGGCCCAGGTTCAATCGGGTCGCGAAAGCTGGACCGGCCCAGCGGTCGCGGCAGACACTGCCTGGATTGGTTCCAGCAACTAGTAACCCTCCAGCAGAGAGATGTCATACCTGCCGTATTTTGTCGCCAAATACATTCTGATCATCAGCGTTAGTGTAGGAGTCCTACTGCTTTCCACTGCCCTAGATATTCTTTGCGCCCAGCTCAAACCAGGCCTGCATTTCCTTATTCAGATTCCCGTATTGGTTATCCTAGTAGATATCTTCCGACACTGGAGTCTAGACCACGCATCCGATTTTGATATTACCATATCGGATATGAATGCCGCGTTCTTCTTTGCAGCACCCCTGGCCACCTTCGGCGCGAAATCACTCTTTGGGGATATCCGCCAACTGTTTGGACTAGTATAAACTATGACCGCATAGTAAAAGATGCCCCTCCATCATTATAATCACCCCCTGCAGACCATTGTGCCAGCGGCCACGGTGACTCCCAAGGCCATTGTGGCAAACGCGCCCTATTTCCTGGCAAAGGACATGGCCAAGGTCTATCAGTTTCCGACAGCGCCGACTGCCTCCGCGACGGCACCGGTAGTGGTCGGAGTGATATCTCTAGGGGGCGGCCTGTTTGGCAACTGGACAACACTTGCCAGCACAACGATTAATAGGAAAACTGTACCGACGCTGCTGGTCAACTCTAAGACAGACACGACCAATGACACGGTCAAGTATGTTACTGACCAGGGTCTGTCCAATCAACCCACTATCCTCGTCAAACTGATTGACGGTACCAATAATTCTCCCACTACGAATACACGCATCGATGGAGGCGCTACCTATGAGAACTCGCTGGATGTTCAGTCGATCGTGTCGAACTGCAACAGCCCCAATCTCGTAGTCATCATGTATCTGGCCCCAAACACGGATCAGGGTTTCATCAACGCGTTCACGGCGGCGACTACGGCCGGCGGGGCCATCACCCTCCCAGCGAGGACAATCTCCTCCAGTCAGACAATATCGGTCACGGTTCGCCCCTCCGTCGTATCCTGCTCATGGGGTTTGGGAGAGAATCTATGGTCGTCGACAACCAGGACCACGGTCAATACACTCTTCGCGAATGCGGTCACCGCGGGCATAAATATCTGCTGTTCGTCGGGTGACAATGGCTCCACCGATGGAGAGGGCGGATCGGCCTCTCATGTCGACTTTCCGGCATCATCGCCCAACGTGGTCGCATGTGGCGGTACCAATCTGATCTGCGCACGACCGGGTCTGACCTATGCCGCTGCGGGTACATCCGAAGTGGTATGGGGCTACTCGAATTCAAATGGAACGGGCGGCGGTGTTAGTGCCGTGTTTGCCCTACCGAGCTACCAGAACGTTATCAGTCCGGCGCCGGCGATGCGTGCGGTACCCGACATTGCGATGAATGCAGATCCCAATACAGGCGTCGTGTTCAGGATTAAAGGGAATTACTATGCCTTTGGCGGAACCAGTGTGGTGGCACCGACAATGGCGGCTTATATTGCCACACTGTCATCTCCGGGTTTCGTCAATATGAAACTCTACCCGCTGATTGCCGGCGCGAATGCACCGGCATACGCCAACTATAAGGCCAGCTTCCACGATATCACTTCGGGGAATAATGGAGCATACGCCGCCGGTGCAGGTTATGATGAATGCACGGGCCTGGGTTCGCTGATTGGTACGGGTCTAGTGACGACTGCGCCTTTTGTGCGCAGGGCCTAGCAATCCCCTTCACACGGCACCGTCAGTCCAATACCATCACGGGGTTTATACACGGAATCCACAAACTCCGTCTTCGGGGCCGAACAGTTATCAGGATAATCCCGCTGATAATTGTTCGTCCGCTGCGTGTACTGACCCCCCAACTGCATTGTCACGGCACGATCCTGTGCATAGCACGAGGCCGCCGTGAGCGCACCCAGTCCCGACTCCACTGTCAGTACGTTGTCAAGCAGTGGGCCACGGTGAAGAGCCGCATGCTCACTGTCGGGAGCCATACCGTCCAACTCCTGAATATTAGATCGCCGTCCTCCAACGAAGTTTTCTGTCATGAAGGGCAGCGGCATGGCCTGCGTGTACATCCATGTCAGTCCGATCAGCGCGAGTGCGACAACGACCATCCACAGCATTCTCTGACCATGACTCAGAATATCGTCGCGTGCCGCAAAGTTGCCCCCGCAAGTGCCTAAACCTACGGTACTGGTACGATGAATATGCCCAACAATGATGAGATGATGGTCATCAAGCGCTCTGGTGAGAGCGAACCCGTGAGCTTCGACAAGGTCCTCGAGCGCATGCGTAAGGCCGCCACTGGTCTGACAGTGAACTGCACGCGACTCGCACAGCTGGTTCTGGCCGAGATCCACGACGGCGTGCACACCACGGAGTTGGACGAACTGGCCGCGCGCCAGGCCATCTCCTACATGACTCTCCATCCCGACTGGGGTACGCTGGCCGCGCAGATCATTATCAGCAACTGTCAGCGATCGGCACCGCTCTCCTTTTCTGTTGCGATGGTGGAACTCGCGTCCCAGAACTCATTGGCGACCGATGTTGGCGCATTTATCCAGACCAACAAGGTCGCACTCGACGCCATGATCGTACCTGCCAACGACTTCCTCCTCGACTACTTTGGCTTCAAGACACTGGAGAAGGCCTATCTTCTCCGCGCCTCTAACAAGGATCGGCGAATCCTGGAGACGCCGCAGTACATGTGGCTGCGCGTAGCCGTTGGCATTCATCAGAGTTTCCCCGATGCACTGACACGAATCAAGGAGACCTACGATCTGATGAGTTCCAAGGCCTTCACCCATGCGACACCGACGCTCTTCAATTCCGGTACGCCGCGTCCCCAGCTCTCCAGCTGCTTCCTACTCGCGATGAAGTCCGACAGTATAGACGGCATATTCGATACACTCAAGGACTGCGCACAGATCTCCAAGTATGCGGGCGGTATCGGCCTCCACGTTCATAACATCCGCGCCCAGGGTACGCCCATCGCCGGCACACAGGGCAAGTCGAATGGCCTGGTGCCAATGCTCCGCGTCTTCAATAATACGGCGCGCTATGTGGACCAGGGCGGCGGCAAGCGCAACGGCAGCTTCGCCATTTATCTGGAGCCCTGGCACGCCGATATCCAGTCCTTCCTGAAGATGAAGTCGAATACGGGCTCAGAGGAGGAGCGGGCACGCGACCTCTTCTACGCCCTCTGGGTACCGGATCTCTTCATGAAACGTGTGGAGGCCGATGGCGAATGGTCACTCTTCTGCCCACATGAGGCACCGGGTCTGGCCGACGTGGTGGGCGCAGACTTCGAGGCCCTCTACTGCCGCTACGAGGCGGAGGGACGGGCCAGACGTACGGTGTCAGCCCAGAAGCTCTGGTGGGCGATCCTGGTGAGCCAGATTGAGACGGGGACGCCCTATCTCCTGTACAAGGATGCCGCGAATATGAAGAGTAATCAGAAGAATCTGGGTGTGATCAAGTCATCGAACCTCTGCGTGGCGCCTGAGACACGGATTGAGATCTATGGTAGATTGCACAAAAATAATAATCAGGAAATGGTTCGCACCAATGAAGTGGTCAGCATCAAGGATGTGGTCAATCAGAACGTCACCATCTGGAACGGCGACAGCTTTATCAGGGTCACACCGCGCCGCACCGATGTGGATGTAAATCTATTGCAGATCACTGTTCGTCTTGACAAATTCCTCCACGATGGTTCTGTCTCTACGAAACATGAGACACTGGACTGCACACCTGATCACAAGTTCCTCCTGAATTCGCAGGAGCGCTTTGCAGATGCCCCGCGCATCTCCGCGCGCGAACTGCGACCCGGCATGCAGCTATGTACTTGGACGAGTGCGGACAAATATCTGATACATCAGACCGTGGTCAGCATTGAGGACCATGACCGTGTTTCCGACACCTACTGCTTTACGGAGGAGAAGAACCATGTCGGCATCTTCAACGGCATCATGACGGGTCAATGCACGGAGATCATCGAGTACTCGAGTCCTGAGGAGACCGCTGTCTGTAATCTGGCCTCCATCGCGCTGCCCTACTTTCTCACGACAGCTAAGGCCTTCGATTTCCCACGACTCCGTGAGGTCGTCGCCATCATTGTGCGCAATCTGAATCGCGTCATCGACATCAACTACTATCCGACACCTGAGACACGGCGATCGAACATGCGACATAGACCGGTGGGACTGGGCGTACAGGGATTAGCGGATGTGTTTGCGATATTGGGCCTTGCGTGGGAATCCCCAGAGGCGGCAGCGCTGAACCAGGAGATCTTTGAGAACATCTACTTCGCGGCGGTTTACCAGTCGTGTTTGCTCGCGGTACAGGAGGGGGAGTATGAGACATTCCGTGGGTCACCGGCGAGCCTTGGTATCTTGCAGCCGGATATGTGGGAATCCAAGACCGACACCTACAAGAGTACCAATTATCTCGACTGGACATCTCTCCGTCACCTAGTTGTCCGCGACGGGCTCCGCAACTCCCTCCTGGTAGCCCCCATGCCAACCGCCTCCACGAGCCAAATCCTCGGCTACAATGAATGCATCGAGCCCTTCACCACCAACATCTATGTCCGCCGTACCCTGGCGGGCGAGTTCACTGTCATCAACAAGTACCTCGTCCAAGATCTCATGGCCGCCGGCCTCTGGTCTCCCGAGTTCAAGGATCGCATCGTGGCCGCCAACGGTTCCATTCAGGCCATTCCAGAGATTCCCGCCACCCTTAAAGCGCGCTACAAGACAGTCTGGGAGATCAAACAGAAGACTCTGATTGATATGGCGGCGGATCGCGGTGCCTTTATCTGTCAGAGCCAGAGTCTCAACCTCTTCGTTGCAGATCCGACTATCGCCAAGCTATCCAGCATGCACTTCTATGCCTGGAAGCGCGGTCTCAAGACGGGAATCTATTATCTGCGTACGAAGTCGGCTGTCCAGGCCATCAAGTTCACTCTGTCTGCATCACCGCAACAGCCAGAGCAGGAATGTCTACTCTGTTCGGCCTAACAGCAGATAAAGTCTAAGTCCCAACTAGAAATGTCCTCTGTATTGCGCCGTTCCGGTCATCTATCCGCGGTACAGAAGCCTACCGTGGGTGATACCAAGACTTCTCTGGTAACCTGTGATCACATGGGCTGGATTAGATGCGATGGCCGCTCTCTTTTAGTGAAAGACTACCCCCAGCTCTTCTCCGTGATCGGCTATAACTTCGGTGGCTCTGGTGACACATTCCAACTTCCCTATCCAGATGGGCGCGTGATGGCTTTTGTTGGACAGGCTGATACAGTTCCTGCAACGGACTGGGTCATGGGTGATCTCTCAGGTGAGGAGATGCATACGCTGACGATTGCGGAGCTACCGGCGCACAATCACGATATCTGCGGCGGGTCTCTTGATGTCTCTAATGGCATTGTGCCGACCAATTCAGGTAAGACCTCGCGTGAGGCAACGGACATTGGTATTGATACTTCTGGTGGCTATTATGGACTTATATTCTCTTCTCGTGGTGGGGCAGTCGATACAACAAGAGGGGGGCCGGATTTTCTTGATGTGACTACGGGTGAACCGTCGCTAACTACTCACGTCAAACCGCTTGTTATAACAGACCCGAAACACCGCCACAGTATCGCATCCAATGGCACCAATAGCCCTCACAATAACATACAGCCCACCATCTGGCTTGGCTACCTCTTCGTCTACGGTGGCAAGCTCTTCAAGGGTACTGACAACCTATCGGCCCCCTACAGCCAAAATCTCTTCCCCTATCCTCCCAATGGGCGCAGGATCTACTAATAGATCTAAACACGGACCCACTATGAGCAATAGATGCATCGCGTTTGGCTCCCCCGTGCCGATATTATCCTGACACGGTACCATTTATTCAGGATAACCCACCTCTACGGGCGCCAGCTCATCTGCACAGGTGAATCCGCATCTCTTCTACGCGGATGGACGGCCACACATATGCTGCGAGGAGAGGGGGGACAAACACTGTCAGTACCCCACTTCGCGCTCGAAGATTGGTATCTGTCAGATGGTGGTATTCTCCATGCTCCAGCCGATCTGAGAGCCAACGATTTTTTGCTCTGCGATGGGCCGCTCAAACTGACCTAAAGGCAGGTCACGGATCTCCAGTATCACGATGCAGATTTTCATCAAGACGCTGACAGGTAAGACCATAACTCTGGATGCGGAGGCCTCCGACACGATCGAGAACATCAAGGCCAAGATCCAGGACAAGGAGGGTATTCCACCGGACCAGCAGCGTCTAATCTTCGCGGGCAAACAGCTGGAGGACGGCCGCACTCTGGCGGACTATAATGTGCAGAAGGACAGTACTCTGCATCTGGTTCTCTAGACTAAAATAGATACATACTATAAATGGAGAATTTGGCTGCATTGCAGGAAAAGTTCCTAAAGGAACGTCATGAAATAATGGAAGAACTCGGAATGCTGCATGAGTCCAATCCTAGGATCATGTCCAAAAAAGCCAGAGTCACTAGAAGAAGTTCCAGCATTCGGCGTTCCAGTGAGGCCAAGCACCGATTCGCCTCCTCGCAGAGAAGGAAGGCTCTTGCCAAGGCAGTTGCTCGTGGCAAGACCCGTCAGAGAATGGGTGCAAATGCATATCTCACTGGTCAAGCCCGCCTTAAAAGAGGCGCTCTTCTTGAGGAAGTGGTGGGGAAAGGCTACTATAGACCCCAACGAATGCCCACACGCCACCGCCCTAGACAATAACTCTTAATACGCTAGGGATGTGTTGGAACTGGCAGGTATCAATCGCATCATTCGCGCTCATTTCGGCAGTGAGTTACTCACTCTACAAACGTGCGCTCCCCAGTGATCGGTTCCTAGCCGTATTTATCGCCTCCTATGGTACCATGCAGCTCTTTGAAGCGCTTCAGTGGTGGGGTCAGACACCAGGCTTCGAAGTCCTCAATACGATCGGCTCCTTACTGGCTGCACTCTTACTTTACACTCATCCGCTGGCAGTGGTTACCGGCCTGTCCATCGATAAAGAATACAAGGCCCAGGCCAGTACGCCTCTATTCAAGACTGCGACCATCGCAGCCGTCGTCGTCCTGCTATACGGCATATATCGAGTCGGCTCAGCTTATCTCAATAACACTAATGCCTTCCTCTCTCTTCCCGATAAGCTATCAGGTCACCTCATATGGGATTTTCCCAGCAACTATATTGTTATTGTTCTATTAATCCTGGGAATATCGGCGGCCTTCGTTCTTCCAGTAAACAAGGCCGTGTTTGTGGCATCGGCTGCATACTTTCTATTACCTGTAGCACTTATCATAATCTTTATGAAGTTAGCATCCAAGAATCTGAATAAGAGTTATTTGGGATCATACTGGTGTTGGTACGTTGCAGCATTCTCTTTCCTCATATATTTTGGTAACGGACTATTATCGAAAGGTAGGCCGTCAAAGTTGACGGGCAACTAGCCCTCACCCCCCTCACCACTAAGCCCTATCCTTCAGAAGACGAACAGATAGCCAGCCAAAATGAATCAGAACTTCATATGCCCTATTACGCAGTCCGTAATGACGGACCCTGTGATCGGTACGGACGGAATCACCTACGAGCGCTCGGCGATAGAGACCTGGTTCGCTGCTGGAAATGCGACCTCTCCACTGACGCGCGCGCCGATGTCATCGCGGTCACTGATCTCGAACTTTGCCCTCAAGGCGATGATTGAGGAGTCGACGATTTCTGGAGGAGTGGCTCCTGCAGCAGCAGCAACAGCAGCAGCACCCCCTCCTCCAATCACGCTCACGCTGGCCACCTCCAGCGATTTCCCCACCCAGTACCATGTCCGCATTGCGACACCCGATGCCGGCATTGATTCCACACTGCCCACCTGCTTCATCGATGTTCTCGATATCAGTGGCTCCATGGGTTCATCCTCCGTGGATAGCACACAGGCAGCGACAGAGGCTGCAGCCTTCAGCCGCGAGGATCTGGTTCGCCATTCCGTGGCCACACAGATCGAGCTCCTCCGCCCCTGCGACAAGCTAGCACTGGTGCTCTTCGACCACACCATACACATCCCACTGCCACCGACGAAGATGACAGTCCATGGGAAACAGGCCGCCAAGGCCTGTCTACCTCAGATCCAGCCCAGCGGCGGTACCAATATATGGCAGGGTCTGCAGCGCGCACTCCTGTTGGCTGCAACGGAGGCTGCCACTGGCAGCAAAAACATCGTTATCCTCCTCCAGACCGACGGCGAATCCGATCCGAGCTATAATCCCCCACGAGGCATTCAGGCGGCCTTCATGGCCTGGCGTGACGCCCATCCCGCCGTGCGCCTCACGGTTCACACGGTGGGCTACGGCTTTGGAAAGGCGCTGGACATGCCCCTGCTCCGTCAGATCGCCGAGGCCGGCAACGGGACGGTGAACTACATTCCCGACGGTAGCATGGTCGGCACGGTCTTCATACACCTCATGGCCACTCTCATGAGCGCGCAGTACGCGGATCTGCGCTTTCAGGTCCCCGAGGCAGGGATCTATCAAGAGGTCGGCTTCCTGCACGGTGGCCAGTCCCGTGACTTTATCTTCGAGACGACCGAACCAGCCTTCACACTGACACTGTCTGATCCCGCTGGCCCGATCTGCAGTGTCGCGAAAACAGAAACGGTATCCGCCGATCCAGCGGATTTCACTGTAGCTAGGATACGCAGAGATCTGGTCGCCTGTCTACGTACTGTCCTGGAGAAGGCGGAGGCGGGTGACGGCCCCGTAGCGCTAGCCATCCTGGACGCCTTTGTTCTACAAGCGGTGGCGGCAGCTAGTGCTGTCTCCGATCCGCGCCTGCAGGCTATTTGTACAGACCTGGCCGCCAGCGATACCTATCGTGGCCAGATCCGTAAGGCCGTGCAGACAGCCCAGAACTTTGAGCGATGGGGCCGACACTATCTGCCTGGAGTCATCTGTGAGTACACGAACCAGTGGCCTACGAACTTCAAGGATGAGAGCTCCAAGCTCATGGGCGGCCCCACCACGCGCGCCCTGGTGGAACGCGGCGACGAGCTCTTCAATGCGCTACCACCACCAGCACCGTCGGCTGTCCATGCCTACCGCGGCAATGCTGCAAGTCTCCTGGCGGCCACAAGTTCCATGGCAGCCACGAATTCATCGTCGGGCCCCTGTTTCCTGGGTGGCAGTCTCGTAAAGATGTCAGGCGATGTGTTGAAGCGCTGTGACGAGATCCGCCCCGGTGACGTTGATGTTGCGGGATATGTCATCGAGTGCGTACTTAAGACGCATGTGTCAGTCGTGGACATTGTCCGTCTGAAGGGTACGATCAGCAGTAACGCTGTCTCTCCAGCGGATGAAGGCAGCCAGGGTGGCTTCACCCCCTGGCATCCCGTCTTCGCTGGTCTTGACCGTGGTTGGGTCTTCCCGGTTCATCTGGGCATCGTGGAGCAGGTGGAGACTGATGCAGTTTATAACTTCGTACTGCGGAAGACGAACCCTGACACTGACACTGACACT